CTGAGCGTGAGCGGGTCGAGCATGTTCAATGTCGGGAAGCAGGCGGGGAGCAACTTCACGGTCTACGCTGGGGCCGTTGCCGCCCCGGTCCCCATCTTCGTTCAGGGCAGTACGGGCCGCATAGGTTTTGGGTCCGAACTCGCGCCCCTTGTTGGCATGCACCTCACGAGCAATAACGTGGGCGGCGCGCAGATTCGCTCAATGAACACGGGCACCACGGCTGTTGGCGGTGGAGCGGGTTTCAACTTTGGCGTGAACGACGGCGCGGCACTAGAGGCCGGGCACCGCATGGGTTATCTCTCGTCGCGTGGTTTTGACGGTGGCGCGGAACAGAACGGCGCGCAGATAACATTCTTTTCCGAAACTCTATGGTCTACGGGGTCCGCGCCTAGCCTTATCAACTTCGGTACCGTGCCGTCTGGCACCTCGGTCATGGTTACTCGCATGACCCTCACCGCAGGTGGCAACCTGCTTATGGGTTGCGACCCCTACGACCCGATGACGTGGGCGCTGGGCACGTCTATCGAGATTCGCAAGGGCGGAGTTACGGGCGCAGGGATAGGAATTATCAATACCGGTTCGTCCTCCTCGACCGGCGGCGGCTGGCTCTATCTTGGCCACAATGACGGGGCGGCCTTGGCCGCTGGCGACCGCATCGGCGGGATTCAGGCGCGCGGCTTCTACGGGAATGCCGAGGTTGGGACTGCCGCTATCGCGTTCTTCGCGGATGCGCCGTGGGAGTCAGGGTCCAGCGCAAGCCGCATGGACATCTCCACTTGCGAGAGCGGCACGACAACGCGGAGGGTGAGTTTTCGCCTCGATTCGCGCGGGAATCTTCTGCTGGGGTCAGGGTCGAGCACGACGGTCGGTGCGCAGGATTGGTCGGCGGTCCAGATTTCGCAGGCCGCCCCCTACGTCGGGCAACCGGCCCAGCAGTTGCTTGTCGGGCTTGTCGGCAACGTCGCCCCAGTCGTGGTTGGAAGCATCCACGGACAGTCGTGGGGCGGCATGCAACTCAACGCCTACTGGGACAGCACGCAGAACAAGTGGCATACAGTCAACGCATCCTATGATGCAAAGTGGATTGGCGGGTGGTGCTCGGCGGCGAACGGGGGTGCGGCGTCCATCTATCATGCGCCAGTCACGACATCCGGCACCGTCAACCCGGTCGAACTTGCCTCGTGGTACGCCACGCAGACGATTTTCAACGAGCCGGGCAATGATGTGGACGTGCGGGTCGAGGCCTCAGGCCAGCCCAATGCCCTGTTCATGGACGGAACGAACGGATACTTCGGCCTTGGCACTAATGTACCGTCGGTCAAACTCATAGTTGTCGGCATAGATGCAGGAACATGCGGCATCCAGTCCATGAACACGGGAACCGCGACCGGGCCAAATCAAAAGGGCGGCAGTGTCTCGGTGGCCGCCAACGTCGGTCTGCCCATGGCCGCGAATCGCCGTATCGGATTCCTCTCGTGGCAGGGGTACGCCGACCCGTCTATCGCCATGGGCACCTCAGTCGGCATCCTGATTGGCGGCCACAGCCTTACCGCTTTCTCCTCTGGCAGTTACGGAACGCGCCTAAGTTTCGAGGTTTGCATAACAGGCTCCGCAGTTCGCCCGGAGGCTATGACCATTATCGGGAACGGTGGCGGCCGGGTCGGTATTGGCACGGTTGACCCGCAATATATGCTCCACATCTCCGCCGTCACCGGGTCCATCTGCGGCTACCCGGTCGTCCCGGTCATCGGCATACAAGGCTCGGGCACCGCCGTCGCGACAGTCGGCCTGAACGACAGCATCATCGCGGACACGATTGACCTTACCTTGGGCTTCGGGGCCGGTGACGGCATCGGTCGTGCCGTGTTGTTCCGAATGAACTCCCGCAACGTGATGACGGCTCACGCGACCGGCACGGTCGGAATCAACACCATGTACCCGCAGGCCGTCCTCGACCTCGTGGCGACCGGCTCCGTGATGACGGGCCTCTATATCCGTGGCCAGCCGGGCAAGAACTTCCTCGAACTCAAGTCGGAGTTCATCGCCCACGGCATGACGGACTTCGCCGCCACCGATACGGTTATGTACGTTGACCTGAGCAACACGGGCACGGGTGGCGTCCGAATCATCGGGTTGGGCGAGAATCAATTGGCAGTTGAATGGAACGGCTTTTACACGACCGGCGACACGACCAAGAGCACGGCGGCGGTCGCCCCGTTGCAGTTCAGTGCAATGAAGAAATCCGGCACATCCGTCGGCGCGATGGGGGCCAACGAGAACATCGCCGTGTTCCGCAACAACACCACGACCCGATTCATTCTCGATGCGGACGGCGATTCTCACGAGGACGTGGGCACGGCGTGGACCAACTTCGACAGGTTCGATGACCCGAGCCTGCTCACGGCTTTGGCGATGCACGTCAGCCGCGGGGATGACCCGGTGAAGCAAGAGTTCCGCGAGTTCCTAGAGTATAATAAGGACGCCCTTGAGCGGGCAAAACTTGTCACCTTCGACCGCACAGGGGCCGGGCACCACTTTGTCAATATGTCGAAACTGACAATGCTCCACACCGGTGCAATCCGGCAACTCGCGCGCCGCCTACAGGTGTGCGAGACGGCACTCGTATCGGCGGGAATCAACCCACCCCAACTCTACGGAGGGAAGCATGGCGCAGGATAAGCAGGTCGAAAGCAAACCGTTGTCGGTCGAGGTCGCGCTCTCGCTGGGCGCTCGCCTCATCGTGAGCCACCTTGTCTACAATCTCACGCAGGGCGTGGACAGGGCCGAGGCCCGCATGGTCCGGTCCGCCGGGGAAATTCTCAAACTAGACGAACTTCCGGTGGGCGTCGTGAACGCGAAGGACGCCGGGCTGGCCGAGAACTTCGACATGACCGAGTTGATGGTTGACTGGCTGGCCGAGAAACTCAACAAGGCGTTCGACGCTCGACAAATCACGCCCCAGCAGTCGCCCTACGCGCTGTCGCTTGCCGAGGCCATGGACGCGGCCAAGGAAGCGTTTGCCAAGCAAAAGACCGGAACGTAAGGCCGCGCTGGTCGCCAGTCCCGGCGGACTGTCCGGGGGGAACGGGGCTTCCCGGCGGCACTTCAGCGGGGCGTCGGGGGATGCGGCCACCAGCGCCTCGTGGGCAGGTGCAAACGGGCTGGGCAGGATGTCGCCCGCGCGGTAGAATTCTCGTATCGCGTGGAGGGTGTATGGTATGCTAAAGTGGTTTGAAACGACGGAGTTTTTGGCGTTTCTGACGGCTATTCTCGTTGCCATTCCCGGTTGGCTGGCGTTCTGGCGCGTAAGACGCAAGGACAAAGCGGAGGCAACAGACCTCATCACGGGAGCGGCGACCAAATTGATTGACCGTCTAGAGACTCGTTTGGGTCTAGCCCAAAAATCAGTTGATAGCCTCGAGGTTCGGTTGGCCGAGACCAAGGCCGAACTTGACAGGACGCGATGCGAACTGAACGTGGCGCAGGACGAACTCAACGAGTTGCGTCGGCGCGACCATCTCGTGCAAGACGACCTCAAAACCTACGCACTGGGCACGAACATTCTCGTTCGGCAGGTTCGAACACTCGGGGCGGAACCGGATTGGTCGCCGCCCGAAAAGCCTGTAACCACCGCATCCCCAATCGGGAGTTCCTAAAAGGAGGGACGATGTTTCTGCTTCAACTTGGACTTGTGCTCCTGTTCGTCGCCGCCGTAGCCGCGGTCCTCGAGTTGTCGGTCATCCAGTTGTTCATCATCGGCGCGATTGCTTCAGTGGTCCTGCAAATCCTGAAACTCATCAGTGCCAAGTTCAACTGGAAGCCGAGCACCATGGTAGTCACGCTCATCGGCTTCGTCATCAGCATCGCACTGGCCTACTTCTGGACTGCGCCCACGCTACCGCCCATGACAGACCCCATGGAATTTACCAAGGCTCTGCTTGAGGCCGCGACCGGTGTGGTCGGTGCCGCCATGGTCATCTACAATGTGTTGCTCAAGGCCCTATTGGAGAAGTTGCAGGAGTTGACGAAGATTACCCTTGTCACCTAACGTAGCCGCAACCGGCGGCGCTAGGGTGCTAGGACTTCGGAGCGGGCGAGGAAACTCGCCCGCATCCTTTTTATTCCTCGGGGAGTTTCTCAATCTCGACGGATTCGGGAAACGGGATGCGCGCCGGGTCAATCAGGCCCCACACGATTCCGCGCGCCACGCTCGCGGCTCGCGTCCGCGTGCAGAGTTTCTGGCTGGTCGAGCGCACGTAGTTGCGCACCGTGTTATCCCCAAGACCGATGCGTTCCGCAATCTCCTCGCTGACGTACCCGGCGGCCATCAGGTACAGGACGTTCAACTCCGCGCCGGTCAGATTTTCAATCAGGGTGACGCTCGGTTTGCGCAGGAGAACAACCTTGCGGATGGTTTCTATCGTCTCGAAGGGCGTACCGGTGATGTCGTCGTGGGAGAAGCGCAGGACAATCCACCCGAGCACGGCGGCGGAGTTGTATTTCTCAATGTCCGAGATGAAGCGCCCGTGCCCGTGCGCGCCCGTGCTCATAATGATTCGGCCAACCTTGCCATCCTTGGTTCGCGCGCGGACGGCTGTGCCGCAGTTGTGGCAGACCAGCGGCCTCCCGTAGGCCCCGCCCTCAAGTTCAATCGCTATCATGTGGTCGGGCAACGCGCGGTCAAACTCCCACTTGCGCCTGATGTGGAACCTGTAGTGCTTCTCGGGCGGCGGCAGGTCAGAGCCGTGCGCCGAGTAGACATTATCAAACGCCATCTCAAGCGGCGATTCGCGCGCGTGCTCACGGAAATCCTCGACTGTCATCTCCATCGTGTCACCTTCACCTTGCGAATGCGCTTGCGACCGTGCTCGTGGCCGTGCCCGAAGTGGTCGTACTTGCGGCTACAGACCATGCAAACGATGTGGCCGCATCCGTAGCAGTAGTCGGAAGCGTTGTCCGCCTCGCCGTGGCACGACCAGCACGCCCGCCTTCCGGGCCTGCGCATTATCAATCCCATCAGCGCCTCCCCATCACCTGAAACGACCCGAAGGCTTCCTCGACCTCGGCCTTCGTGTTGTATCCGTCCTCGAAGGGACAGGGAAATAGATTTCCGCTGCTGGACCCGGACTCTGTCATCAGGAAGTGGTGCGGGTTGTCCTCGACCGAACCGCAGATGGGACAGACGAAGGGCAATGGGTCGGAATCTCGCAGGCGGATTATCAATATCGGGAGCCTCTTCCTCGGCTTCTCTGAGCGCCACAGCGCAATGTGGGCTTCGACGAACTCTGCCGTCATGTGGGGCATCCGGGCGAGGGTCTCGCGGTACTTGCCGATTCCAACTGAGCGGAGGATGTGGGCCACCTCGGTCTGCTCGGGCGTCAGGGATGGAGTATTGGCCTCGGTTGGAGCCAACTTTGGACTCCGCCTCTGTGAGACCGCCACGGATGGTGTGTTTTCTGGCTCCCGGCCTATCCCTAGCCAATTGGCCTCGGTTGGAGCCAACTTTGGACTCCGCCTCTGTGAGACCGCCACGGATGGTGTGTTTTCTGGCTCCCGGCCTATCCCTAGCCAATTGGCCTCGGTTGGAGCCAACTTGCGCCTACTACTACTACTATCTACTAGATTCATGGCATAAGAAGAATCAGAATCAAGAGCAGTAGCAGGCGCAAAATTGGCCTCGACTCTGGCCATGGCCAATGCCACCCGCGGTGTGCATTCACCAAAGAGTCGCGGAGAGGGATGCAACTCGAAAAGAAAGGTGCTGACCTTGCGTTCCTCAAGGTACCCGCGACCAATGAGGTTGCCTAGCGCCGCATTGAAGGTTGCCCGCGACATCCTCAGGCGGGATACACGCAAGAGGTCCCGTCTGGTCGTGGGCGGACTCCAGTCAGGCTCGGTTCCGTTCCCCCAAATTATGTCAAAGAGAATTAGAAGGACGCGAAAGTCTTGGTGGCTGAGACCCCCGTCGGCGGCGGCTCGCGCGCGCATGGCGTCGAAGGTTGGCTCGTAGCCTTTGCTCCTCGGGTCAGTGTACCGGTCGTTACCGAAGGCGACGGCCGCGCTGGCCTCCAATCTCACGGTGTTGCCTGCAAGGTTCAGGGCGAGCGGCGTGGCGCGGCCTATCCAGTTCCGCTCGGCCTCGAGCAGGGTCTCCCGCAGGCAATCGCGGGGGAACGTCTCAAGAACCGCGAACCTGAAGTGCTCAATGCCGCCCTCCTCCCGCCAGAGTTTCTGAAGAAGGCTGTTCTCGTGTCCTCCTCCGTCGAGGGCGTGCACATGATGGCGGCATCGCTCTCGGATATTCATGGCTTGGCCGACGTAGATGCCAAGGCCGGGGCGGGCGGCGGAGAGGGCGTAGACCCCCGGACATTGCGGAAGGTCTGCGGTGCCCAGTTCACCGGCGGGAATTATCATTGCTCCGGCTTGTGGTGTCATGGGACGCTAACCTCTCCGTTCCTTCCGTGGTGCCGACGCCACTTGGCGGCGTCTGGACAACTTGCAAAGTGGGGAACGTGGCGTTTCGGGTCAAACACAAAGTCGGTTGGCAGAGAGCCTTCGAGGTTGACGAGGAGATTTTTTCCGTTACGGGTCTTGACCCAGCGGCCCTCGGCTTGGCACGAGCGGCACAGAGCGACCGGGTTGAGTTTTGGGGCGTCAGTCATGGCGTCCTCGCGGACGGTACTCGAATAGCGAGCCGGGTCTGATACGATAAGCCTTGCAAAACCGCGCAACCGTGTCCAAATGAATCGAATTTGCTTTGCCGCTGAGGAGCCGGGCGATGGTCTTTTCGGTGAGGCCGGTTGCAATGGCCGCCTGCCGCACACTGTGACCATCGGCCTCGATGATGTGCGCGATGCGGAGCGCCACGCGGCCAGCGCCGATGTCCACGTTGGGCATGTTCCCTTTGGCGTCCGCGATGGGGATGACTGGCATGACGGCCATTCTACCACGGTCCGGCCATCCGCGTCAACTGGCGTAACTTGACTTACTGAACAGGATGTGGTAGAATTCAAGAACCAACATACACAGGAGGCGACACATGCGCGGGTTTCAGAGACTTCAGATAGTTGGCAATCTCGGCAAGGACCCCGAACTCCGCTACACCCCGCAAGGCCAGTCCGTTTGTTCCTTCCCGGTAGCCGTCAATCGCAAGTGGAGCGATTCGTCCGGCAACTCCCACGAGGAAACCTTGTGGGTGCGTGTCTCCGTGTGGGGACCGCAGTCGGAGGCTTGCGCCAACTACCTCAAGAAGGGGCACCCCGTATTCGCCGAGGGCCGCCTGAGCGTTGACAAGGGCACGGGTGGACCTCGCCTCTACGCCCGAGCGGATGGAACAACAGCATCATCCTTCGAGATGACGGGGGAGAACGTGCTGTTCCTGCCCACCCGCTTCGAGGGCGAGACGGCTCCCGCCGAGACGGTGGAGCCGAAGGCCGCGGAGGCCGACGAGATTCCGTTCTAGCCCACGACAGGAGGCTGACATGCCGCGGCAGTGGACGAATGGAGAGAGGCGCACCTGTGGCAAGTGCGGTAAGGCAACAGAGAATCTGGTCTACGTGTACCCGGACCCGGACGAGCGGAACGAGTGGCAGGGCGTGCTTGCCTGCGACACGTGTGCTCCCGCACTGAACGAACGGCTCGTGGCCATGGGCATTCTCATTCCCATCGGCCAGAGTATAGAGAGGAGACCATGACAGGAACATTGCGCAAACGCAAGTTGGGACGGACAACGCCGGAGGCCCCGCCAGCGGTTCAGACGCCGCCCGAGCCATCGGCTCCGCCCACGCCTCCGCGACCGGAACCTGCGCCGGTGGTTGATGCACCCCAAGTACCGCAGGTCGAATTAGACCCGTGACCCGGCTCGCACCGGGCCACACCCACCCAAACGAGGGATAACATGACCGCACCAGTGCAATCCACCGCAGTTGGCAACCGCACGGAAACACCACCCGTGATTCGCGGCTCATCGTACAGCGACGGCAAGACCCCGACCGAGTCCATGCGCATTATTTGCGAGCACCTCTCGGCCCCGACCCCCAAGGAACAAATCGAGTGGAAGTGCCAGCACTTGCTTGACAAGGGCGACGGCACGTTCCGCGGCTTGGCCACCCCGTATGCCAAGGCCCGATTCATCATGGACCGGCTGGATGATGTAGTCGGCTCATTCAACTGGCAGACCGAGGTGCGCGAGGTGAACGGTATCATCTGTGTTGGCATCGGCATTCGCGTGCCCGGTGCGCCCATGCAGTGGGTCTGGAAGTGGGATACCGGCATGGAGGGCGGCGACAAGGACGATGACGATGCCGGACCCGGTGGCAAGGATGCAAATGTCTACAAGGGCATCGTGAGCAACGGCATCAAACGTGCCGGTGTTCAGTGGGGCATCACCCGCGACCTCTACAATCTGCGCCAAGAGTGGCGGCCATGCAAGCACAAAGAGAAGCGGGGCAAGCAGGCGTTCACGGGCTGGATGACAGCCGAGGAGGCGGCGGCTGAGGCACGCGCCATTTCCGCAAAGGCACACGAAGCGGCTGGTCGAAAGTAGACCCGTCGGCACCGAATTCAGAGCACGGCTCCACCGGGAGCCGTGCTTTTTCAATCGGACCGTTGGGGTCCAAACGTGCTAGTTGACTTTCGCGCCATTGGGTAGAATGTTCTCGGAGTGGAGGTTATATGCCAAAGAGACGTGTGACTTCACGCAGGCCGTGGACGGCTGAGGACAAGGCCGAACTGGCCCGACTGGTAAAGCAACACGGAACAAACTGGCCCCTGATTTCCAAAACCATCCGTCGCTCCGAGAGTACGACCCGCAACTACTGGCACGACTACGTGAAGCCGAATGGCCGCAAGGTCAATCGGACACGCAAGGCACAGGACGGCCTACACCTCAGCCCACCCGGACCCAAACCCAAGACCCAGCCCCGGATTATCAAGCCCGACACCCCACCCGAGGTCCAACCGGCAACTCTACCGGATGAACCGGGCGTTGCAGACGGCGGCGTGTACCCCACCGACCACCAGTTATTCGATGTCCTTCGCAACAGCCCCAAGACCCTCGCCGAACTCTCGCGCATCTTCGACCGAAGCCCCGAGACAATTACCAAGCGGCTCGACACCCTTGAGGTTGAGGGCTGGTATCTGATTCGCGAGAACGACCAAATCAGCGTGCCGGTCAGCCTGCGGCCTCGGGTCACGGTGCCCGTCGCGACACTTGCCGATGTCGAGGGCCGCGAAATCAGCCTCGGCGTATCGAGTGACCTTCACGCCGGGTCGCGTTGGGCACAGCCGACGGCATACAACAAGTTCAGGCGCATTGCCTACGACGAGTTTGGGGTGCGGATGTTCCTTGAGCCGGGCGACAAGACGGCTGGCATCTACGGCTACAAAGGGCAGGACCAAGACCTGATACCCGCGTGCCGCCCCGTGAGCCGTCAGGATAGTTATGGTGCGACCTACAATCAGGTGTGGCTCGCCAGCCAGTGCATGGTACCTCTTGAGGGCGCGACCACTTATATCCTCGGCGGCAATCACGACTGGTTCCACGTGACGGCGAACGGCCACGACCCGGTGAAGATGCTGTGCAGTCAGCGCACCGACGTGATTTACTGTGGCTACGACCATGTGAGCATCCCGCTCACGAAGGACATGGACGTAAGGATGTGGCACCCGAGCGGCGGAATTCCCTATGCCCGGAGTTATCGAATGCAGAAGGGACTTGAGAGCCAAGCCTTCGCCGACTTGCGGACGGCTATCGCCAAGGACAGGACGCCCAAGGTCTCGGCGCTTATCGCCGGGCACTTGCACATTGTCATTCCAGTGCCGATGATGCCAATTATGGGATTGCACCCCGGATGCTTCGAGGCGCAGAGCAACTACCTCAAGCGCAAAGGACTTGTACCCGACGTGGGCGGCAGTATTCTCACCTTCCGTCTCACAGAGAATGGCCACGTCCAGCGTATCACGTGGACGTGGATTCCCTTTGACGAGATTGAGGACGACTGGGAGAACTGGCCGCTTCCCGAGGAACAACACTCGCGATTCGAGCCGGATAACGTCGGCGTGATATTCTCGTTCCAAGAACTTCGTGACCCGAAACTCACGCCCGCCGGACCCGTGCCAAGTGGCCCCGAATACTCGGGAGCGCACTAGGTCCGAACGTGTTGGTATTATCAAGGCGGTGGTCTAAACTGTAGGTAGTCATGCGGGCAGGCATGACCTCCCTCCCTCGCGGGGCTAAGGCCCCCAGCGCCGTGTCTTGGCAGAGACGCGGCGCTTCCTTTTCAGTTTGGGCTTGGGGCCAGACCCAGTATCCACATCACCGGCGGGATTACCAAAGCCGCGTTGGGGACAGGGATGTGGGTGCATTCCCGTCCTATCTGATTCGCGTTCGCCCAGTCCCACCACAACCGGTAGAGGATGGCATGCTGGAACATCCCGAGACTCAATCGCGCGCGCATGTAGGCCAGCACAGGGTCGTCGGGGAAGATGATAACGCCGCGGTCGCAGTCCATGCAGTAGATGCCTAGCGCGTCGCGGCCGTCTTTTTTCACCCAGCCGTGATACTGGCGGACGGGCATGCCCGTTGCGGCGTCACGGAGAGGATAGAAGTCGCGTGTCACGCTTGCTCGGCCTCGCGTTGGTCACGGGGTGGCCTGTCTTGCGCGGCTTGGTCTTGAACGCGAGTACGTCCTCGCGGCGCATGTACCACGCGCGCCCAAACCACGTGGCGAGCAAACGCTTTTCCTTGATGAAGGCACGCACCCGGCGCGGGCTGACGCCAATCATGTCAGCCGCGGTTGCCACGGTGAGCATGCCCTTCATCATGTCGGCGTAGTGGTCGCGTGCGAGCGCGACCAGAAGTTTGTCAGATGAGCGTGAGCGTGTCATGGGCTTATTGTACCACAGTCGGCATGCTTGGCTTGTCGGGCCAGCCCGCGAGCACCACTTGGACGCACAGGTTGTGGATGGCCTCGCGGTCGGGCTGGGCCGGGAGGGTTGACGCGAGGTAGGCATCCTCGGACCGCTTGAACAGGTCATCCGACAGCGCCTTGACCCGCTCAAGGCTCCACTCGCCCCGTTTGATTTCCAAGAGTTCGGTCGCGTCCTCGCGTTCAACGTACAACTCGCCGTCCTTCAGGAACTCTATGCCCATGCGCAGGAGCCGGACGAGGTGCGCCGCGTTCTTGGTGTCGTAGCCGAACTTCTCCACGAGCGCCTTGCGCTTTGCGCCCATAAACCCCTCGAAGGCCCCGTGGGTCATGCGGTGAAGTTGGCCATAGGCATAACCTGTGAAGGAGCGGTAGACGTGGCGGCCGACGAACAGGCGGCGGCTGTCGAGAATCAACTGCCCAGCGGGTTCGACGCGCAGGTAGTATTTCTCGGGGAGCCACAGCATCATCAGGACATTCGGGTTGCCTTGGGCGAGCAGGCCGATGAACTTGCGGGCCTCATATACGACAATATCCCACTCGTCGTGTTTGATTTCGCGGGTCCCTCGGTGGGCGAACTCCAACAGGCCGACATAGTATTCCATCGGCGGCACGCACACGAACATCACATCCTTGTCATCAATGCTCGTGGCATCGGAGTTTGGGCGGTAGGTCCCGTGGGCTATTGAGCCTCGGTAGCCCGCCAGAATGGCCCACTCACTCAGGAACGGCTTGCCGTCGGTAATCGAGCGCGGGATTGTCATTTTTGTGTCCTCTTCTTTGCCGCCCGCCAAGTCTTACAGGCGACGGACAGTTTTGCACGGGTTTCGGGGCCAAGTGTGCGACCGCGCATTGCGGAACTTATGCGCGCGCGAGTCTCGGCTGTGTGAGTATGTCCGCGATGCGCGATACTCATGCGTGCGCGACTCTCGGCTGTAACCGTGTGCCCGCGCAACGCGACGCTAAGGCGCGTGCGCGTTTCGGGGCCGAAGATACGTCCGTGCCGTGTGTTACTCATCCAAGCGCGGGTCTCGGCTGTGTGAGTACGTCCGCGATGCGCGATACTCATGCGTGCGCGACTCTCGGCTGTAACCGTGTGCCCGTGCAACGCAATACTCATGCGTGCGCGCGTCTCGGCGGTGCGCGTGACGCCCAGCGAGGAGGTCACGCATTTCTTGCAGATGTTGTAGTGCCCTCGGACGTTTACCAATCCCTGTTCGTAACGTGTGAGTTCGAACGGTTCGCAGATGACGACAGTTCTGAACTCGAATGCGCCCTCACCGTACTTGCGAAACGTGGCCTGCAAGTGCCGATTGATATGCGTTCCACGGCGCAGGGCGCGAAGATGACTGAGTAGCCGAGATTCGACGCGACAACTCTGCCCAACATATCCCCGCCCGTTACGCAGGTTTCGAATGGCATAAACGCCGGTGCTCATTCGCCTCCCATCAGAGTGCGTGCGCGATTGTCATAGCCAGCCGTACTCTAGGGCCAGTCCGAGCGCGAGCAGGCCCACGAGAAACACGATGGTCAGAATCAGGTTGCGCGTGTTGGCCCGGCGCTCGGCGTCGGTCATCGCACAGTCCTCGGGCGTGTATTCCATGAAGTTCATTGGCATTGTCGTTTCTCCTGTTGGTTAGACGGATGGCGTCACACCCTTGAAGCGGGCGCGGAGTTCCGTGCGGAGCGCCATGATTCGCGCCTCGATACCTTGCATGTCGGCATACTCGGCGGGGTGCGCCAACTTCATGTGGATGCGGAGCAACTCCCCGACCTGATAGCCATGGCCACTCACTTCCACTTGGCAGAGCGGGCACTTGCGTAGTTGAAGCATATTCACTCCCGTGGTAAATAAGGGCCTAACGGTAAATTAGGCTCCTGTCTTGTGGATGCGCAGGGCGATGCGCGCGACGGTCGGGATTTCCGGGGCCACCCTGAACAGCCGGTCCTTGGCCGCCTGAATCTCCGCGTTGTCCTCGTCGGCCAGTAGGCTCTTGAGAGCCTCGGCCATAGCACCGTCCGAAGTACCGGCGGCCAGAGCCGCGGCGATGTGCTCACGGACGGGATTGGCCGCCCGTGTGGCGGCAATCACTTCGTCCTCGGAATCGGTGCGCGAGTTGCGGCCCAGTCCGGCATAGGCGCGACCGGCGAGGTACGCGGCCTTGCCAGACAGGTGAGCCAGCGCGGCGAGCGCCTCTTGCAACAGCATGTCGCGGTCGGTGAGCGGCACGCGCTGGACATTATTGTCAAAGGCGAGGCCGTCGCCAAGTCGCCTCATCTCCGCGTCGTGGATGACCACGTTGATTTGGTCAACCACCGGCCGACTCCCCGATGGCCCGCGGCTCGGGTCAACCAGTTCGTCGCGGGCGACTTTCAAGGCAGTCAGTAGGTCAATCATGGGTCTCTCCCTCTACGGACTTCGAGGCCGCGAGCGCGCGGTCAGCGCGCAGTGCGACCATCTTCCAGTTCTTGGCGCGGCGCAGTGCCGCCTTGGCCTTGCCGTCCCATTCCTTCGCCTTGGCGAGAGCGTGCTCGCGCCGCTCCTCGCGTTTTTCACTCAGGGTCGGCTTGGGCTTGGCGACCGGAATGCGAGGCTCGACCTTCACCGTTGCGGCCCAGTCATAGACAGGCCCCTCACCGCGCCAGCCGTTGCCCATTTGTTTGTGGGTCAGGCCGCGGATGGCATGGGCCATCTCGTGCACCACGACATAAGCGAAGGCTTTGCCGTTGAACGTCGCGGTGCTTGTAGCCACGCTCCCAAACTTGCGCGAGCGACGGATGATGGCCGGGCGCGGCACGCGCACCGTGGCGTCGCGCGAGTTCCGGTAGGCGTAGCCACTATAGGGACCGCGCGAGCGCCAAGCGTTACCCTTGCCGTAGATGACATGCAGAACGAAGCGGTCGAGACGCCGCTGTTCGAACTCGCCGCGCGCCACACGGCAGGCGATGGTCTTGAGTGCTCGGGTATCCCAGTCTGTGCGATTGTCAATCTTCATTGGGCCTCCATGTCAGTAGGACCACTCGACTTTCGTCTCCCGGCAAATCCACCGGCAGACCTCGGATAACCCTATTGTACCACATGCGGAACACTTTGTCAAGTTGAGCGAATCATCAGGGCCGGTTGCCCGGCCCCGATTCGACATTATTTGCCCGTGAAGATTAGACTTGCGCTTGACCAGAACACATAGGCCCACACGGCCACGAGCGCGGCGTCGCCCACGATGAGGACCTTTTGCAGTGTGCGGCGAGCCTTGGCGTTGTCGTTCAAGGTCCCCGCCCTGAGTATGCACACGTCGTCCACGATGTGCCGCATGCCGATGACGACCATGAGCAAGGCGAAGATTATCAATGCCGCGCGAAGGATTTGCATAACCGATTCGGGCATATCTCCTCCCTATAGTCTCTCGACCCGCGCAAGCCAATTCGCGATTTCGGTCGTGGTGATGAGCAGGTGGTCGCGGTGCGGTGCGATGAAGTGGAACTTGAAGTCGTGATGATGCGCCCAGCACTGCGGCGTGGTGTCGCGAAAGTCCTCGCGGCTGGGTCGCTCGCCGAAGTAGTCGGCAAGAATGCTCAGAGCAAGGTCCGCCGGTCCGCTCCCGCCGTAACCCATCTCGAAGCCGGTCGGGCTGTGCCACACCACGTGGTACAGCGGCCGTCCGTCCACGGTCGCCAGAACCTCAGCGCCCTCGTGTCCGCGCCTCGCCTCGTATACTTTGTCAACCGGTTTGTCGTTCACGTTCCCTCCAATGCACAATTGCGGATAGTCACTAGGATAAACAGACCACCGGGGCGCGGCTACCGCACGGCCGCGCCCGGATGGAATGCTTTGTTACAGACCTCCGGCCCACGAACTGATGGTAGCGGTGAGACGGTCGAACTCAGGTGAGACCTTCTCGGCCCAGCGGGTGGCCGACTCCAACTTGGCCAGCCCGCCGTCTACATCGCCGTCCCCGACGAGGCCGATGGCGTCACGCAGGTCACGGACCGAGTTCTCCATGTAGGTCTGCGCGTTGTCCGCGTCATCACGGAAGCAGGTGGGTATGTTACTGCGGTTCGCCTGCACCCGGCGATAGATGGAGTCGGCTTCGTTGTACCAACCGGGCCAGTCGAAGTCGGCGGTCGAAGTGATGCGGTCCGTCAGTTGCGCGCCCTCGGTGAACAACGCGGCGCTGGTCTCTGCCCAATTCACGATACTCTGCATTTCGCCGATGGTGCACCCGAACGGGCCGGTGGGCGCAGGCACGGCCGTTGGCGGTCGAGCCGTCGGCTTCGCCGCCTGTGCGGGTTTGGCCGTGGGGACCACCGTGACGTACACAATCTGAGGCTCGCCTTGCACGGACCCTGCGCCGGGGTCGGTGCGAACGATGAGCGCGGTCAACAGACAGATGACGGTCATCAGGCCGACGAAACCCACGGCCAGCGCGACCCACGCCCAACCCGGTAACTTGCTCTTGGTATTACCAATCCCGTTGCTCGGCATGCTGTTCATTGTTATCTCCTCGGCTGAATGCTCCCGCCTATCGGCGGGGCTTCTTGTCCGTGTGGATTGCCCACGGACCCTCGGCCACATGGCCGGGAACGAACCGTTGACAGTTGCCGCACTTCTTGCCATGGGCATTGAGCGCCTGCGCCCACGTTCGATTGATGACGTACCCTCGCCCGCACATCGCGGGCAATGTCACGCGGCCCGGCAGGCCACTCGACTTCCGGTTGCTCCGCGTGCGGGCATCCGGCACGAGCGTCAGATGCAGATTGTGCTCGGTCTCGCCGTCGCCGACCCACTCGGCTTTCCCAAACTTGGTCTTGACCATCCCGCGCTCCTCTCAGTGCCTAATTATACCGCCTGCGGAACAGTTTGTCAAGGGACGCCACAATAGTCCCGTTTTGCGCCTTCCTTGCGGAGTTGGATGGCGCGGGTCGCGGCCAGTTCCAGCGTTTGGTGCGCAGAGTCGCGCTTCCATGCCCTGTGATAGGCGACCTGCTTTGTCACGACCCACCACCCGTGACCGCGGACGCTTTGGGGCGGCGAGTAGGTGATGGCCACGTTCGGAAAGCCGTAGCCTACTTGGATACGGGGCAACGAGTGTCTCAGTTTCATCAGTCGTTCAATCGCTGTCATCTTCGTCCTCCTCGGTATCTTCGCAGACTGCGCCCAGCGTTGCGGCTACGCGCCGCCCGTCCTCGTTGAGTGTATACAAAATATAGTCATGCGTATTCGATTCGTATACGGTCGAGAGGTAGACCTTCATCAACAGGCGCTTGACCGTGGCCGTCCCGACCCGCTCGTTGCCTAAGTAGTAGACCCCCGCCCCGTCGGCCCACGTCAGGTCGGCCTCGTCGTTCTTGGCCAGCGCGCACAAGACCCATTTCTCCCTCGGAGTCAGGGGAACGCGCCGGAGAGCGTTTATCAATGCCATGCCTTCCTCGTAGGCGTTCACGTCGTGGTCTCCACGGCACTTGCCACGTCCACGATGCTATCGGCGCGCTCTGGCATGGTCTGCAACAGCAACAGGACGCTGTTCATGGTCTCCTGTACGGCCATGGGTCCAAGGCCGCGCAACGTCCTGAGCGCGGCGATGGCGCGATGTTTGAAGTCCAGAGCGCCCAGCCTCAGTGTCTCGTCCAGAGACAGCGGATTGAGCGGCGTAGTGTTGGCGAGTAGTCTCTCGCGCAGAATCGCGAGGTGGCCGATAACCACGAGGTCCGCGTCGGCCCCCGAGCCGTGATGGCCGCGCCGCACGTTCGCTCGGTGCTGGCGGTCGGCGCGACCGATACGGCGGTCAATCAGGCGCAACAGCATCTCTACTTCCTTGGCGGTCAGTTCCATGGGAATCTCTCCCTCTACGAAGGACGGCGTTGCGCATCGCGCAACACAGGCTATGCGTGCAACGGTCCGCCACAACGCGGGCAGGTCTCTCCCCCGCAGTACGGGCAGGCGTCGTGAACATCGGCGGGCAACGGCGGCCCCGGCTTGCGTTCCCACTCGTGATGCCAGCCATCCTCGCCGGTACCGAACCGACTGTGCACGAGGAAGGCTCCCTCTTCGCGCCAGTCGCCGGACCCGAGTTTCGCGCCCGTGCTCATCTTTGCCCACACCTTGGCCAGCCAACCCTTGGCCGTGGTGCGCGGGTCGCGCACGGCGTTGTAGTAGTAGTTCGTGACCAGCCGCCAGATACTTCGCGGCCAGCCCTGAGCGGGCCGTACCGTTCCGCACTTCGGGCACAGCGGCTCATCTGCGGCCTTGTTGTCATCCTCGTCCTTCCACGGATGCGAGCACTTTGGGCACTGGCTGTAAATCTCCCAAGCCTTTGCCTCGACCCGGACCTTGCGATAGGACCCGTCGGCCAGTTTTTCAATCCCGTTCGGTAGCATCTCGGTCATGGTTGGCTCCTCACGGCCTTGCGCGGACGCCGGGCCAGTCGGTCGTGGTGGAGTTCGATGGGCAGGATGGACACGCAGTAGCCCTCGTCGTTGGCTGGGTACGGTGGTCCGGCTTGGTAGTGAAGGTTCCCGCCGTAGAGTTCCTCGCTCAATTCCGTCTCCACTATCCAGTCCTCGACCTTGACCTGCGGCCTAGCCCGCAGGCACCACCCGGCACACCACATGCTGGCCGCGGTGAGGTCGTCGGTCAGATAGTAGGCCACGTCCTCGTGCGGGTCCTCGCCAATGGCGAGGTACAGCCGCCCCGGCTTTTCGCGCGCGCGCCGGTGATAGTGCTTGGCGATGACCGCGGCGAACCCGCGTATTTCCGTCTCGTCGGGGTATCCCTGCCGCCCGGCGCGAGCGGTCTCCTGCATGTCGCGCGCCGTGCGCACAAGGTCCTTGGCCGCATTCTCAATCCAATGCGCAAACTTGGTCATTGCACCACCTCCGCCTCAGGCTCAAACTCGATGCTCCCGCCCACGGGGATTTCCGGGCGGCCCGCTTCGAGCCACTCGTCGTATGGCGTGAAGCCTTCGAGCAGACCGAAAGCGCCGTCCACGCTGTAGGCGATTTCCTTACCGACCAGCATGGCATTATCAACACAATGACCCGCTCCGATTGCGCCGGGAAACGCATCGTCCAACGAGCGCACGGTCTGACCGTTGTCGCACGGAATGGCCCGACCACTCACGAGCAGGTAGCCCAGCCCGGACCCCCACGACCCCGCAAAGCCTTCGATGGTTCCTCTGTAAACCGTAGGCATGTCAGCCTCCCTTGCTTTGTAAACACACGAGCGCGGATTGTCAACATTCAGTCCACTCAGCCAGCACGGCGCGCCAAGTCACACGCGGGTCGTTTGGCTGAAGCACGTGCTCTCTCGTGAACTCCTCGATGACCGGCTCTCCGGCCTTCTGCCACGGGCACAGTCGCATGCCATGGATGGCCGGGTGTTTATCAATCCGCCCGTCCTTGTCGAGCGTGCCGCCCTCGAAGTGGGTGATGACCATGCGATACACGTCCATGCCCTGCCACACGCCAAGGAACTCCTCGACCGCGAGCACATCGTCAGGCTTGAGGCTCCACAGGACCTCGGCGATAAGGTTGTCGGCAATACCCCGGAGGGCTTCAGCCATCTCGGTCTCCTGCTGGGCGTTGTCCTTAGCCGATTTCGCTTCGGCCTCGTATTCCCCCACCCTATCGAGTATCCGGCGCACTCGTGCCAGTCTCGGGTCAACAGCCGCGTCAGTCATTTTGGCCTCCTGATTGACGCGCCTCCAAAAGCCCCATCTGTCCGAGTCCAAGTCATCCGACACGGTGACTCGGTCTGCTCTCCACAGCGTATTGAGTGCCTGCGAAACCGCCGCCCGCTGGCCCTTGTTGGGGCATGACACACCGTAGTGGGCGCAGGCGAGGTCAACGATTGTCACTTCGCCCTTGAGCGGGATGAGTGCCATGATGGCTGTCTGAAACTTGGTCATTGGGGTTTCTTCCCTTCCGTCGCACGCTTCAGGTCGGCGGCCTGATGCTGGGCGCGCAAGACCTCGTGCTCGTTGATGTCCTCGATAGACACGTCACCTTGGGCGATGCGGGCGATGAAACTCTCGCCCATGTCCACGCCATTTATGTAGGCCGAGGACACAATCCCCTGAATGGCGTTCACCAAGGCGTTGAGTTCTGCGGCCAACGTGCGCGGCAAAACCCACTCCCGGTAGTAGGGCGTGTCGCCGTAGCGACTGTCATGGTCAACCCTTACCTTTTCGACGCCCGGAACATCCCACGTCGGCTCGTGGTCCGTCCGGCTCCCGCCAATGGCCCGGAGTAAAGCCTCGAAGGCGCGCGACAATTCCTTTTCGCTATCGCGCCGGTCGAGAGTACCGGCCTTCTGATGGGCGAAGGAATAGTCCAAGTCGGCAATCCACGTCACGACCGGGCCGGTCTCTGCCTTTTTTTCGCGTACCCGGTGGCCTACGTCCGCGTCGTGCACGCATGGGCCGCAGACCGCCGACCGAGTGCGAGTTGGCTTGCCGCAGATGACGCACGGCACATCCTTGCGTCGGCGGGTGCTAATGTCAGTCATTTCGGGTCCGCTCTCTTTAGGATTTTCATTGCGTCAGCCTCCCTATATCCAGCGATGGCGCAGGGCGTACCCGCCGTCCCTGTGCCAGTGTGTATTCACAAGGCGCTGGGTGCCGTCCTTGTCGGAAACCACGCCCTCACGCCAGCGGTTGGGCCTGAAGTCGCGGTCGCCGTTGGTGTGGTCGTTACTCGGACAGTTCTCTCCGATGCACCCAAAGCCATCCGGATAGAGCGCGCCCGCCAACCGGTAGACCGTCTCAAAGCCCATGTCCATACCGCACCCGCGCATTTTCACTCCCCAGCGGTCGCGGTCGAAGGACTCGCCGAGCGCCGTGGCGACCAAGAATGCCAGCCCGTAAGGCTCGCCGTCGCCAAACACGAGCGCGTCAATTACCCGACTCGTGCCACTGCGCGACACGTGACGCAGAATTGTGTATACAGTGTCGCCCACCTTCACGACCTCTTGCAGTTTCTCAATCGCTTTCCTGCGCGCAATCTCTTGGGCGTTCATGGTATCCCTCCTGCGGGAACCGAACTGCCGTCAACGGGTCAGGCTTGCCAAATCATGCGTGCCATCTCAACGCCATTCACGTCCTCGATGTGCATTGTCACCCAGCCCCGCTCGACCAACACCTCCCACTCGTGGCTGTGATACTCGACCCACTGAACCTTTGTCACCCGAACGGACCGGACGTAGTTAGCCATTGGTCGCCTCCTTGGGGTTGCACCCCTCGCACGGGAACTTCGCCTCGGGATTCGCGGCATGCCAGAAGGCGTGGCCGAGATGCCCGGCCTGCGGCTCGCGCGCGAATGCCTTGCGGAGCAGGTCCAGATACTTGCCGGTGATGTAGACCTGAATGTGACGCCCCTTGTCTGTGTTGCCTTCCGCCGAAATCATCTCGGTCGGGGTCACGGTCACGTACTCGGCGGTTGCGTATTGACTCATATTGGCCTCACTCTCTCAAGGTTGTGCCAGTCCCCGTTGCGGTCGCGCCACTGGGCGCGTATGACGCAAAGTTGGGTCACGTTGCGCCACCCGCGATGCCCGCGTACCTTGCGGGCCACCTGCCGGGCGGCGTCCAAAAGCGACGTGGCCTCGACCGGGTAGTAGCCCATGAGGCTCTTGACTTTGCCGTAGTCGTGGGCGTCATTGCGGGTGCCGACCGCCACGTACTGGACATGGAACTCGCAGGTCGGCGCATTGCGCATCAGGGCGGCGCACGGCTCACAGAAGTTGTCGGGGGCCTTCATAGACAGGCGCGCCTTGGGGATGCTCGGCTCGCCCACGAGCGTGCCGTGCGTGTCGCAGACCACCGCGTATTTCTCGCCCACGTCCAAGTCCTGCGCGGCGGCCACATAGATGACCACCTTGCCCGCAGTAAACGGATTGCGGCGCTCTGCGATGTAACCCGGTTCGGTGCTGTGTTGCTTGCGTGGATGAAGCGGGTCCTTGGGTTGCATCAGAGCACCTCTGCCTTGCTCGCCGTCACATGACAGAGCGGGCAGTCCGGGTGCGCGGCGGCGTCGTCGTGCCACTCGTGATTGTCGGAGCATTGCTCGGTGCGCCCCTCGTGCTTGCAGGCATTGCCGCCGCAGAACATTCCGGTGTCGCCCATGTGCATGATGGGGGCTTCGTTGTCATCGGTGTCCGGCATCTCGCCCGACTCGAATAAGTACGTGACCGCGGCGAGCGTCCGGCGGCATTCGGGGCATAGGTCGGCATAGGTCTCGGGGGCAAGAAACTTGCGTGTAGTGCTCGGGGTATTCGTCATGGAGGTCTCCCATCGGAACGCCTGTCGGCGGGCGGTGCGTGCTTCCTTCATCTAATATACCGCGTGCGGAACAGTTTGTCAAGCCTAAGTTTCGACTTCGGAGGGCGAGTGACTTCGGCCTTGGTGCCTCGCGGACTGCCTCGGGTTGCGCAATCCCTTTGGCTTCCTGTCCCCTACGGGCCAAGCGCGCGAGTTGCGCCGCTCGCCCTCCACGCTCTTATTATACCACGTGCGGAACACTTGTCAAGCGTCAATTGCCGGGCCGCCCGCCCATACGTCGGCGCTCGCCACAGGCCCGGCGGGGGGTCCACTCGGCGCACTTTTGCCCATCTTGCCCTGTGCGCCCCGCTCCGGCCCGGCCCGTGCCCTTCTCTGGCACACTGGGGCGCTCCTGTCCGCCCCCCAAAAGACCCAAGTTTGACCCAAGCGCCTCCCTGCGCGCAGTGTCGCTACACCTGTCGCTACACCTGTCGCGACAGACTGGAATGCGCCGGTGCTTATTCAAGCCTCGGGCCTTTCGCTGGAATATGGCGATTCTTATTCATCGTTCCGCTTGTGGTAGAATAGGGGCCATGACCACTCTGCCCCTGCCACTGGACACGCCGGACCCGCGGCCCGAGCCGCCCGAGCAATGGAGTCAATCGTCGTGGGATGGCACGTTGCCAGACCGGCCAGCGCCCGCGCTGTCGCCCTACGGCGACTTGCCGAGCGACGGGGATATTCAATCGGGCAAGGTGGTCCGCCGCGCGCTCATCACGGGCATTACTGGGCAGGACGGCTCGTATCTGGCGGAGCAACTCGTGGCTCGCGGCTACTTTGTGTACGGCCTCGTTCGCCGCACGTCACATCCCAACTACGAAAACCTGCGCGGCATTCTCACTAACCCCGACCCTTTCGTTCGCGGCCGCCTCACGCTCATTGCGGGTGATGTGACCGACCCGGCCAGCGTAAGCGGGGCGATGTGTGCCGTCCTTCCGCATGAGGTCTACAACCTTGCGGCCATGTCGTTCGTGGGCGCGTCGTGGGCGCAAGCCCGGCTCACGTTCGACGTGAACGCCATAGGCTTTCTCAATATCCTCGAGGCGGCCAAGGCGCAGATGGAGCGAGCGCGCAGGCAGGACTATCTCAGCCTTACGGCTATCATTCCTGACCCGCGCGTGTATCAGGCCAGCACCTCCGAGATGTTCGGAAAGACAGCGCCGCCTCAGAACGAGGACAGTCGCCTCAGCCCGCGCAGTCCCTACGGCATCGCCAAACTCGCGGCGCACATGCTGGCGCGTGTCTACCGCGAGTCGTATGGGCTGTATGTCGCGAGTGGGATACTTTTCAACCACGAATGTATCTCCGCCAAGACGCCTCTACTCATTCGCCAAGGGGGCACAATTCGGGCGGTCACGCCGTATGACCTTGTGCCCATCAAGGACAAGAGCAAGGGCAAAGCGAAACAGACATGGGCGTTGGCCGACACGCAAATTTGGGACGGCGACCAATGGGCCGACTTGCGGCACATCACCGCGACGGCATTGCGCACAGAGGACGCCAGCCACAGAATGCTTGAAGTGAATGCGCGTGGCGGAACAGTTGACGTGACGGCGAGTCATAACATGCTTGACGCCGAGGGCAATAAGATGCCCGCAGGGGCGATTCGGCACGGAACGCCTATGCCGCGCTTGCTACTTGCTACCCATTGGCCAACACCTTCGGGATGGGCGCGTGTCTCAGATGAACTAGCGGCATTCCTTGGGTACATGGTTGCCGATGGCTACATCGAGCGAGATGGCAACAAGATTCAGTATACGAAGAACGCCCGCTCTATGCGTGGGGAGGTGGCTGATTTATGGCATCGACTCTTCGGAGGGACATCGCGTGAGTGGGAGGGGAAATCCGGCTTCTCGACCGGCGGCCCGGTGACACAACTTGCTTTGACTGGCGTACCCGCCGTGGCCGCTTGGCTACGGGAAATGCTCTACTCTGGCGACCTCAAACAGGTGCCTCCGCTCATTCTGAATGCGACCGCAAGCGCACGACGTGCATTCCTTGACGCCTATTACGCAGGCGACGGCCTCAAGGCTGGCAACGGATTGTCATTCAAGACGAATAGCCCCGTACTTGCTCTTGGCCTTATCTACCTCTATGGACTTGAGGGCAATCGCGCATCGGTCTATGTCGAGCACCGCGAGGGCAAACGCTACTACGCCGTCAACCTCCGGTCCAACGACGCCATCGGCGAAAAAGGACAACATCTCGCGAAAGACCCGGCCGAGGTCATGTCTATCGGCGACGGCGAGCCGACGAACTGGGTATTTGACCTCGAGACATCCACGGGCAAGTTCATGGCGGGGGTGGGACGGATTGTTGTGGCAAACAGTCCTCGCCGCGGCCTTGAGTTCGTGACCCGCAAGATTGCGCGAGCGATTGCACGAATCCAAGCGGGCCGCGAGCGCACCGTCGAACTGGGGGATACATCGGCCCAGCGCGACTGGGGATACGCGCCCGAATACACGGAGGCCATGCGGCTCATTCTGCGCCACCGCCTGCCCGAAGATTTCGTCATCGGCACCGGCCAGACCCACAGCGTGCGCGAGTTCACCATCGCGGCTTTTTCCGAGGTGGGCTGTCGCGACCCGTGGCCCTACGTGATGACGCGCGGAACGCTTATGCGCCCCGCCGAGATTCCTGTGCTTCGTGCGGATTGTCAAAAGGCGAAGCGATTGCTTGGGTGGTCGCCGCACATCCTCATGCCAGACCTTGCGGCGCTCATGGTTCGCGCCGAGATGGACGCGCTCAATGCGCAACCGTTGGACCCGTTGCGTGTTGAACTGACCGAATCAAAGAATCTCCCGCCCATTCAGTAGTCCGGCGCACGGACCCAACCGCGCCCGGCCAATCGAGAGGACCCATGGACATTATCTTTCGCACTCTGCAAGGTGGCCGCCGCACCGCCGTGACGGTAGGCGGCATGCTCTGTGGCGTGGCCATACGCGGTCGGAAAGACTCGCCCAACCTGCTACTGGGCATAGCCGTTGCGATTTTCAAGGCGCGCCCCCACGGCTTTGATTCGTACACCAACCAACTCATTGATGACGAGCGCCCGCCCGTCCACCGGGCAACCCTGAGCGAGACGGGCATTGGATTCCTGATTCAACTCTGGCATCAATACCATATGGAGTTGATGGCGCAGAATCGCGCCGCGGACGAGGGCGTACACCGGCTCCTGACGGCCACCGCCCGCCTCGCGAAACTCAAGCAGAATGGGGACTGCGTTTGTGAGGCGTGTCTCGCGCAGGCTCGGGATGAAACCTCGGATGCTATGGAGATTCTCAATGCTCCTAAGCCCGGCATGACCCTGAGCGAAAAGTACGCGCGCCGCTGGTTGCGCATTACCCCTATCATCGCGTTGGACGGGCAGGCCGACGTATCCTTCTGGATGGACCGCATGGCTTTGATGCGTGGCGAACCGGACCCGGTGCATGGCGTGCGCGGCATTGCGATGGCGGCGACGAAGGCCCCCGGCATGCTGATTTTGGATGACCCGCTCACGGCTACCGGTATTGCGGAAGGGAAGCAACCGGACACACCGCTCACGGTCGCAGAGGTAAGCGGCTACGAAGGAATAATCAATCTCGCGGCTGAAGCATAGGAGCGCCCTTGAAAGTCTCCGTCATACTCACGCTGTACGGGCGCGAGGTTGCCAGCCGCCGGGCGCTCGCGTGCCTGTTGCGCCAGACGCACCCGCCCGAGCAGATTGTCATTGTGGATGACGAGAATGGGGGTTGGGCTGAGGCCGAGGTCGCCAAGGACCCGCGCCTGCTCTACTTCCCGTTCAGGCCAAGGGGCGGAGCGTGGCGCGCGTGCAACCTCGCGGTCAATGCCGCATGGCCCAGTGTCACGGGCGATTACATCATTCTCACTTGTGGCGATATGCTTGTGCCGACGTTCGCCGTCGAGCGCCATCTTGCCGCGCAGGTGGGCGACTTGCGCACGACGCCCACCGTCTACGGACTGGACGAAAACACAACGATGCGGCTGGGCGTGCCCGCGGAGGACGAGCAGGGGCACTGGGCCTTGCCGGATTATCAAGACTGGGTAGACCACGAAAAGTTCAACAACCTGCCGGGCTTCTGGCAGTGGCCGAGCATATCAACCGCGCCGAACGAGGGTGTACTCAAGGCGGACGGGATTTGGTATGCGTCGGCAAAGGCGTGGCGGCATCACGTGTGGTTCAGCGGCAACACGCGCGCCGGGTGGGAGTTCTTTGGCCCGCCCCTGATTCCAAGCGACGACCTCGGCGCAGACGAACTGGGCATGCACAAGAACGAATGTGGCTATCCCGGCGGACGCCGCCCGCTCACCGACTGCGGGTACGCCATCTATCACCAGTTCCACATACCGGGTGGCCGATGAAAGTCAGCGTCGTCATGGCCGCGCGCTACCGTGCGTCCTCGGGGCCGCGTTGCCTCAAAGCCGTGCTTACCCAGTCGCGTCCGCCAGACGAGATTATCATGGTCAACTGCGGCGAGAACGAATGGGCCGCCCACATCAACAGCCCGCTTGTCGCCGCGGGTGGCCACAAAGTCGCGTTCAAGTACGTGCGCTACCATCCCGCCTCGCCCACGGAATACGCATACACGCGCGGGGTCAACAAGGCGTGGAATCGATGCACTGGCGACTACGTGTTTATCACTCCAACCGATGCACTGGCTCCCTTTCACTGTATCGAGGCGTCGCTCGCGGTCCAGACAGGCATGCACCGCGTGTGCCATCTCGTGTATGGGCTGGATGAAGGGACCACAAGGCGTCTGGATGACCCGCTATTCCGGTGGCTGGGTACAGACTTCGAGATTTTCCATACCCTGTCCGGCTTCAGCACGTGGTGGAGGCGCGGCTGGCCGCCGCCCAACAACAGCCCCTTGCAATTGCAGTGGTGGGGCAACACAGTGTTCAGTTCTAACACGCGCGAGGGTTGGGAGCAATACTGGCCGGGGCAACCCTTCAGCGATGACACGGTTACGGGCAACGACGAGATATGCCTGAATATGATGGAGCACGGGGTGGACGTGCCGGACCGTCCTATCAGCGCACCCACGTGGCGCGAGATTACCAAATGTCCAGTTCCGGTCTATCATCAATGGCACTTGACCCAAGCCGAGGAAGATGCGGCCCACGCTCGCAAGAGGAAAGCCTGACCCGTGAAGATTAGCGTTGTCATGGCCGCGCGCTATCGCTCCGACCATGGCCCGCGCTGTCTCAAGAGCGTGCTGTGGCAGACGCGCCCGCCCCACGAGATTATCATGGTTGACTGCGGCGAGAACGAGTGGGCGGCGGATATTGGGCCGACAGTGCGAGCCTTGAACGGGTCCGAGGTTGAATTCAAGCGCCATCGTTATGCACCGGCAAGCGTATATGAGTACGCTTACACGCACGGGGTGAATGCGGCATGGCCGAGGTGCACAGGCGACTACATTTTCATCACGACAACCGACGCGCTCGCGCCTGTGCGTTGTATCGAGGCGTCAATCGCCATGCAGGTCGGCACGTCGCGCGTGTGTCATCTATGCTATGGGCTAAACCGCGCGACAACAAACCGGCTCGATGACCCCGCCTTCCGCTGGGCAGGAACCGACATGCGCCTTTTTCATTCCCTGCCGGGATTCGAGGACTGGTGGAAAGAGGGGCCACGCTGGCCTCATCCGAACAACAGCGTAATCCAACAGGCGTACTGGAACCACACCCTGTTCACGAGCAACACGCGCGAGGGCTGGCTCGATTCGCCAGAGTGGCCGGACCTGCCATTCCCTACCCCCGAGTTCATAGCCCGTGATACATGGTTTCTGGCCGCCACGGACGAGCGGAGCATGGCCTACCTCGAGGAGAGCGACTCGCTAATCAGGAAGTCCGGCGTTGGGAAGCGTCCGGTCACGAAGTGCCCCATTCCGGTCTATCATCAGTGGCATCTTGAGGTCAAAGACGAGAATCGTTTGCACGGCTGGGTCGGCCGGGAGACTTGAGACATGGATGACATACGCAAAATGAAAGTGTCCGTCGTAATGGTCGGGCGCTACCGCGCAGAGAATGCGCGCCGCTGTCTGGCCGCGCTCCTCTGCCAGTCGGTCGTACCCGACGAGATTGTCATGGCCGATGACGGCGGGAACGCATGGGCGCAGGCCATGCAAAGCCCACTGCCCGGCACGGAGATTGAGTTCAAGTACCACGGGTATCGCCCGCAGGGCGGCCCAGTGCACGCCTACACGCTCGCGGTCAATGCGGCGTGGCCCAAGGTGACGGGCGACTATGTTTTCATGTGCCCGACCGACATCATCGCGCCCTATCACGGGATAGAGGCATCGCTCGCTGTACAAGAGGGAACGCACCGAGTCTGCCACATTGTCTACGGCCTGAACGAGGCGATGACCGGGATGCTGGATGACCCGGCCTTCAAGTGGCTTGGCACGGACTTCGAGATTTTCAAAACCCTCCCCGGCTGGGGCGATGTGATTGGCGCGTCCCCGTTCAACAACGCGCGCGCCCATGGCTGGTGGCATCACACAATGTTCACGTCCAACACGCGCGAGGGCTGGGAGGAGTTCTGGCCGGGCAAGCCGTTCAGCGACAGCGACCAGTACGGCAATGACGAACTCTGCCTGTTCGAGATGGAACAGGCCGTCGGGGCGGCATTCAAGGCAGAGGGCGCGACCACGCCTCGCCGTCATCTGACGAAGTGCGACCTTCCGGTTTATCACCAGTGGCACTACAAGGCGGGCGTCGAGGAGAAGATGTACCGCGGCGAGATGAGTGAGCGAGCGATGCGTGCGTTGGGAGCATCCTAGTGGGCAAACCCACGCCCGCGCAGGCGCGATTCCTCAAGACTATCGCGGAGTATCCGGGGAGCACGGCTGGCAAGTGGGGGTCCGACGCGCGACTGTCGGACCCGGAGGGCGTGCGCGACCGCGACAGGCTTCCCCTCAATCTCAAGACCATGATGGTCTGCCTGCGCCTCGGCTGGCTTGACAGCGCCAAGAGCCGCACGCAGTTGGACTGGGGAGGCGGCCTGCGCACGGTCTATCGCCTGAACGACCGCGGGCGCGCGGCGATTGCGGACCTGCCGCCCGAGGCGTTTATCAATCCGAGGCGCGTGACCGCCCATACCGTCAAGGGCGAGGCTGGCCGCGTGCTGGATGCGCTCGCCTCCCGTCACCGCTGGCCCGAGTGGGTGTTCATGCCCGAGGTCAGCCTGCCCGTTCCTGTCCCTCAGGGGTCCTATAGGCCCGCACACAACAAGTCGCATCGCGTTGACGCGCTGGCCGTCAGCATCTACGAGTCGAGCGGCTACGCGCGCGTGGGTTACGAGGTCAAGGTCACGCGCGCCGATTTTCAAACTGAGATGTGCCGCCCGGAAAAGACACAGGCCAGCGCGATGTGGTGCAGTGAGTTCTACTTCGCCTGCCCCAAGGGTGTACTTGAGCCGAAGGACGTGCCCGACCCCTACGGCCTTGTGATTATCAACCCAAGGGGTAGCACGCGCCGGGTGAAGCGCAGTACAATAGAGTCGCGCCCTCCCACGTGGGGCGCAGTGGCATACCTGATTCACCGCATCGTGGACGAAACACAGGAGACCACAAATGAGTGACGCTACGATAGAGATAGGCAAGTCCGACATGATTGGCTCGCCGCCAGCCTTGCCCGAGCCGGTCCTCGAGAAGCACTATGCGGCAATGACATGGACCGACCGGGAGATGGACGAATTGCGCCGGACGCGGTGCCTGTGTCTGAGGTGCGACCACATGCACTTCAACGCCGCGGGCGAGCAACTCGACAATCACTGCCCGTTCGCCGCGACGCTGTTCGCCGTGTGCAAGGCGGCGGACATGGCGACCATGATTACCCGGTGCGGCTACTACCGGCCCAAGGTCCTCGCGACTTGACGCCCCCCACGGGCGAGGGGCCGGACCCGCCACGCAATCAATTCGGCAACAAGTTCGACCTCGCACTGAAGGCGGGCGAGGAGTTCGAGGACTTCTTCCGGGGCCTCGTAGCGAACGCAACGGTGGAGTGCAAGAAGGATTACGTTGCTCGCGAGACCGGCAACCTGTTCGTCGAGTTCGAGTGTCGGAACAAAGCAAGCGGCCTGTCCGTGACGCAAGCGGATTGGTGGGCGTTCGGAATCGTCGGGGCAGACGGCAACGTGGAGCGCATCGTGCTTGTGTCAACGTCGTGGCTGAAGCGCGAATGCCGACGCCTGTTTCGACTCGGGCGCATTGCCAAAGGCGGCGATGATGGATTGTCGCGCGGCGTTTTGCTCCCGCTCACCTCTGTCGGGCGCGAAGGGCAGTCAAACAGGGTAGGCCAACAAGAGTCTGCTCGATAACATCGGGGGTGTTAGCGTGACATGGGAGATAGTTGTCTCTGACGTGGTGAAGTGGGCCGCCGAGTACGATGGCCCGCTCTTCCACGCGCTTCTGTGCGACCCGCCCTATCACCTCACCTCGATTGTCAAACGGTTCGGCTCGCCCGACGCGGCTCCTGCCCAACTAGGGAGCGATGGCCGATTCTCGCGGCTGTCGCGCGGCTTCATGGGCCAGACATGGGACGGCGGCGACGTAGCCTTCCGCCCTGAGACGTGGGAGGCGCTCGCGCGCGTGTGCACCCCCGGCGCGTACCTGCTCGCGTTCGGCGGCACGCGGACCTTCCACCGGCTCGCCTGTGCCATTGAGGATGCGGGCTGGGAGATACGGGACACTCTCATGTGGGTGTACGGGAGCGGATTTCCAAAGTCGCACGATGTGAGCAAGGGCATAGACCGCGCCGCGGGCGCGAAGCGCGAGGTGGTGGGGCGCTCTCCATACTCGTCTCGCAGGCCCAAACCAATCCGCGGCAACGGGGAAATCATAGGCGTCGAAGGGGGCGATAGACATCCGGGCGGCGCGGTTAGTGTCACCGCCCCCGCCACCGCCCCCGCCAAGCAATGGGATGGCTGGGGCACGGCGCTCAAGCCAGCATGGGAACCCATAATCGTCGCGCGCAAGCCGCTCGAAGGGACAGTCGCGGCCAACGTCCAGAAGTGGGGCGCGGGCGCGCTGAACATTGACGGATGCAGGGTGGGGACTGAAGCGCATACCTATCGGGCACGGGGGACGAAAAACCTCGTAGACCAACACGCTTCGAGCGACCGCCCATATATTGCTGGACTTCCGAATCGTGATGAGCCGGAGGTGTCTGTGTCTGGCCGCTGGCCCGCGAACCTGATACACGACGGGAGCGAGGAGGTCGTGGAGAGGTTCCCGCAAACGACAACGGGAAGCGGACACGTTAGACATGCTGGCCATGTTAGCAATGGCGGGAGCGGTTACAAGAGCAAGGCGGGCACCGATGCCTATTGGCAAGGCGACTCCGGCTCCGCCGCCCGGTTTTTTTACGAGGCCAAGGCGAGCGCCGACGAACGCGAACAGAATCTACTTGGGAGCATTCCGTGCGTCCATTGCGGAGGACTTGACACAGTGACGCACAAGGATGACGAGGGACGGAATGTGCCGTGTCGGCGCAACGTCCATCCCACGGTCAAACCGATTGCGCTCGCGCAGTACCTCGCTCGACTCATCCTGCCCGCGCCGGTGGCCGCGCCGCGCCGCATCCTTGTGCCGTTCAGCGGGTCTGGCAGTGAGATGCTGGGCGCGTTGTACGCGGGGTGGGAGATGGTCCTTGGCATAGAAATCTCGCCCGAGTACGCGGACATCGCGCGCGCCCGGCTTGCGCGGGATATTCAAGCACCACTATTGTAGGTCATATCGCCAACACAGTTGGTTCAGGAGGATAGCATGCCGAACACACCGATGGGATTACTGGAATACCTGCCTGAGTTCGTCAGGGCATTCACGGAACAAATCACGAACGATGACGCGCGCTGGGGGGCGACATGGCGCAATCGCCCGCGCGCAGGGCAGGTCGAGCGCATGTGGGCGCGCCTCGCCGACTACAAGGACCAATTCGACAACGCGGGCACGCCTATCCCGTGGCTCAAGGTTGTGGGCGAGGCGTTCGTCGGCTGGGTGCGTGACACCTATCCTGATTATCAAACGCGGTAGCGGGCATGGAGTAGGTCAATGGACAGACTGCGCCACTGGCTCCTGAAACATTGGAACTGGAAGTACACCGGCGTGGGCGTCATCCTTGAGGTGAACGCCGGGCCGCACGGGGATTATCAATTGTGCCTGCGCCTATGGCCGCTGATGTGGGACTTGGACGCCTTCCGGTCCAGCGTCGTAGTGCCGTTTGTCTTGCACATTGGCCCGATTGAGGCGACGGTCGAGCGCCACGGCGACGAGTCTTGACATTGGTCCGCGGACGGTATACTATTGTCATGTGGTCACGCCGGTGCGCTTCGCATCGCCCGACTCCTCGGAGCCAGCGCACATGCGACTGGCGCTAGGCGCGGCCACTGGTCATGCTCTGCGCCGACCCCGGTACACTCGTCCCTACGGTGCCGCGGTCACAACCGCCGCATTCAGTGGCAGTCCCTACGGGGCGGCGCGGAGCAATCATACGGGAAGGGAGGGCGCATGTTCACAAGGATGTACGGAGCATTGGCCGGAGCAGTCTATTGGCTGGGGCAACGGATGATGGGTATTCGGTCTTGGCGGTAGGCATCGTTGGTCGTTGGGTGTGTCCCCGCACAACTATCGGGGGCGTGGAAGGCGAGAATCCCCGAGCACCCGTCTGGCGGCCCGTCTCACAAGGCGCGCAGAGGTAAGCGGCTACGCGGGTGCCCGGCTCCTGCGGGCAGTCGCTCCCGCCGCGGCGATTGAGCGCCTGCATTCGCAAACGCAGGAGCCGGGAACTAACAGGGCGGCCCTACGCTAACAAAAGGGCCTTGAGCCACCGAGCCATAGTCGCTACCCCCGGCAACGGAAGTTGTGTGCCGGGCTACCCGACCTCGGCGTGGCAGGGCCGCCCAACTGACAGGGACAAGTCTGCGATGCGTTGACTTGCTTGTTGCCATAGGGTGCGCCAGCCAAGGGTACCCGGAGAGGCAATCTAGCCAACCCTGATGGAACGCTGAGAGCAGACACACAAGTGCACGCTTCAAGGCGCGCGCGGGAGATGTGGGATGCAAACACTGTGCGTTGACATTGACGGCCCGCTCGCCAATTTTGAACAGGCGGCCACCGACCGATTCGGAATCGGGCGTGGCCGCGAATCGTATTCGCTCGAAGCGCGCTTCCCCGACCGGACCGCCGCTGTTCGCAAGTGGGCAGACAACCCCGACACGTACCGCGACCTATCCGTTGTTGATGGTGCGCGCGATGGCCTCGCCGCGATTGTCAAACTCTGCCCTTGCCTCGAAATCCTCGCCGTGAGCGCACGGCCCCACGAGTCCTACGACATCACCTACGCATGGCTCAATCGCCATCACCTGCTTGCCCTCCTGAGCGGCTTGACGATTGTCAACTTTCAAGTGAAGCCCGAGGTCATCTGCTCGCTGGACCCCGTGGCCGCCATCGAGGATAGCCCGGCTCAGGCGCAGGCACTCGCGGTCAAGGGCGTGCCAGTTATCCTATTCGACGCGCTCTACAACCAAGAACTCTGGACCGACATGCCGCCGGGTCACGCGCGTGCACGCGGCTGGCTTGAGGTCGCATCCATTGTGCCTGTGTGGGTCAGGGAGCGGGAGGCCCCTTGAGATGTTGCTTGTGACGATTCAACTTATCCCGCAAGGAAACGTAGAGAACGCCCGGACGTTGGCGACCATCGAGATTGCCAATCTCGGAACGGGCAACGCGAAGATAGGCAACTACGCCTACCACGTTGTGTCAGATAGGCGGTCGGCGTCGGGGTGCAGGGCAACCGGGTTGCTCGTGGGATGGAGGCGCGACCGAAATCTGTTTCCGTTCATCGCCCGCATACTCGAACGCATGAAGCACGAGATGCCCGAGATGTACGATGCGCCGTGGCTCGACCGGGAGGCCGGATGAAAAGTCTGTGTGAGCGGTGCCGCAAGCCATACACGCGCAAGACCCGTTCGAAGTATTGCTTGACCTGCCGCCCGATTGTCAAGAGGGAGTACGCCGTGGTCGGCAGGGGCACGGTCCGCTGTCACAAAGACGCTGTGCCTATCCCCTCGATTATCAATGCCCACTACGTGGACCGCGATGCCTCCACGCTCGGGCGCGAGAAACTGCGCGACCTGTTGCGGCGCGTTGTGCCTACGGGCGCATATGCGGTCATGGCGACGCGCGAGGACTCGACCTACGCTATCGGCGCGACCTTCGCGCAGAACGAAATCATCGAGACCCTGATAGACGGCTTTTGGGAGCGGGGCATCATTCTCAAGGGGCCGGGCGGGATACTCCGCGTCACGGGTGAGGGCGCGCCCCAACGGTTGGAGCGGTGGTGCCTGAGATGCAACCAGTACCGGAGCATCGCGGACTTCTACACCGTGCACGGGATGCTCACGCCCTACTGTGCTCACTGTACGCCGCGCAAGTTGCCGCGCAATGTGGCGCTCGCAGAACTGGCGGGAGGGACATGATGGACGCGAAGCCAAGTGGCGAAGTCTGTCAATCTTGTGGTCGTGCCTACGATACGGTTTATCACGTCCCCGACTCTGTGTGGGCACGACTGTTGCCCAACAAGGCACCGGCTGGCCTTCTCTGTATTCCATGTGCCATCCGCATTGCGGGAGAGAAAGGGATTGACTTGTGGTGGGATGCGGCGGAGAACGATTTTCCAACCGCCGCCCTCGAATCGCAGGTGGCGGAGGCGCTAGGCAGGGAGCAACTCGCTAACATCCGCGTCGAGGCCATGATGGATGGCATGCGCAAGACGGACGCGCGACTCATGGATGCTCGCAGGATGCTCTCGGACGATTACAACATCATGGTCGCCATACACACCAAGCGGAGGGATGCCGAGCGCCAACTTTCGGAGATGCAGAATACGGCGAAAGAGAATGGTTGGATGAAGCGCATCCTGTTAGCCATGTCCCCGGCCTACTGGATGGGGTGGGTCGAGGGGCCTCACTATGCGACAGGCGACTTCGACGAACTGGCATTCTTTCGCGCACTGCGGAATATCAATGCGGCAGGAGGTTGACGTGGGAACGAAGTGTGCCGCAGTCGTGTGGCTCGACTCTGTGATGGTAAAGCCGGGTTGGTTGCCACCCGGCGGGATTGAGGCGTTTGAGGCGAAGGCCAGCATGATACACGTCTCTGTCGGGATGCTCGTGGAGGGGGCAGACTACATCCTTCTTTTTCAATCAGCGAGCGCAGAGTGGCAGGATGGCCGGAAAGAGCATGCCAATCTCATCAAAATCCCGCGCGTGTCTGTGCTCAGGTGCTCGTACTTCGACATTGACTTCGAGAAACTAACCAGTCTGAGCACAGGACAACCAGAGGTGAAGCGATGAAGATGATGAAGATTTGGAAGTGGTTGCGATGGTTTGTGCGCACCTGTTGGGGAGATTACTTCAGGCCGGGCGCGTATATGGAACTTCCTTTCGAGCCGTGGGAGTAGTCCATGCCTAACCTAATCCGCTACGTGAACGAATGCGAACGCATCCCGACTGGGTGGGGATTGGCATGGCGCGACTGGACGTGCCAGCGCGCGGCGGTCATGCCCATCCCTCTCAACCTGCTCGCATGGGTGGGCATTGCCGCCTACCGATGGCTGACCATGCTACCGCCGACGCGCCTCGAACGTGCCATGTCGGAGCAATACAGCGCCGGTCGCAGGCGCGGTTATCACGAGGGGCATCAGGCGGCGATGGCACTCTTGTTAGAGATGACCGAATTGCATAGGGTAGCCGACCTGATGCGCGCCGACGAGCACGGGCCAGTGATGTCGCCGCCGGTGAAGAGGGGAGATGCGCATGCCGAACTCGACACTGCCTGAAGGCCAAATCCGCCTCGGCTCCGACGCCGCGAATGCCTTGGGCTTTACCAAGGACAAGTTCACCGGCTACCTGTGGCACGACGGCAACGCCATTTACATATCGCTCATCGAGTCGCTGGACCAAGGCAAGGGGCATCTCAAGGCGCTGTTCGACCGCATCTTCGAACTGGGCTACGCCGTGAAAGTGCCGACGCCCTTGCCGCTCATGGAGGCGATTCTCAAGCACGAGGGATTTGTCCACACGATGGAGTTTGACCCGCTCGTTGGCGACAACTGCGACGTGTGGTGCAAGGCGAGCGAAGCCGCGGTGCCGATATGACCATCGAGTTGCATCACGGCGAATTCCAGACCGCGGACATTCAGCCCGAGTCGGTGGATGTCATCGCCACCGACCCGCCCTACCCGAAACCCTACCGGGGCCTGTGGCCGGACCTCGCCGTGTTCGCACAGCGCGTGCTCAAGCCCGGCGGGAGCCTGCTTGCTATCACCCCGCACTACCTGTTGCCTTGGGTCATCCAACAGTGGGGCGAGGCCGGGCTGAAGTACCGCTGGATTCTCAAGATGGACCAAGAGGCCGGACCGCACCCGCGCATGGCCATGGGAGTCGAGGTCACGTGGAAGCCGATTCTCTGGTACGTCAAGGGAAACTTCCCGCGTGGGCGCGGCTTTGTGAAAGACGGATTTGAGTCTGTGACGAAGGGCGAACTCCTCGCCGTGCGCGGCCAGCCCTTCGAGTGGATGCAATCGCTGAACTGGGCCGAACACATGATGAGGTTTGTCAAGCCCGGCGAGTTGGTCGTGGACCCCATGATGGGCGTCGGCACCCTGCCCCTCGTAGCAGGCCAGCACGGAGTTGATGTCATCGGAGTCGAGAAGGACGAGGACGTTTATCAATTCGCCGTGGACCGGCTCCTCAAGGCAAACCTGTTCGTAACAGAAAAGAGGCTGACATGAGGTACACCTTCAAAAAGAACAAGGGCAACACCTACGAGATAGAGGTCTCGGGCATGTGGCCGGGCAAGATTCTCTGCCCAAGCATCCGCGAGAGCATCGCCAAGTGGCGAGCCATCGTGCGGTTCCTCACGGCCAACAACAGTGCGGTGCTGGTGAAGGCGGGGGGCGGTTGCGCCCTCTGCCATTCCTACCTCGACATTCTCCTGATTGACCCGTGCTATCACTGCCCGATTTTCAAGGTAACGCACATCAACAAGTGCTTGAGTACGCCCTTCCGCCAGCGCCCCGAACTCCGTCACGCTGAGGCCGAGGTGCTGTTTCTGCGCGCTATCCTGAAGTTGAACGGCGGATGACGGTTGTCTATGTTGCCCCTCATTCTCGTGGGTATCATTGTCTTTTTCCTGCTACTTTTGGCGATTGACCCATGAGCGACAGTTACTTCGAACTCGCGCCGCTTCCGAAATACAGCACTGTGGTGGCGACCCTACCTGCGCCAGCGAATTGCATGACCAAGGAGACGTTGGCGGAGCGCGGGCTTTTTCTGTGCTCACGGTGTCACGGCGACCGCTGGATACAGGTGCCGCATCCCCAGCCCGAGCGCCCCGACTGGCGCGTGAGGCAGGGATGCCCGCGATGCGGTGGCCACGGGGTCATGGGCCTGATTCGCGTGACCCCGGTGCCCGTGGAAACCAAACGTAAGGAGAGTGATAGATGAACCACCAAGGGATTTTCAAACTACTATTCGGGGCCGCAGTTGCGGCGGCCATCGCGCTCATCCTTGTCGTGATTGGGGTGCCTGCGCCTTCGGCCTGCGCTGGCGTTGCGGCGTGTGACCCTCCGGCCACATTCACGCCCATTCCACCCCCGCCTACGGCCACATTTACGCAACCCCCGCCTCCGCCAACGGCGACCGACACACAGCCGCCGCCTCCTCCTCCACCGACAGCCACCGACACACAGCCGCCACCTGAGTCGACTCCAACCTTCACGCCGCCGCCGCCGCCCCCTCCACCCCCTCCACCGCGTTATCCAACGCGCACTCCTCGCCCGACGGCCACGCCTACGCGCGCGCCTGCGCCTTGCGCGTGTGCGTGTTGCGAGGCAGGCTGGGTCGAGTTCGACACTGGCCTCGAGGGCACGACTGTCAGGGCGCGCGTCGCAGACATTGCCATTGTCGAGTACGCAGAGGATGCCAACGGCCACCCATTCGCTTTCGTGGGCATGGTCGGCGGTAAAGAGAATGTCGCCGATGGGCCGCAAGCCGTGGTGTTGGTCCAGAACGCAATCAACTCAGTGCCCGCTTGCCCGGCCGTTGACCTGACCATAATCTCCTACACGGCCATTGGCCCGGTGGCGCGCAGGGCCGAGGTGGCGGTCCGCCATATCGTATCGGTCGCCTTCGCGACCGGGGAGGACGGCGCACAGAAGGCAACCATTTACTTCGGGAATCTTGCGCCCACAATCGTAACTGACCCGGCGAGCATCGCACTGCTCAGGGCTATCACGGCCCCGTAGGGCTTTGTGTCGCGACACTTGTCTTGACACTTGTCGCGACATTGGCGTGTTTTGAGTGGACGCAAGAATCTCGATTCGGCCTTTTTCAAGCGCATCGTGGCCGCGGGAGTGCATTTCGCCTTGACACGCCAAACGAATGACTGCTATTCTGCGGCCATGATGCGTCCAATCAGACGGCACGAAACGCTCGCGGTCTGCTTGCTTGCGCTACTGTTGCTCGCGCTCGCGCTCGCGCAATCTGCCGTTGTGCCGGTCGAGACCACAGCGCCCGCGGCGCAGGTGCGGCCGACGCCCGCGGCTACCGAACTGCCCGCCCCGGCATTGTCAATCGCCCCGGCCATTGCGCCGCCGGTCGCGCCTTCGACATGGCGGCCGCGCGCGCAAGTCCCCGCCCTGCCCGGCTCGGCCGATGACCCCTTCCTTCTGACCAACTTCGACATGCGTTTCGAACTCGGCGAGGATGATTCGAGTGTCTACAACGGTTACTACTGGGTGCTCGAAAAGGGGTCATGGATACCGGGCATGATTTCCAATCGCAGTTGGTTCCTTGCCAGCCCACAGCACACTATCGGCGCGGCGACCTACTACGCCAATGGCGTCATGGAGGCAACGGCGCGGTCGCGCGGCATGAGTCTCAGCGGCTTTGTGGGCGGCGTATCTCTTATCAGTCCGGCCGACATCGGCCAGACTGTGTATCTGCGCAGACAGACCGAAGACTGGGAAGGTCCATTCCTCGTCGTGGACTGTGCGCGGCGTTCGGATATGTGGGGCGTTGTCTACTACCGCGGCGAAGTGGTCGAGGTAGATTTTCATACTGCCATTCGCTGGGGCATGGTCAATCCGACAACCTACAAGCGCATCTCCTATCGCATGGACGGCGTGGAGGTGTGGAAGGGCAGACACCCGCCCGAGGACGGCGGCCAGCCACTAGACCTGCGCCAATACTGGATACCGCGAGTCGAGTGGGTATGGGGCTACGAAGCGCCGCCTCTCTACATGGGCGACGGCCAGTGGCGGCAACCCTATCGCCATGTTGTGGACGGCCTATGGGTCAATACCCCCTTCATCGTGACGGACCCGGACACGGTGACGCCTCACCCTGTCGTACCCGGCCCGCTTACGCCCGGCGAGGTGTGTCTGCCCACAGACCGGGCGTGCGGCGAAGCGCGGGAGACTCTGATTCGCTGGGGGGTTTATTAGGCCACCCGTGGTATAATTGCGATACGCGCGGCTCCAAGGTCGCGCGGGGAGGATGTAGCGATGTTTTGGTCTAGACTCTGGCAAGTCCTCAATTCGTTCCTCATCGGCATTCTCATTCTCTTTTACTTCCTCATGGCTCTCTACTTGACCAGCCTGCTCGTGGTCCTGACGCCCACGTTGCGAGGCTGGGGTGCCGCGCTGAGTGCCATTGGCGCGTTCATCATGGCGATATGCGTTGCCGTCGTCTTTGTGGGCGTTGGCCATCTTTTCGCCATGGGCTGGAAAACCTCCGGCTGGAAGGCATCCTCGCCGCCGACACAGGAGAACGCGAAATGAAGATTGTCCTCGATTGCATTGGTGGCTTTTTCATGGGGCTGTTCGTCCTCACGGGAGTGGCGGGGTGCTGGGGCGTTGCGTGGGTGTTCTTCCATGGCATGCTCGTATTGACCGGATGGGGCGCGCTATGTTTGGGCCTCGGCGGACTTATCGTTGCCGCTCTCGGGGCGGTGCAAGTCGCGTTTATCGGTTCTTCCTACTTTGAGCCGCTTCGCCTAAGTCAGAGGAGATGACCCAGTGATTGAGACCACCGATACTCGCATCCCCGTGAAGCGTTGGGTGACAGGCCTCGACGAGGGAACAGAGCGCCAGATACGCGACATTGCCAATCTGTCGGTCTCGCGCGCGGTCGCTATCATGCCCGACGCGCACGTTGGGTACGGCATGCCCATCGGCGGCGTGCTGGCGACCTCGACGAAGCGCCGGGCGCGTACAAGCCGATAGATGAGGTCATGGAGAATCAGCGCGACCTCGTATCCGCGATGGTCAAACTGACGCCCATCGCGAACATAAAGGGATAATCACATGCGCACTCCACAATGCAGAACGTGTCGGCACGCGAAATCAAAACACAACGTCGCCGCAGGTTGTCTGCACAGCGTCGGCGGGATGTATTGTGACTGTCTTGCCTTTGTTGCCCCGCGCAAGAAGCAAAAGACTCGGCGCGCATGAAAGGACTCCCCAACTCCTAATGGCCACCTACTACGACCTCGTTCGCCGCATCATGCGCAAGCCCGACATGCCAGAGGAACTGGCGGAGTTCATCCTATGGAATGGGACATGCTACCCGTTCGGTAGCGCGCTTCAGGTCGCGCGGCAACTGCGTGACACGCGCGAAGCGCACGCACGCGGGATGAGTGTGTGTTGCATGTGCGGCGCAGAGTACCGCGACCCGGACGGCAGGATTGTCCTCGGAGGCGAGTGCGGCGCTGGCGGCAACTGTGCGGAGTTGGTGAGGATTGCCAAGGACCAGCGCGTGCGCGACAACGTGAAGCATCCGGCCCGCTGGGCGTGGGTCGCGAAGGTCCTCGGCAATCTCAAGGCGAGGGTCTTGTGATGCACACGTTCTTCACCGCGGACCCCCACCTCGGGCATGCCAATATCGTCCGGTATTGCAGTCGCCCGTTCACCCCGGAGACGATGGACAACGCGCTCATCGCCAACTTCAATGAGCGCGTGTCGAACGATGATACGGTCTACCTCCTCGGCGACTTCACGTTGGGCGGCCCGCAACTCGCGGCGGCCTACTTCGCGCGGCTCAATGGCCACATCCTCGTCGTTCCCGGCGGCCACGACCGCCGCTGGATTGATACGCCCATGACCAGCGGGTGCGGAGCGCAGGTGGTCATCCTTCCGGCGCTGGTCGAAGTGGAGCACGAACTGCTGGGTCGGGTCACGCTTTGTCATTACCCGTTGGCCAGTTGGCCGCGCTCACACTACGGGGCGTGGCACCTCCACGGTCACTGCCACGGGACCATCGGAATCTCGAACGTCAGCGCCGACAGACTCTTGCCGCCAGAGAATCATCGCGGTGTGCGCGTGGATGTTGGCGTGGACTGTTGGGACTACTACCCCGTATCCGCAGAACAACTCGCAGGGATTGTGCCATGAGCAAGTACGCTGGCCGTGCGTCGCCAAGGGCGCGCGGCGTTCCTTCGGAGGACACAGTGAAAGCCAAGGGTCAAGCAGGGACCGTTATTTCCATTACGCTCGGCGTCGTAGCGTTTCTCGCAATTCTACTGGTGCTGGGGTCGTGCAGTCCGGTCGAGTACGGCAACGTCCGGCTCGTCACGCAGTTCGGCGCGCTGACCGGCACGGTGTTCCACGAAGGGATGAACTGGAAAACGCCGTTCATCCAAGGGACAGTCGAGGTGCCTATCATGGTCCGCTCCTACGAGACCAGCGACCATCCCGAAAGCACGCAAGCGAACTACCCGGACTACACCGTGGATGCGCAGACCTCGGACGGCCAGCAAATCACCGTCAGTTACACGGTCCTGTTCCGCATCCCGGCGGACCGCGCCATTGAAATCGTGCGCAATGTCGGGCCGATGAAGATGGTCGTGGAGAACGTGGTGAAGGCGCACAGTCGCAACCTCGTGCGCATCCTTGCTCAGAACTACAAGGCGGGCGACCTCTACAGCGGCGTGGGCATTGCAGAGTATGAGGCCGAGGTGGGCAAGGCCCTCGAATTCGAATATGGCCGCTACGGCGTGATTCTCGACAGTTTCCTCGTGCGCAAGGTATCCTTCGACGCCGACTACGTGACCGCGATGGAGCAAAAGCAGATTGCCCTCGAAGCGGTCACGACCGAAAAGCACAAGGCCGAGGCCGCCGAATACCAGAAGCAACAGAAGATTCGAGACGCAGAGGCGAATGCCCAGTCAACCAAGTTGGGCGCGGACGCGGAAGCCTACAGCATCACGGTGCGCGGCAAGGCGCTTGCGGACAACCCGGACATCATCAAATGGGAGTTCGTGCATAACCTCGCCACCGCCAAGTGGCTGATGATTCCAAGTGACGGTCTGATACCGATGCTCAATCTCGGTGAATGATTGTCATTCGCCTCGTGAATGGGGCCGGGTATATATACCCGGCCCTCGGAGGGACCAATGCCAGACAAGCCGTGGGAGAAATGGTTGCCGCAGGTGAACGCGGCAGAGATGAGGCGGTCGCGCGGCGAAGAACTGACGGAATCGCAGGCGGCGCTTATCGAAGTCTACAACTGCATCCTCGAACTGGATAAGCAGTTTGAGCCTTTCCAGAGAATTCGGTGGGCGGAATCGGACGTAGCCCGCGCGACGCCCGAGTTGCTCCGGCACCTGCGTTCTACGCGCGACCCACTCGCACTCACTTGGACGAACATGCTGGCGGACTTGCACAAGGCGGCGGCGACGGCCTACACCGAGGAGGAAATGGCGCAATACCGCGCCGCCATCGCGCCCGGTCCCGGTGAGGAAGGATGACATCCAATGCCCGACAGTCTGACACAGCGGCTCGTTCGGCTCTCCGGCGTCTACCAGAAGATGGCAGTGCAGACATTTCCAAAAGGCGGCGTTGTCGTCTGTGAGTTGTGCGGAGACGAAAAGGCGTTCACGGTCGAGCAGGCCGCCCACTACCTCAAGTCGGGCTGGCCGACGTGCACATGCTGTAACCGCGAGATGCGCGCCATGGCCTGCCCGCGCGAGATGACGAAGTGAGCCGCATCATTGCACTGGCCAACGCGCGCAATGAAGCGCGGAACATAGACCGCTTCTGCCGGTCCTACCAGTGGGCGGACCGGATTATCATTGCCGACTGCGGGTGCGAGGATGACACTGTACAGCGCGCCATGTGCTACGAGAACGTAGAGGTGCGCCCGTTCCAAGTGCGTGTTCACCTGCCCGGCGCGACCGGCTGGCGCACGCCGCAGGGCAAGTGCCTTGAGACCCTCATTGGCTGGGCCAGCGATTATCAACCCGACTTCCTCGTCTACGAGGACGTGGACTGCGTGCCCAACGGGCTGTTGCGGAACGAAGCGCGCCAGCGTATCGAGGCCGCGACCCGACCTGTCATGCTGGCGCAACGCATCTACCTGTGGGGCGAGGACCAATGGTTCCCGAATCTCTCCACCCCGTGGGACCATGCGCAACACACGCACTGGTTCCCGACGTTGTGGGCATGGCGCGCCGACTGGGACCTTGGCCCCTTTGACTTTATAGAGCGCGAGATTCATTACCGCAACTTGCCCGAGCCTGAGCAATGCGAACGCTTTACGCCGCCACTGTGCACGCTCCACTACACGTGGCCGGACATAGCCGAGGTTCAGCGCAAACTTGACTTCCTGCGCCACGTGAGCGGCGAGCAACCGAACGCGATGCACCCGCTCAAGTTCGGCGGCCCGCTCGCGCCCTTGCCGGACTGGGCGCACATTTAGGAGGCCCAATGAAGCGTCGGAGTCTTATCATGCGAGAGGGAATGCTCGGGACGGTGCCGGGCGACCGACAGCCGTGGAGCCTAGAGGCCCTCGGCGTAGAATGGCGGCACTGGATTTTGGGTCTTGTCCTGCATCTGAATCAAGGTGGCTAGTGGAAAAAGCCATAGGAATATTCCTCCTTTGTGTGTGCTGGGAGACATTGGCTATACTCTACACTCGCACCGTTGCCCATTCCCTGCGCGATAGGCGTGGCTACGTCCGCGTCTTTGTTTTTGCCACGACCATCGCGTTGCTGGGCATCCTGCCGAGCGCGATGACGATTCTCAATCTCACTGTCGTGAACGTCGCCGCATGGGGACTAGGGAGCGGCGTCGGTGCGGTGGTGGGCCTTGCTATTTGGAGGTCGTGAATGAATAGCATTCAGGGCGCGAATAAAATGCCACCCGTTCCCGTTTGGTATTTCCCTAATAGGCAACCATGGGTAGAACTTATCCTGCGGAGCGCCATCACGACCAAGACCCGCGACTACCCGCGCCCACTCCCGTACCCCGGCTCGATTGTCGTGCTGTACGCGAGTACAAGGGCATGGGTCGGCGCAGGCGACCTGACCTTCATGCTCCGCAATCCCCTCGACATGCGCAAACTCGTGCGGGGCGCTGTTGCGGGCTTCGCCCTTGTGACGGAGGTTGGCCCCACGGCGACGGTCATGCCCCTTGCCGACGCGGAGTATTTCCAAGACGTGTTCGGCTATAATTACGCAGGGACCTACAGCATCCGGGTGGCGCATCCCTTCCGGCTCCCCGTGCCCATGAAGTGGAGTGGGCGGGGCAATCCGGGGGTCAAGCCGCACCAGCGCGTGCCGCCCGACATTCTCAATGCCGCCGCCGACTACTTCGATACCTTGCCCGCGAATGTTCGCAAGCGGCTGGCCCAGTATCAGGCCGAGGTCGAGGATGCGGCCAGTCAACTTGAGCGGCGACTTGAGCACGCACTCTTTCCCCACGAGGCCAAGTCCCTTGAGGCCGCGGGGCAGTTCGGCGGTATCGAGGAACAGATAGCGACTGGGAGGTAGGAGGAGCCTATGCCCTACGTTTTTCAAACTCCGCTTCACATGGATGACGCCGAGGAGCGCGCGCGCATTCTGCGCGAGGCGATTGCGGACATCGAGATGCAACTCGGCGACCGTGACCGGCGGGGTTTGGACGGCGAGCGATTGGACGGCGAGGACTACTTCGCGTGGCGCAAGCGTGCCCGTATCGCACTGCGCATGAAACAGGCGGAACTCGGGTTTATCAAAGGTTGGGTCAAGAGCCGCAGAGAAGCCGCCTCCGAGGCGTGGCTCGCGCGCTATGCGAGCGCACCGAACGCCTGCGAGGTGCTGTTGCGTAACATGGTGAACCTCGTGGGTGCGCTGATTGCCGAACACCGGTACACCCTATCGGACGATGAGCGCGGACTCATGGGAGCGGCGCGCCTCCTCCAAGGACACTACTCGCCCGTGACCGTCATCACCGGGTCCGCGGTCATCGAGTCGTTCGCGCCCACCGGGAGTTTCGATTATGCCCACTGACGACAGCATTATCAATCGGGTCGTTGTCGAGTTTCCGGTCAACGGGCCGGGCTATGGCGCGTTCGTGCTAGACACCCTGCGCGCCAACTACGGGCTGGCGGTCGAGATACGCGCGCTGTGGGACCGGCACAAACGTGTGCTGGGCGATGTTGTCCGCGGCGAGGGATTATCAACCGGCCTCGGTACGGTACCCCTCGGCGTTGCGCGCAACCTCGCGGTCGCCCTGCTCATGTCGGTCTACACCCAGTCGCCCGGTTCGTGGGGATTCATGTCGGAGCGCGATGCGCTCGAATGCCTGTCGCACTTGTCGGAGATACTGGGCGACGTGACCGGCTACAAGCACCCCGTGACCAATCCTGTCGGGAATCTCTCTCTCTTGATGCGGCGCTACCGCCGGGCCGCGGCGGCGGTTTTCAAACTCAGGGCGCAGGTGATGCGACTTCGGTGGGAACGCGAAACAGTCGCGGCAATCATGCGCGTTGGCGTGGACGATGCGGCGCGCCTGCGCCTGCGTATAGAGAATCAGCGCAAGGAACTGGATGACCGGCTCAAGGAACGGCAGGTGATGCGTAATGCAATCCGCGGGCTGGGGTTGTTGCGCGTGTGGGCAAAGCGCCTCGCCGAGAAACAGACGGGCGAGATGGCTGAGGCGCAAGAGGCCCTCATGGTCAAGGACTTCGCAGACCGAATGGACTGGACGAAAAAATACGAGTGAGGAGGACGTATGGCTAAACCGATTACAATTATCCCGGCAAGTGGTCAGATGGCCGCGTTCGCAAGCATGACCACGGGCAAGAAACCCGAGGCCGGAGTCGTCAGCATTCCTCTGGCATGCTTCGCCCTCGTCCAGTACGGCCCCGGCGAAAGCGAGCACGAGTTCGGCGTGGTCGGCTACGTGCTGGGCGAGGAGATATACTGCCCCGAGGGCGGTGACGACTTCCTCGGCTACCTTGGCACCGGCGAGGACGGAGTCGCGGTCTACGGCAAGGCATCCGAGGCCCGCATGGCCGAGAAACACTCTGCGCCCGTTGATGCCAAGGAAGCGGACGAGAGAGTTGACAAGTAGACCGCCCGTGGTACAATAACTGCGTGTGTCCTCTAGGTGTAGGCGCAAGGGGTCACGGCTTCTAATCCTTTCACGTGGCCCCTTGCACCGCCTAGCGCGGAGGCTTCATGGACCGACGCGATGACCTGAGTGTAAGCGATGACTTCGCCGCGGCTGTCCTTGCGACGGTCCTTCCCCACGTAGGCTTTGACAATACCATAGGGCGCGCAGACCTGCTCACGCGATTGATGGCGCGCGGCTACACGACCGTAGACCTCGACCGCAAAATGCGCATTGCTATCCATGACCTCCGCAACCAAGGGCACGACATCATTACCAATCCGGCGGGCGACGGCTACTGCATGGCGGGCAGTGCGGCCGAGGCGATTGCGTGGGCCGAGCACAAGATGCTCCCCAGCGCGCGTGATATGTTCCGCACGGTCAACGCCGTGATGCGGACCGTCCAACGCAAGTACCCGCTCAAGCAACTGGCGATGGACAACATTCTGGCGGAAACTGGCCGACCGGGCCTGCCTACAATAGTTTCATAAAGGAACCATAATAGATGCTGTCAGGAAACAAGCCGAGCGCGGCTCCCGAGGTGAGGGGACAGGGCCTCAACCGAAAATACAATCTCTACCGGTACGGCTGGGGCAACAACGAGGTGTGCAAGGCGTGGATGGGTGCGGTCGTGCGGGTGCTTGCCGTTGGCCGGAAGCAGACGGCGCTCATTGAGCGAATCGGCGACGGCGCGCGCATGACTACGAGCCTGCGCGCGCTCAGGAGAATCAAGTGAGAGCCTTCTACCCCGGCGGCCCCAACAGACTGCCCGACCCCGAGTCGGGCGAGCATCTCGACTACGGGGTGATGCTCGGATGCGTGGATGTGCTGGCCCTGATTATCATTGGCCTCGTGGCGACCGTCACGCTCTATGGCCTGTGGTACACGATTCGCGAAATTGGACAATTGATTCACTAGGAGGCAACATGGCAGACGAGTTTAGTTGGGAAGGCAAGGAAGCGCAGTTCCCCAAGACCATCTATGCGGGCATTCCCGACTCGGACGAGGACGGTGCGTATGTCCCGGCATTCTCGAAGATGGTTGAGGTCGAGGACATAAAGCCGGGCACGGAATGCCTTGTAGGGGTCTACCAGTTGGCTGAAATCCGGCACATCACCGTGGACGTGAATATCCGCGCGGCGATGCAAGTCGAGCCGGAGTAGCGCAAACATTTTCAATAGGAGATAGCACATGAAGCGAATAGCACTGATTGCCGCATTGCTCGTACTGATGGTTGGCTGTCTGCCTTCGCCAGTGCTCGTGGCCACGCCGAATGTCGTGGTCATCACGTCGCCGCCCATCGAGGTGACGCGGGAGGTACAAGTCACGCGCGTGGTCCCGGCGACCCCGCTCCCGGCGACCGTCGCGCCGACCGTCCTTCCGACCTACATGGCGACCGAGCCGGTCGTGCAATTCACCGACATCACATGGACGCGCGACGCGAAGGTTCCTCGTATCTGCATCAATCAGGGCGTCGCCTTCAAAATGGTTCTCGAAGGCAAGCCGGGGCTGGATGTGGTTTATCACATCAACCACTATGACGGCGCGGGCGTCAAGACCTATCGTAGCAAGGACTTCGCAGGCACCATCGAAGCCGACGGCAAGTTGGTCAAGTCCTTCCAAGAGTCGTTCACGTATCAGAGCAAGTGGCGCGTGCAACTGGTCATCACGTGGCCGCTTCCGCTGGTCACGCGGAACGCAAGCATCACTGTGGACTGCAACTAGGAAGCGCCTCACGGCGCAATGCAACTGACTTTGGCTCCGGGTCTCGTCAAACAGGCCCGGAGCACATGGGGCCGAGGGCGCGCTTCGGCGCAAGGGACTACTGTCCCTCACGGTAGGCACTCGACCCCAGTATGACCGGGCTGGGCGCAAACGGCGACGGCTCTCGTAGCATGTTACGAGGTAAAGACGCCGGACGGTCGCTCCGATAAGCGCCCGGCCCGAGGGGCTAGGTAGGAGTCGCCTAACGAGCGACTCCGGTGGTCGCCTTGCGACCTAAGCCGCGCGAGCGGGGGAGCCTAGCCCCTACGGAGAGATAGCCAAGCGGCGAAGGCACCCGTCTGATACGCGGGTGGGCGTAAGCCCCTCGGGCGTTCGAATCGTCCTCTCTCCACTAGCGGGGCGGCAAATCCAAAGGCTGGCGTGGGTGATGATTGTCGGGGTGAGGGGAACACTCAATCCCGGCACAAGCGGCGGTGGCCGCCGTCTCGGGGTGAGGCCACAAGAACGCCAACCTTGCCGCCCCGCTTTCTGATTTGACAAACTATTCCGCACGTGGTATGATAGGGATGCTCACAGACTAGCGAGCGGAGGTGATGCGATGAACGAGGTCCTTGAGAACACAATCACCCCGTGCGATTCGGCAAGCCGAGTTATTGCCAATTTCTATGTGCAACTCGGGCGCGATGACTGGGAGAATGCGCGCCGCATTGGCATCGAGCGCAGGGACCGCGACCGGGAGGAGGGTATCGTGGAACTCGCCACTCACCCGGAGATTTGTCTCGACCCCGACGAAACAGCCACCAACTACGGCGCGGAGATGGCGGCGGCGATGTGGCTCAAGGTGCCATTCGACGAGAACACCGACCCGCGCAAAGCCCTGAAGTTCGACCTGCTGTTTCGTGGCCTGAAGATTGACGTGAAGCGTCCGCACGTTCGGGCCAAGGCGCTGTCCATTCCGCCACACACGCGCGACGGCTGGTGCGACATCTACTTGGTTGTCCAGTGCGTCGGCCGCCGCTACAAGGTAACGGGGTGGATGCGGGCGGCGGAGGCGCGGACAGAGAAATACTGGAACGATGGTTGCGCGAAGCCGTGCTGGCAGGTTCCGTTCGGGGACCTGCGCGACCCGATTGACCTGCTCCTCGCGGAGGGACTGCCATGAAGCAACCCGACGGCGGCATGCGCATCACAGCGGTTTCCGTGCTCGCGCTTATGGCCATCGGCCTAACCTCCGTGCTCGCCGCGCTCAACTTTGCGGGGATTATCAATGTGTCGTGGTGGGTCGTTACCGCGCCGGTGTGGATTATCCCCGTCATCACCGTCGCGCTCGTCCTCGTTTCCCTCACACTCCTCGGCCCCGACATTATCAAAACCTACCGTTCCGAGAGCGCCTACAGGCGGTCAATTCGTCAGAAGATTGCCGAATTCCTGCGTCGTCCCAAGCCTTGACAACTATTCCGCCTGTGGTATAATAAGGTCAGTCTAAAGCCTACCGACGGGAGGGCGGAATGACTACCAAAAAGGAACGTCAAGAAGCGATGTTCAAGGATTTGTTTGAGAAGGCGCACGAGGCCGGGACGGCCGCGGCGTTTCTCACTCAGCCGGTGCCGATGGTTGTCGAGGAGCACCGGAGTATGCTCGATGACGCCTCGCCGGTTGTCAAGCAATGGTATGTTCCGGGCGGCGTGTGCGGCTTTGCGTGGGTGAGTATCAAGCCCGCCAATGGTCCGGCGGCTCACTACGCGGTCAAGAACTGCGGCGCTCGCCCCGACTCGTACTACGGCGGCGTGAGCATTTGGGTCAGCGACTTCGGCCAGTCCATGCAAATCAAAGAGGCTTACGCGCAGGCTTACGCGCGCGTGCTGGCTGATGGCGGAGTCAAAGCCTACCCCATGTCGAGGATAGACTGACGGCCCGCGCTTCGTGATAAGGGGCAAACCATGACTGTACCGATGATTGTCGCCCTGTGCGTTCTTGCGGGCATTGCCTGCCTGATGCTGGCGAACGCCAACTTTCCGCATCGGTGCGAGGGCATGGTCACGCGCACCACGGCGACCGGTCTGAGCCAGAAGCAGTGCGCGCGCATTGCCGTGAACGGGCGCATCTACTGCGAGGCACACCTGCGCGCCATGAACGACGGAGCAAAGTGATGAGTTTCGCTAAGGGCAGTCAGGATTGGGGAGGGCGGCGAAAGGAAAACCCGGAGGGCGCGCCGCGCGTGACGAGACAGGACGTACTCGACCGCGCGCGCGAGTTGGGCCTTCAGGTCAAGCGCGACGGCCTATACGGTATGTCCGGCAGATGGTTGTACCTCGATGGCAAGGCGTGGCGGGGTCTCGGCAACACAAACTTTCGCGCCGTCGAGAGGATGCGCGCTATGATTGGTGGCCCGGATTGGATTCTGCCGGATGGAGGGGCCGATGCTAACTAGACGCGAGAGCGAGGAACTCGACCGGCACATCACCGGCAACTATGGCGAGGACCAGTTCCGCGACTGGAACCGATTTGACGGCCTCGACCCGGACGGTCCGATTCCCGAAGAGGACTACATCCCACGCCACAAACAGAAGGGCCGCGGCAAGCGCGTGAGCAAGTGTTATCACAAAGGTAGCGGTGCGCGCAAGGGCGGGGAGCCTAAGCGGTCCAACCCGTTCCCCGAGGATACCTACGAGTTCTACGAGTGGCGCGCCGGATGGCTGGGTATGGACAAGTGGGCGCGCGAGAATCCCCAAGAGCAATGGCCGGAGCCACGACAATGATGCAGGTCGGGTGGTGGGGCGTTCCCGGCTCACACCGGGATGGCACGCAGGTCCACATCTCCGCGAGCGCGCACAAGGCGCTCTGCGGCGACACGTTCGTGCCGCACTCCGAGTTCCAGTGGTGCGCACACGACGTGGCCTTCGGTCTGTACCTTGTCGAGTGCGAGCGGTGCGTCAAGAAATACGTGTACGTCTCTCAGTTGGAGGTGAAGCAATGAGCGAACACACACGAGACTATCGCTCGGTTACTCTTGGCATGACGGAGGGCGATGGCATGGGGGTCCAGCGCATCAGGGCCGTCGCGGCGATAAACCTCATTGACGGCATGCCGTTCGATTGGGGAGTCTATATCGGCACCGGGAGCGACGAGCACATTGCGGCCTACGGCATGAAGCAACCGCCGAATGTCGGGGCGGCCCTGTTCCTCGACCTGCCCGCGGCCCTCTACCGAAAGTAAGAGGGGAGAACAAAACGAATCCCATGCGCCGTTGGATTCCGAACTCGGAGTTTGAGGATTACAAGTGGCATCGTCGCGCCGAACGCATCGCGGCCCGCAACCAGCCGCCTGCGCCAAAGGCCGCGCCGCCGCCGCCGGACCCGCCACCGACACTGCGCCAATGGTGGTGCCTCAGGTGCAACAACGCGGTGTTCGGGGGCAAGGCGATGCGCCAAGTAGTGCGCACCAAGGACGGCCGCGATGTGCATTGCTACTGCGGTGGAGACTGCGAGTTGAGGATTGTGGAGGGGCGAGGATGACCAACCAACCGAAGCCGCCGGGCGAAACACCGCTTGAATTGAAAAGATACATCGCATTGAGGGCGCACACCGTCGCGCGTTGGGGGCGGAGTATGCCACATGGCGCAAAGCGGCGGGAGGATGAGATGAGCGAGAAGCCGGATGCCCCCATGAGCGACAAGGAGCGCGCCGACCGCCTTGAGGGGATGTTAGATAGATGCCTAGATACTATCGTTGACCTCAAGGCGGAGAACGCGGCGCTGAGGGATGAGCGCATTGTGCTTGAGAAGGCCTTGCGATTTGCCACATGTAGATGTGAGGGTGCGCCATACTCCGATACATCCATGCACGATGACGAATGCCCATACACCGCAATTCTACGCAAAGCCGCAGGAGGGACATGATGGACGCGAAGGAAACACTGGAACTTTGGCGCGATGCCAGAGAGCACTTTGAGACTGGCGACCTCCAGCACAAAGAAGGCGAGTGCATTGCCGCATTGCGAACTCTGTGGGATGCGCTTTCGGAAACCCTCGCGGCCAAGTTCGCCCTCGAAGCGCAGGTGGCGGAGACGGAGAAAGAATTGGCCGAGGGTGACTATTGGATGATGCGGGCCAAGGACTTCGCCGCAAACGGAGGGTGTCCATCCTGCTTTGCCTCCGACGAGGCTGGGCACAAGGACGGATGCGAAGTCGCCGCCCTCGAAGCGCAGGTGGCGGCCATGCGGAAGGCGGGGGGCAAGTTGGCCGACAGACTCATCGGCCTTCACAAACCGTTGGTAGGCAGGCCAATAGACCGCGAACTTGCGGATTGGCGCAAGGCGGCGGGAGGGTGAGATGAGCGAGAAGCCGGATGCCCCCATGAGTGAAGAGGAACGGGCCGACCGCCTCGAAAGAATGGTAGACACACTGGCGGGCACCGTCGTTGACCTCAAGGCGGAGAACGCGGCGCTGGTGGCAGAGTGCGACATGGCCTTGGCCGTGACAGTAGAACGGGATGGCCTCAGCGGTAGGTTGACGAATGCCCTCGCCCGCATTCAGGCATTGGAGCCTTTGATAACCGAGAACGCGGCGCTGAGGGAGGCGGCGGCAAATCTCGTGGCCGGTGCCATCTTCAATCAGACCGGCGTAGTGATAACCAACGCGGCGCTGTATGCACTACGCGCCGCCCTGCGCCCCCGGACGCACGGCGCGATGGCGAGTGAATGTCAAGAGTGGCGCGAGATGCTTGAGAAAGCCGCGAGGAGGGACATGATGGACGCGAAGGATAAGCACAGTTGCGCCGAGCCACGTTACTTCATGGACACAGCCGTTGTTGAAACGGATGACGGGCCTCCTCAACCAAGGCAGGCCGCATTCCTGATGTGTACCCAAGAGGGCTGTGCTTTTCATCTCGGCGATTATGGGGAAATTGTCGCATACATTCGTGGCCTCGAAACCGCCAAGTCCTCCCTCGAATCGCGGGTGGCGGAGTTGGAGACACTTCTGCGCGACGCCGACAATTGGGTGAATTGGCCTCGAGGAATTGCCAAGCGGGTGCGCGCCGCCCTCCGCTCCGCCGATAAGGGAGGGACATGATGGACGCGAAGCCGCAAACTGCACTCGTGATGTGGCAGGACAGCGTTGACCTGAGCCGCAGGTGTGCCAACTACAACCCGAGTCGCCAAGCACTCATTGACGTTGCAGACTATGCCCTCGCCCTCGAATCGCAGGTAGCGGAGTTGGAGAGGATAACGGAGGTAGCACTCAAGATTGTCGCCCAAACTTTGAACGAGGCACGCTTTACGCATGTGCGCTGGCAAGCATGTGAGCGCATCAATGAGAAGTTGGGGAGAGCACACATCCCGCTTTGTCTGTTCGACCACGGCGGGATTGCCGACGCTGGGCATTGCATGGCGGGAGGGTGACGATGCCCCGACTGAATGAAGGTCGGGCCGTTGCTTTGCACTGTGGCTATTGCGGCGACCCCGTGTGGGAAAACAACGGGCACCTGTGCAAGAAATGTAGGAAGTACGAGGAGGAACTCAGGAGCGCCGAAAGGATACGCGAGCGGAACCTGAAGTTCTCGGAGCGCGCCCTTCACTTTCTCCTTGTGAGGGACGCAATGGCTGACTGCCCTCTGTCGCCGGGTTTGCCGATGAGCGTTGTTGAATTGCATACGATGCTCAAGGATGGGGTCCTTTCGCCGGGGTCGTTGATATGCGAGGGGGACAGTCCCAAAAAGGTCTTTAGGGTCCGTGCGAATCCGCTTCCGCACAAGGTACTGCCACACGAGGTATCGGACCGCATGAGACGCAAGGCGGAGGTGTTTCGCTGGCTTGCCCCCGTGAAGGCGACTCGTTAGGACTTCACTTTTCAAGCCTACTTGCGTCTATCCCAAAGTTGGGGTATTCTGTAAGGGTGGCCCGTAGCGTTGGCGGCCCAGCGCGCCGACTGGGCAGGGGTGGTGTATGGCGTGGCTGATTGTCGGGGTCCTGTTTATCATTGCCGGAGCGGTTGGCTGGCTGAATGAGCGGCGTCGGCGCAACCTGAAAGGCCATGGATGACCATTGACCGTCAGTACGCGGAATCCGACAACGAGCGCGGGCGGACCTACCAAGTCCATACGGCACTCGTCTGCCCGGACTGCGGCGATGTCACGGACCTGAACGCTCCGTGCCAAGGCACCGGCTATCACTACATCACCGCCAAAGGCGAAGTGGTGGCGATGTTCGAGCGGCCCTTTTATCACCCAGCGTGCGAGCACAGACCCATCGTGATATTCGGCGTACTGACCACGAGCATCGGGTCTGGCAGTTGGTTCGACCTGTTCAGGCGCGTAGTAGAAATCATGGCGGGCGGGAGAGACGGGCAGGATGCCAAGAATGGCGAGGGAGCCACGGGGCGCTCTGACGCTGACGGTCCCGCGTCCTAGTCTTGAGGGCGGGGAGCCTGTTGTCTTTGCCTACGCGGGGATTGTCATTCCCCCGAGCGAGAGCACGCGATTCTTCGGCCAGTGGGTCTACCTGCGCATACGCGAGCCGGAGATGGAAGTGGTCACGCAGGTGAGTTCGTTCTACGACCTCGCCGTGCTCGGCTATCTGGTCGGGCGCGGGATTACCAATCTCATCGAGGTCAACTACGGGCCGCTCCAACTCTACCGATGGATTGGGATGGATGCGTTCCTGCGGAACGCCGTGGTCGGCACCGTGCTCGACCGTACCGTACTCAGGACCCCCTACTCGTGCTGGACGCTACTGCAACTTGACTTTCAACTACCCAGCGGCAAGCCGCCCGTGCGTCACCTGTACTGGCACGAGGTGAAGCCGCTGTTGGAATACGTCCGGGCCGCAGGGATTATCATTCCGGGCGTGTCGAGCGCGGATGCTTTCGACCTGCCCACGCCCCGCTACGAACCGGCGCGCGACTACACAGATGGAGGCGCAGAATGAGCATCCCGCTGTTGCCTGTCCTGAAGCCGGTCCTGAAACCGGTCCTTTGCTCAGTTGTAGGCCACGACTGGAAAGACGAAACAATCACCGAAGGCATCAAACGCCTGCGGTGCGCCCGTTGCAGTGAACTCGGATACCCGGTGCCAAATGGCATGGAGCGCCCTGACTCCAACCTGAGTGGTGCCAATGGCACAACGGAAGCCGAAGTCTCGCAAGACGGCCAAGAGTCGCGCGCCCCTGACGGGCGCGGCATCCAACCGTAGACCAACCAAGCCAACGCGCACGCGCCGGGAGGTAGCCGCTACCGTCAAAGAGCGGCTGGACTACCCCTCGCCTCCCCCCGCGCCACTGCCCGGCATTCGTCCCCCCGATTTTCAATCAGAGATTGCATCGAGCGATTCCGAGCGATGTACGGCTCGGCGCAAGGTGTGCCGCAATCCCGCGACCGGGTGCGAGTACCGCTACCCGCGTGGCGACCCCTCGACAGTATGCCCCGTGTGCGGATTTCCGCGCCGGTGCAAGAACCACGTTGCGCCGGGTTTCAGTGTATGTCGCATGCACGGGGCGAATCCGAAAGGTATCAAATCTGCTAAATATATGGTTTCGTCCCAAATCAGTGCGGCATTCAACCGCATCATAGCGCACCCGTCGCTCCTCGAACTCAGCCAAGAGATTGCCCTCGCGGCCACGCGCACCGACCAAATCATGGAGATGATGAACGACAACAACCCGGCGGCCAGCGTGGATGTCATCATGCAGGCCGCCAACATGATTGAGGTCGGCATTGTCACGCATCAGGACTCGCAGGTACGAGCGGGCATGGCTCTGTTGCGCGCCGCGCTCGACCCGGCCTTTATCACTAAGCGGCTGTGGGAGGAGTTCCGCGAGAACACCGAACTCATCCGGCGCTTGAGTGAGACGGAACGTAAGTGGGGTTTCGCCAACAAGCAGGCGGTCCCCATCAATCAGGTCCTCGAATTCACCGTGTGGCTTCAGCAGTTGGTGCTCAAGTACATCCCCAACCCCGTAGACCGAGGCGCGTTCGCGCGCGAAATCCGCTCAGTGTTCCCCGTAGCCGCCGCCGAGGCCGCCGGGATACGCACAGGAGGCATCGTAGATGTCGTCAAGAGAGATTAGGCCGTGGTGGGCCAAGTGGCCCATCGCCCGTCTGTTGTGCTTTTTCAATCGCCACGTCTACATCATCCGCTCCAACCCAACCGGAATCGGATTGGGTTTCTGCTATCACTGCGGCGAGTACGTCGGAGGTTAGCCCGTGGTTGTCCGCGACACGCAGTACAAATTCCGCATCCCGCCCGAGGACTGGATAAGCGACAGGGCGGTTGGAATCGCGCAAGCCGCCGACCCGCCGGAACCGAACGACCCGGCAGTGGCGGCCAAGATGCGTGCCGCCCGCACGTCGCTCATTGATTTCACCGAGCATACCTACCCGACCTACAAGACCGAGGAGTTTCATCGGCACCTTGCCGGGGCGTTGCAGAAGGTCGTCATCCCGCGCGCGGACGGCACGCGCGAGATTCCCAAACTGATGATTTTCGCGCCGCCCCAGCACGGCAAGTCGGAACTGGTGAGCATCCGCACGCCGCCCTTCTGGCTGGCGCACAACCCGGACTTGCCCGTTGCGCTCATTTCCTACGCGGCGGCCAAAGCCTACGACAACAGCCGACGCGCGCGCAGTGTCCTTGAGTCCGACGCCTACCGCGACATCTTCCCGTACATCAACGGGGACCCGAACAACCGGCGCGTCACAGATTGGCACATCCTCGGGCGCAAGGGCTATGCGCTGGCCGCGGGCCTCGGCGGCCCTATCACCGGCCACGGGTTCGGCCTTGGCATCATTGATGACCCGTTCGAAAGTTGGGCGGACGCGCAATCGGAGACCATGCGCGAGGGGGCGTGGAGTTGGTACGACGGCACGTTCCGCACCCGCATGTGGGAGAACAGCGCGGTCATCTTTATGATGACGCGCTGGCATCTCGACGACCTCGCGGGCCGCCTGCTCGAATCCGAGGGCGAGGTAACAGAGGGCGGGGAGTGGACTGTCCTGCGCTATCCGGCGCTCGCAGAGGAAGGCGACATTCTCGGGCGCGAGATTGAAGCGCCTTTGGCCCCCAAGCGATTTTCAAAGACGTTCTTGCTCGACCTCAAAGAGAAGGCCAGCCCGTTCGTCTGGAATGCTGAATACCAACAGCACCCGATTGCCAGCACCGGCGACGTTTTCAATATCGCCCGGCTTCAGATTGTGGACGCACTGCCTGCGGAGGTCGCCGAAGTTGATGCCCCTGACGAGCCGGGCAAACCTCCGCGCATAGTCGAAGTCCACAAGGGCACACGCTACTGGGACCTCGCGGGTACAGAGGCCAAGACATCCAAGAGCGACCCGGACTGGACCGTAGGTACAGGTCTGACAACGTTCGAGGCCAAGTCGTTCATTTGGGATGTGGTGCGCATGCGCGCGTCACCCGAGGGCGTGCGCGCGACCATCGGGTTGACGGCGCAGACGGATGGACGCAGGGTGCGGGTCCGCATCGAGCAAGAAGGTGGGCAGGCGGGCAAGGCGCAGGTGCAGGACTACATTGGCTTCCTCCAAGGATTCGACGTTGACGGCGACCTGCCAAGCGGCGACAAGCGGGTACGCGCCATGCCGCTCGCCGCTCAGGTGAACGCTGGCAACGTGTTCCTGCTCCGCGGACCATGGAACAAGCAGTTCATGGCCGAACTTGCCGAGTTTGACCACGGCAAGCACGATGACCAAGTGGACAGTGCCGACGGAGCGTTCAACATCGAGACCGGCCAGCCGAAGTGGCGCAAGATTGGATTCAAGGCAATTTCGGGGCCAAGATAGCCTATCGCAAGGTGCAAACATGCTTTATCAATCATTCCTGCACTGGTATGCTTTTCTCGACAGGCAGTTCCTTGGCCCCCCGGATTCGGGGTGCTCGCGCAAGCCCGCCTACGGCGGGCGCACGGTCGTTAGCCTAAATCCTCGCACAGCGAGGTTGGAGAATCCACATGGCAAAGCCTACTGACCCAACCGATAACGCGCGCGCCCTGCATCTGCCCGCGTACCTCAACCGCGTGGTCCCCTACTGGGGGCATCCGGGCTGGCTCATGGCCGAGCGGTGGCGCTCGTTCGTGCGCAATCAGGCGCTCTGCCTCGTCTGTCGCGACACACTCATTCAGAACGTATTATCAACCCCGTGGGATGTCGTGGCGAAGGACCCCGGCGACAAGCAAAGCCCCAGCCTCAAGAAGTCCATTGACCGAATCAAGAAAGTCCTCGAGGACGCCGAGGGCGACTTCGACACATTCTGCGAACTCGTATTGCAGGACATGCTCGACATTCCGTTCGGCGGCGCGTTCGAGGTGGGCCGCGAGGACGACTCGCCCGACGGCGATGTGCTGTGGATAGAACACATTGACGGTGCGACACTTCTGCCCACTGGCGACCCGGATGACCCGGTTGAACAACGGGTCAAGCAGATGCCCACGCGCACCGTCAGATTTCCAAAGTATGCCATCGAGCGGTTGTACGTGACGCCGCGCCCGGAGATTGACCGCAAGGGATGGGGCATGGCCCCGCCTGAGAAGGCGTACCTCGCCATTGAGATGCTGTTCCGCGGCGACCGCTATTACGCGAATCTCTTGCTCGACACGCCCGAGGCGGGCATCCTCGACCTGATTGACATGGAGGAACAGGATGCCGAGGATTGGATTGCCAATGCCAAGGCTCTGTTCACTGGAATCGACGGATTCAAGGTGCCCGTTCTCTATCAGCACACAAAACCCGCCGTGTGGATTCCTTTCAACCGCCCTCCCACCGACCTGCTATACGACAAGACAACCATCAAGTACGCGCAAATCCTTGCCGCGGCTTACGGGATGCGACTCTCTGACATCGGCATGGAGGACATGGGCGGCGAGAAAACTCTTGCGGGCGTTATCCGGGGAGAGCGGCAATCGAGGCGCAGTGGACAGGCACTTGTCCGAACCAAACTTGAGAACGCCATGGACCGCGTTGTTGGAGACAAACTCAAATTCATCTGGAAGATAGACGATGACGAAGTGACGCTCGGCAAGGGCCGCGCCGTGATGACATACGTGCAAGGGCTGACGGCCGCCAAGGAAGCGGGTTTCATTGACGCGGCGGAAGGGCGGCGCGAATTGGTCGCGACCGGCGTGCTCAAGGTCGAGATTGACCCCGAGGCTTTGCCTCCGCCTCCGGCGATGCCCGGCGCTATTGACCCGGCGACCGGCCTTCCCATCATGCCGCCGAATCCTCTTGAGGCGGCGGCCAGCGGCACGTCATCCGCGGAGTTGGGCGGGGTCCCCGTGAGTCAGGGCGGGCGAGGCGATAGTGGACTGCTGACACAGCGCGGTATTGCCGGAACGCGAACCACAGAGCAACTGCAAGCCGAGATGGCGCGGATTATCAAACCGGCGCTCACCCTCGTGGTCGAGCGCGCCGAGGAACCGCGATTGCGCAGGCTTGTGCGCGCGGTAACAACGGCCATGGTCCCCAAGGTGGAGCGAACTTTCCTCGACCTCACCGATGAACAAATCGAGGAAACGTGGCTCCCCGAGATGCTGGCCTTCGACTTCGACGAGCCGAACGAGGTCGAGAACGCCGTGTTGCGAAGTGAGGCCGACGAACTGCGGGTCGAGGTCGAAAAGCATCTGGCCGATGACCCGTGGTGGAGAACAGCCACCGACGCCCGCAAGGACGAAATCATGGTCGTGATGCGCGCGGCGGCGGAGGCCGGGGCGGTGAACGCGGGCTATGCCATCGTGCACGCGCTGTACGAGGCGGGCCAGCGGCGTGACTACGCCATGACGGGATATTCATTCAACCTCAGGAACAGGGCGACCATCGCCTTGCTTGAGGAGCGCGCGGCTAATCTCGTGCGCTGGGTGGACGAAGCGACCAAGACCTTCATCCGGCGTGTCGTGGTAGCCGGTGTGCGGCAGGGTTTGAGTTCGCCGGAGATTGCGCAGGCCATTCGTGACGGCGCGACCGCCGAACACATCCTGCAAGTAGATGGCTTCATCGGCGATGTCACGAAACTCATCCGCGAGGGACTCGTGGAGATGAGCGAGGCGCGGAGCAACTCGATTGTCAATACCGAAATCGCGCACGCCGAAACGACCGGGCGACTCGTGCAGTTCAAGATGTCCGGCCTGACCACGAAGGCGTGGGTCCACCGCGGCAAACGCGGCGTAACAGCCAAGGGCAACGTGCACCCATGTCCCCTGTGCGCGGGCAACGAGGCCATGGGTTTTGTGCCGATTGACTTTGCGTACCCGACCGTGTTCCGCAATGAACCGTCGCCCGTGCCGCCCGCGCATCCGAGCGTGTGCCACTGCGACATCATGTTCAACGAGGCCGAACTTCTGGCCAAGGTGGGGACGAACGAATACCGTCCGTGGAACGGGCGGTAGCACATGCGGACTTTCACGGAGAGCAGGGATTATCAACCTGCGTCATGGCGGGATGTGAAGTTCAGGTCGCCGCGCGGTCGGCAGACTGAGCGAACGGCGAGCGTAACCTGCCCGTGCGGGCGGGTGTATGGATTGCGAGAGGGAGAGGTCGAGCACGACGGAACCGTGAGGACGCGGCTGGTTTGTCAGTGCGGTTTCGATGACATGATTCGCCTTTCAGGCTGGGAGGCGAGCGCCGAGGGAGGCGTTAGCGAGGGACGGCCAGCCCAGTTGGCCAGCGCGCCAACAAATCTGACGGGAGGTTAGCATGCCAAGGGCAACAGCAACAGCAACAAGCAAGGCGGCGAAGGACGCGACGGAACCGAAGGCGACGGACACCACGAAGGTCCTGCCCGACGATGGGCCGTCGAAGGTACCGCCGGAACACGCGACGGAGATTTACCACATCCGGCGCACCCTAGCGCGCGCGAGCAACCCTGCCGCGGGCGCGTGGACTGGACCGGACGCCGACGAGGGAATAGGTAAGATGCTCAAAGAGGGTTGGGGCGTCAAGGATTTTCAAATCCTTGGCATCAACCCGGAAGGTGTACTCGCGCTGTGGATTCTGACCCGCTCGGAAGAGGGAGCGGGGCTGTCGGAAGCCAAGCACATCGTCCGCACGTTGTCGGGCGGCGGCCAACTTGGCACGGTCACGGGCTTTCAGGCCGATGCCGTGCTGTCGGGCTACCTGTCGGACGGCTGGCGGCTTGAGTTCGTGCGCAACATCGGCTTCGACACCAACGGCATCAACATGGCGTGGATGCTCGTGCGATGAACCTTATCGCCTATGCGGTCGTGGGGCGGCTCCTGATATGGCTCTGGCAGACATCCGGCCCCACGACTCGCATCTGGAAGTTGCATCCGTTTCTCACTGAGCAAGCGGAGTGCGACTTTTGCACCGGCTGTTGGGTGTACTTCGCGCTGGCCTTTCTGTTCGGGCAGAACTGGCTTGCGCCCATCTACGTGCCTGTGCTCAGTGAGTTCGTCACGGGCGTTGTGGCGAGTTTCATTGCCCACCTCGCATCGGCCGGGTGGCAAATGAAGTGGGGAGTGGTCGAGTTGCGCTAGAAAGAGGCGGCCATGCACATGCCCTCGTGGGCGGCGCAGATTATCAACAGGGCGGCGTTAGCGGAAGCCAATCGCGCCGCCTATGCCTGCGCGTTCCTGTCGCGCTACGGCGACGACGATGTTGACGAGGCGGCGCTTGCGAAGATTGCCGCCTACCAGCGCCGTGTCTCCGGCATTGCCGGTGTTCTCAAGCGCCCGTTCGAGCCGCAGGAGCCGGGCACCTTCCACATCTCGCTGGCCTACTTCCCCGACGCGACCGACGAACAGATAGCGGCTCTGAAAGAGAACCTGTCGCTTCCGATTCCGTTCATCGTGACCGCGCGCGGGATAAAGGTCTTTCCGCCCAATGGCGAGGGCCTGAGCGCCGTCGTGTTGGACGTGACCGCAACGCCCGCCCTCCTGCGCCTGCAATCGGAGATTATCAATCGGGCACTCTCGATGGACCTGAAACTGGGCGACTTCGCGGACCCGACAATCTACAGTCCCCATGTCACCCTTGGGTATAGCACCCTTGAGCAGAAGGACGTACCGACCAGCATCGAGCCGTTCGAGTTGTGGGTCCGCGGATTTTCAATCACGCGCCACGACTACGACGTACAGTTGGATGTACGACTACCGCTCGTGCGCGAGCGCGGGCCGCTCGTGACCAGCGGCGGCCCCGGCTCCGGGCACTTCGGCCACGAGGGTAGGCCGGGCGAGGTCGGCGGCAGTCTGCCCGGCGGAAAACTCTCTGTAGTTTATGACGAGCACCTAACAACCGAGGCCGAATACCGGAACGGAGTTATTGCCGTCGGGCCGAAGTTTTACGAACTCGACGATGCGGGACGGGCGCAAGTCATGGCGCACGAGGAAGGTCACGCCCTGAGCGACCAAATGCTGGCCGATGGGCGGGCGTTCGCGCTTCAAGACCAAGGTGCATTCACGGGAAAATTCGGCGACGAGACGGTTGATGGAATCAACGGACAACTTACTCCGGGCGAGAACGTAGCCGAGGCCTATGCTGTATGGAAACTCGACCCCGATTGGTTGTTGGAGCACTACCCACTTGCGCATCAGGCTATCGCCGAAGCGATGGCGCGCGGCGGATTGTCCACTGGGGAGCCGGGCGAGGGTGGATTATCCGAGGAGCACCAGAAGATATGGGAGGAGACCCGCGCCTCCTACGAGACTGCTCTCGCCGAGAAGTACGGAGTCGCCGAGGAACAGCACTGGGACACGGGGACATGGATTGGGAGTGACGGCCGACTGCTTGCGCCCAACCAAGACCATCAGGCAATGGCCCTCGACGTATTGGGCTGGGGTAAGGACCTGACGCCCGGAACGAAGGAATGGGACGATAAGGGCGAGGCCGCGACGAACGAACTCGTGGCCGCCGGGTTGATTCGGTACAACGTGGCCGAGGCGGAGGTGTTCTTCGACATTCCCTCGAGGGAGGAAACGACGCATAAGCAGAAGGACGCCATGGCGCGCATCTTGACGATGCTTGCCGCCCGCAATGGGCAATGGCCATATCTTGCCATCAATGTCGGCCCGCCGTTTGAGGAACATGATTACGAGGGAAGCATCATGGGCGTGAGGGAAGGATACAGATTCCTCGGCCTGTCGGAAATGGGCTATGGCGACAAGGTTATCACACGCGGCGGACCCGGAAGTGGTCACTTTGGCCACGAGGGTAGGCCGGGCGAGGTCGGCGGAAGCGCACCCTCGGGCGGATTGTCAACTGGCGAGGCGGGCGCGCCCATTCGCCTGACGAAGGCGGCGCTGAATCGAATCCTCACGTGGTCATCCAGCCGCTACAATATGTACCCCAAACACGTCGCGGTGCAACTTGCCTACGAGGTCCTGAACGGGGAGCGACCTGACGCCCCGTACCTGCTCCTCGAATCCGGCAACTACACGGAGGCGGCGGGCGGATTGTCATACGGCGAGTACATGGTCAATGGCCCCGAGGGCTACATTGTCGGCGGCAAGTACAAGGGGAGCGGGAACACTATAACGAACCCGGCCGACTTCGAGGAACTTGGCCCGCGCACCTACTTCGACATCGGCCTGAGGACGGGCGAGCCGTGGGCAGTGCACGGCGCGCGGCCGGACCTGTACGATTGGCAAGACGAGACCGTAGAACACATCCCGAAGGAAATGACCGACCGGGTGTGGGGCTACCATGCCGAGGCCGCGGGCGACATTTTCCGCGAGGTGGCCTTGCACGGTTCGGACGCGCCAGATGGCGGCTACCTGACGGAGAAACTGAAACGGGTCGAGAAGTCCTACCGAACCAGCGACCGCGACATCATCTTTTCCAATCCCCTCGCCCCCGATGACGAGGCGCGCCGGGTCGAGATGCTCGATGCGTGGCGGTCGGTAGACTATACCGAATTGCCCAAGCAACTGCGACTGGCCATTGGCGTGAATATCGGCCTGTTGGAACGCGACCCGAGTGCCGTGCAGTCTGCGATTGAGTCGCTTCGCGCAATGCAGGCGAGCGAGTATGTCGAGCGCGGAGGTGAGGGGTCGGGCCACCACGGACACAAGGGCGTCCCCGGACATCGAGGCGGCAGTGCGCCGTCTGGATTATCAACCGGCGGGACCGAAATCGAGATGCACTTGACGGAAGGCGCGCTGTACGATTCTGCCGCTCAGAGCGCATGGATTAGAGCAATCAAGGGAGCGGTGGACCGGCTTTCGGAGCGGGGCATCAAATTACCCGGAAGGCTAATTGTCAGCGACTCGTTCCTCGACATCGGAAAGTTCGCCGAGATACGGATGCAGGATAAGTCGGTCGTGACGGACGAGATGGCCGAGTCTTGGGCGCGGGGAAACTTCGAGTATACGATTGCCGCCATGTGCGTGCAGACCCACGACAAGAACGACGCCATGTTCTTTGTCAATCCGTCGTGGCGCAGACGTTCGCACGGCATCGTCCCCGACGAAAGAAGGGACCGGACAATAGAGGCGATGCTTTCCGATGACGGCCTGAACTTCATGGCCGCTCACGAGTTCGGCCACGCGCTTGACTTCATCGCTGACGGCGAGAAGCAAAAATGGGTCGGACCGGTACCGGAAGCCTATAGCGACGCACTGGACACAATCTGTCACTACGACCGCGACAAACTGGATAACGAGTACCGCGCCGATGTCATTGCCGCGGCGCTGATGGGAAGGCCGCCAGAGCGCGTGACCGCAGTAGGGGGCACCTTCACAGAGGACATGACTAAGGTCGGGCAGAGGCTTTTGGGCATGGCCGAGACCCGCCTGACAACGCGCACCGCGCCCGGAATGATTGACGAGGAATATGTCACCGGCATGCGTCTCGCGTTTATCCCGGTCCCGAGCGGCATTATGTACGAGCCAGTTGTGGAGCGTGGCGGACCGGGTAGCGGCCACTTCGGCCACGCCGGTCGGCCCGGCGAGGTGGGCGGGAGTGCGCCGAGTGAAGGATTGTCAACTGGCGAGCCGGGCAAGCGAATCGTCAAGGTCCTATCGGTTGAGGACACGCGCGAGTACGTCGAGGGCAGGGACGATAAATTCCGCCCCGTGCCCGGCTCCGGCACAGAGCATACTTGCGACCGATGCGGGCGCTCGCACGAGGTGCACGCAACTGTCGAGTTAGAGGACGGTTCGGAGATGGTTGTTGGCACCGGGTGCATGAACGCCGAATTCAGCGAGGCTGTGCGCAGGCAGATGCAGAACAAGGAACGGGCGGCAAGGCGTGTACGGATTCTTGAGGCCGAGATGGCCGCAAAAAAGGTGGAACGAGAAAAGTGGGACGCGGAATACGAAAAGGTAAAGCAACTGCCGATGCCGGAAATAACCGAGAAGGAATTGGAGACTGGGCGCTATCCCGTCACTGAGTATCGCATGGGCGATGCCGATGTCTGGAATGACCCGCGGTATGGCCTGACCGATGAGCGGCGCAGGCTCTTGTACTCGAACTGGTGGCGCAAGCGAATGTTTGAGCGCGGCTTCGAGAGCAACCGACCGGCGTATGATGAGGCGGATTATCTGAAGCGCATTGCGCGCGCACGAGCCGTCCTAGAAGCCGATGTGGCACCCGAGGTCGTGGAGCGCGGCGGACCCGGCAGTGGCCACTTCAAGCACAAGGGTGTGCCGGGGGAGCGTGGCGGCAGTGCTCCGAGCGGACGCGCGCCTGCACCGGGGGCCAAGGGTAGCGTCGAGCCTATCCTCTCGCGCCTGTATTCGCCCGAGGCGGGAGTGGCGTTCGTCAACTTCAGGGGCAAGTACGCACTGGCCGACGTGGAGCACGGAGCGATTATCAATCGTCAGGGCAAGGTCCTCATCGAACGCACAGACCACAACCCCAAGGAAATCTTCTGGCCCTACAGCATGATAGCCCGAATGGAAGGCAAGGTGATGGTCCACAACCACCCGACCGGGGCCGTTCTATCGGATTCGGACGTGATGTTCATGCTCAAGAGCAAGTGCTCGGCGATTGTGGCCACGGGGCGGTGGGGTACCTACATCGCAAGCGTGGACCCCGGAGCCGACTCGCTACAGATTATCAATGCCCTCGGTCGGGCAAACGAGGAAATCTACTCGACCATGAAGGCGTTACCCGACTTCGAGAAAATGTCCGAGGCGGACAAGTGGACAATTCACTTGTCGGAGGTCTTTGAAACAGTGGAGGACACGACGGATGGAAAGTTCAGATTCGATTGGGAGCCGCCAGCGCCGGAGAATCAACCTGCGGAGCCGCTGGGATACGCTAAGGCCGAGACGGTCCAGCGCATGGACATCGAGGCTGGCGTGACACTGGACGGCCTCGAGGACGGCGATTACGAGAAGGCAACGATTATCACTGCCGACCAGATGTGGGCGCTGATGCAGGGCAAGACCATCACCGCGAATGGCAAGACCATGACCCGCGCGGACGGCCCGTACATGCTCGGAGAGGCGGAGGCCGAGGCCGTGGAGCGCGGCGGAGCGGGGAGCGGCCATCACAAGCACAAAGGCATCATTGGCCATCGCGGAGGGAGCGCGCCGTCGAATCTTCCGAATGTCGAACCGCCGCCCGGATACGAGCAAGCACGAGGATTGCGCAAGGCGATTGACATTCTCAATCCGCCGAGAACGAGGAAGTTCGCGAGGGTTATCGGTGCGCTTGAGGCGATTGGCCGCGTTCACGGCGTTACCATGTGGCCCATACCGCTCACCACAACGTCATCGAAAACGAAAGGCGGGGCCTACAGGCGCGAGGAATACACCCACAAGCCACTAGGGATAGCCCTCGTCACCGGGAAGGCCGACCTCGGGGTTGCCGCCGTGCACGAGTTCGGTCACTACATGGATGACTGGGGGCTGGGTCGCGGATTCTTCGCAAGCAACAGGCCGGACATCACGAACCTGCCAGAGGAAGCGGGCCTCCACGGACCGTCGGTTTATGAGCAGAACACGGAACTACGCGAGGCGCTTGATGAGTGGTATCAGGCCGTCATAGATAGCAAGGCGGCGAAGGACTTGGAGCGCGGCGTGTTCAACTCGACGACCATGAAGAAGATTGTCGCCGCGGACGGAACGACGACATGGCATGCCGTCCGTGAATCGGGCGTGGGCGGCCAACACAGGTTCTTGGCCAACGTTCGGCAGACGCACGAGTATTTTGCGCGGTCGTATTCCCAATACATCGCCTTGCGCGGCGGCGACGCCGAGTTGAAGGGCGAAATAGACGGCATCCTGCGCGATGCCAAGAACCCGCCGAGCGTGCCCGGCTACAAAACCATGGCCTTCACTCAATACTGGGAGTGGGATGACTTCGAGCCAATCGCGAGCGCGTTCGATAAGATTTTCAGGAGTACACAATGGGCGAGCCAATAGAAATCAACCTGTCTGATGACGGCCTCGCGGATGATGTCGAAGATGTCCGCGCGCGCCTCGCTGTCTCCCGCGGTCTTCACCGGATTGTCATTCGCGGCGGGCCGGGCAGTGGATTTGCTGGCCACGAAGGCGTGCCCGGACATCTTGGCGGAAGCGCACCCAGCGCGACCGGCCCCAAAGAGGAAGCGCCTGCGGTTCCGGCGGCTGGCAAGACTGGCGAAGTGGCGCAAGCGGGCGGAAAGAAAAAGGGCCACGTGAAGGGCTACACTGACCTGCACTCGAAATTCGAGCACGGGCCTGCGCTCGATGACTACTTGGTTGGAGCCGGGGGACCGCTGGGCCTGCGCCTCGCATCGCCGGACAAGGATGCCTTCCTCTCGAAGGATTCGGAGGACCTGCGCAGTCGAAACGCGAAGTTGTGGTGGGAGCAGGTCGAGACCTCCTACCGCGAGTGGATTCAGCAACAGTTTGGGGCCAACCCTTGGGAGCAAGCCCGAGACCCTGAGACGAATCAGGCCAAATCGAGCGACGCATTCGCGACCGCCTACTACGCGAATCTTGAACACCTCGCGCCGTACATGAAGCAGTACACAGACATGACCAAGGGCACGGTTGACGGAAGCGCCGCGGAGGCGGCACAGGCCGACTTCGAGGTAGCCCGCAATCTCGGACCCTACATGGTCAATGCGGAGCGTGTTTTCAATCAGGCCGCCGGTGGTGGTCGTCCCACGCGAGATGCAGTCAAGGCGCTTGTGGATGCCGACGAGTCAATCCCGCGGGCGCTCAAACCCCGCGCCACAGCGTTTGCCATCCTGAGTCTGATGCGCAAGTATTCGGCCAGTGACCCGGCCTACGCCATGACCATGCGCGGGGGTCCCCTGCGCAGGATTGTCATTACTCGCGGCGGAGCCGGTAGCGGCCACTTCGGGCACGAGGGCGTCCCCGGCCACCTTGGCGGGAGCAAGGATAGTCCGGGTAAAGGGAATGACGCTCCCAAGACGGGAGCAACGCCCGGCCAGAAGGTCACGGCCACGGGCCGCCCGGTGCCGCCGAACGCGGCGTTGATTGACTCGTCTGACAAGCACCTGCTTGAGCAGGGGTCACAGCGCATCGGCGAAACGGTCGAGTCTTACGCCTACACGACCGAGGAGTGGTTGGACGCGGCAGAGGAAGTCATGGCCGAGCAACCGCCCGAGGTTGCGAAGAAGATTGCCGACGTGGAGGCGGCACTCAAGACGGGCGAGCCGACATCGAGACTCTACTCTGACGGCAAGGGCAATTACGACGGCGAGCGTGCCAAGTTGCACGATGGCATTCTGGAAAAAATGTTTGGCCGCGCGACGCCCGTTGCCGAGGGCGAGACGCCGCGCATGACACTAACGGGCGGTTTGCCCGGCTCTGGCAAGAGCACCGTGCTTTCGGCGAGGCGCGAGCAGGGTTTGGCCGACCTCGAGGGCGCGGTTCACATTGACTCGGACTGGGTGAAGGAACAGTTGCCCGAGTACGAGGGCTGGAACGCGGCGCTTGTGCACGACGAAGCCTCTGACATCATCTCGCGGGCAATGACGCGCGCGCGCGCAGAGCACTACAGCGTGGTCTACGACACGACCATGAAAACCACCCAAGAGACGGTGAACTTCGTGAACGCGGCCAAGGAAGCGGGTTACAGCGCGCACGTCATCTATGTGGACGTTCCGATGAAGATGAGTATGCGCCGCGCCATCAGTCGCTTCATGGACCCGAAATCAGGGCGTTACGTCAGCCCGTATTACATTGCGTCGAACGATAGCAAGAACGTAGGAACCTTTGGAACGCTCAAGGCTCTCGTGGACACGTGGGAGCACTGGGACAACGCGACGCCGGGCGGCACGCCGACCCTCATCGCATCGAGCAAGCCGTAGGAGGCAGGACCATGGCAGACAAAGAAATCAAACCCACGGAGCCAACGCCGGAGCCGACTGGCCCCAGCGGGTCAGCGCCACGGGGTGAGCAACCCGGCGGCCCAAGCGGGTCCACGGCGGGCGCATCGCGGCGCGTGGTGAAGATTCAGTTTGTGGATGACGGGGATGATGCCGAGTTGACTAAGGCGCTTGCGGGCTTCCGCAGTTCGGACACGGAGGCGCAGACCGGGCATTCTCAAAAGGGTGTTGTCATCCCGCCAGCCGAGGCCGAGACCGCCAAGCAACCTGCGAAACCTCGGGGTCTACTACGGCGCGTCAGTTTGACCGAGCGACTCATGCCCGCGCAGACAGACCCGCGCCAGCCGGTCGCAGAACCGATGCGCGGCAGTGTGCTCACGCTGGACGAGATGGCGGCTATCCTGCGCGCGCGCCTGCGTGTGCTAGGCGAGAATATCGGTATCGAGGAGGCGCGTATACGCGAGGCGGCGGAGATTCTCACCGCTGTATGCGGCGGCGTGATTGACCTTGACATGGCGTTGCAGTGGGCCGAGGAGGGACAGAAGGCGGGCGTGTGGGCGCGTGACCCGTGGGGATACATTATCACTCCCACGCTCGTGCATGAAGCCGCGGCCCTGATTGCGTGGCAGGACGCGGGACTGACCGTGCGTGGCGGGCCGGGGTCCGGGCACTTTTCACACAAAGGCCGACCGGGGCAGGTCGGCGGTAGCGAGGACACGCCCGGCAAGGGCGATGATGCGCCTCAGACCGGAGGCGTAGGCGGTAGCCCGAGCGAAAGTCAGAGTTTTGCCGCTGGCATGAAGGACAAGGACTATGACGCATGGGTAACGAAACTCTCTGTGATGCCCATGAGGAAACTGCGCGCATGGCAGGATGTGGTGATGGCGCAGTTAGAGGAATTGGACAAGCAACCGCAGGGCGAGGCAAACAAGACTGCGGGCATCGAGCAACAGTTGTGGCAAGAGGCACTGGCGAACGCCGTGGCCCGCAAGAACTGGCCCAAGGATTACACCGACCCATTCTCATTGCCCGGTTGGTTTGCTGAATATCAGGCTGGCCAAGGCGCGGCAATCGGCGAACCCCAACCCTCCAAGGCGCAGGAGGGATTATCAACCGGCGAGCCGGTGTCCGGGGACACCACGCGCGTCGGGCTTACGAGTGCGCGACCGGGCCGAACGAACGAGGAAGTGTTCGCCGCGATGCGTGAATTCGATGACCAACTCGGAGGCATCGAGACCGTAACATCGCACCGCGTCCAGCCGGGCGTCGGCGGGTATATGGGCGACCACGAGGCGACGTGGATTATCGAGTACACGGGTAATGGCGAGGCCAAGAAACTCGTGGCCGCCACGGCTAAGAAGTGGAATCAGGACAGCGCCTTGCTTATTACCGGACCCGACAAGGGACAGGCGACCATCTCTACGGACTTCGAATTCGATGACCCGGTGACGCCGACCGAACGCAAGGCAGTCGAGACAGCGATGATTGCGGCGGCGGAAAAAACAGGACAGTTCCGGGGTTGGCAGTGGTACCGCCAGCCGCACAAGTACAGCGTGCTCCGCGCCGTGTGCGTCCCTCAGTGGAAGGGTGTACCGGAGACACACAAGCAGGTTGCGGGAACGCTGGCAGACTTTTTCAAACAGATGGGTATGAACCACACCCTTCACGAGTACGAAGTGGGCGTGGAAGTGCTCGAAAAGGAGGGCGACAATGCCTACGACACCGTTCTCAGTCAGTGACCTCAAGGACATCCTTGACGGACATCGCAAGGCACAGGTGAGCGACAAAGAAGCCAAGGTCGAGGATTTCCCCGAGGCTCCTGCGATGCCCACGGGCGACCAGACCGTGGCGGTGTTCTTTTCCAAGCCACAGGCACCCGGTGGTGAAGAAACTGAGGCACCAGACTGGGTGAGTGCGACAGAGGCGGGCGATGCGGAAGGTGATGTCGAGGGTTGGCCGCAGAAGCCGGAGACGGACCAATCGGGCGGTCCGACATTCAGCGAGGAGTCCTAACATGCTTGGCAAAGGTGTCTATCTGTGGAAGGTCTACACGATTGACGGTGGCGACGCGCGCGTTCTCGCGCGCCGTCTCCATTCGATGCAGGTCCAGCGCCTCGACGTGAAGGTGGCCGACGGCGCGAAGGTCCACGCCATCGCGGCATGGGAGAAGCCCGGCTGGGGCGAGAACGTCAAGGCCGAGTGGGTCGCCACCTTGCGCGACGAGTGTGCACGCCTGAACTGGCCGATGGAAGTGTGGGGCTTCGGCTTCGACTACGGATACGACGCAGTGGGCGAGGGAGCAATCCTCGGGTCGCAGGTCAACCGGCTCGGCTTGGACGGTGCCATTGCCGACCCCGAGGGCGTGTTCGAGGGACAAGTCAATGCGGTTGGCAAGGCGCGCGATATGGGAAGCGCCTACCATGCCGTCTGCCAGAAGCCAATAGCGATTGCCACGTGGGCGCTTTGGAGAAATCCTGTCACACTCGCACCCTATCACAATGTCGAGTGGGGCAAGGCGCTCATGGAGTGGGCCGACTATGGCGCGCCGATGGTCTACTGGCAAGGGCAAGGCGCAAAGGCCGCAGTCTCCTACCTCGACAATTGCATTGCTCAGTGGCGGTCTCTCATAACGAAGAAGCCTCTCCTGCCCGCAGGTCGCGCCTACGTGGGCGACGGTGGGACGGTGGATGTTCCCGGCATCACGGCATTCGGCCAGCGCGTGCGAGAACTCGCCGCGGCGACTGGCATCGTGGCCAGTCCCATCGCAGGTGAGTCGTGGTGGAATCTCGGGAGTGTCATCAAGTACCCGGACTGCTTGGCCGCTCTCTCGGCCTTGCCGCCCTACGCCACTGGCGTACAACCCTATCCGACCGCGCCACTTGCCGAATGGGCCGCGGCCTTGACCGCGCACGCGCGAACTCAGGGATACAGGGGACCGAGCCTCGCATGAAAACTCTGTCCGGTGCACTCCGCAGGATTATCAATCGCGGTGGTCCCGGCTCGGGTCACTATGGCCATCGTGGCCGTCCGGGCCGGGTTGGCGGGAGTCTGGCCGAGGACGGTCTCTCGACAGGCGAGCCGTCGGCGTGGGCCTCGAAATACAGAACGGGAAGCGGGCCGCTCAATGCGGAGGCGCTTGGCGAGGACGTTCGCCGCGCGGTCGATGAGCGCCCAAGTCGCGCGACGCATGGGAACACAGGCAAAAACGCATTCTTCCTCGTTGATGGCAAAATCTACTCGTGGGACAAGTGGCAGGAAATACCGAAGGCCGACCTCCCCCGTGCGGTGCCCGTTCATTCGCACGGCGGCGACAATTGGGAGTGGTTCGTAAAGCAACAGGGACAACTTGAGGACTTCCAACCGCAAAATCCCGCCGACATAAAGTTGTGGCTCAAGGGTTTTGCCGCCGGTCACATGGGTCCTATTGCGGCGCTCATCATGCCCGACGGAAGGATGGAGACGCTTGAGATAACCGACGCTGTTGACCCTGCGGTGTTCCGCATGAGCATGGCGAAAATAGAGAGCATCATCTATCGAAAGTACCCGGAGAGGTCCGCCTATTACCAAGAACACAAATCTGACGCGGACTACCACAACTATAAGCAAGAGGTCGAACTCCTGACGAAGTTCGCACGGGACTACGGGCTACGCTATACCCGGAACCTGCGCTGGCGCGACAATCCGACACCCTATTCTTCGCGCGAGATTTTTCTCGAAATGCGTGGCGGCCCCGGCTCAGGTCACTTTGGCCATGCTGGACGACCGGGCGAGGTGGGCGGGAGTGCGCCGAGCGGAGGATTATCAATCGGTGAGCCGCGCGAGTACGACCCGACTGAGCCGAAATACGGTGTTGAGTTCAAGATGACGGACGACGCCATTGGCAGGGCTTGCCGCAAGGGTTGCATTGAGGCGTTGAAAGAGTTTGCCAGCGCCATGCACGCGAGACCGCGCGGCCTGTTGATTACCAATGATGTAGGATTGTTCTTCGGCGTCTCACCGAACGCCGATGTCGCGCAGAAAATCGAAGGTGGAGCATTCGGGTGCGCCGACGGCCGGAAGATTTGGGTGCAGGACAGACTCGATACACAGAAACAGAAAACCTCGTGGATTGAGATGTCCGGCGGCCTCATGCCGGAAGAATTCTCTCCCGGCCACAAGGCGTGGAAGCGAATGGTCTACCACGAACTGGCCCACATCGCCACGATGTCCGATGTCATGGGCGACATGAGCGGCCTGCAACTCCTGACCGACCCATCCCTAGACCCGGAACCAGCCTATAAGGAAGGGGCAGTGAGGCGCTACGGGGATGACATCACCACCATCCAAACCGAATACGTTGCCGACCTCGTTGCGGCCTACGTTGCGAAGGCAAGTGGAAATTCCCGCGAGTACAAGATTACGCGGTTTGGGTTACACAAATTCGCGAGCGGCGACAAGACGTACACCGATATGTGGACGGCGGTTCTCGCAATCGGGAAGGGCTTGGCGAAGTACCCCGAGGCCATGTCGTGGAGAACGGCCCCGGACACGGTGCTCGTGTTCTTCCCGCTCGCGTGGGAAGTCCTCGCCATGCCAATAGACGTGGCCGCCGGACTTGACCCCGAGTACGCGACCGTCCTTGACATGCCCGAGATTATCGAGCGCGGCGGCCCCGGCTCAGGCCACTTCGGCCACGAGGGCAGGCCCGGAGAGGTGGGCGGGAGTCTACCCGACGAGGGCGGCCTCTTGACCGGGGAACCGGGCGATGCGCGGGTCAACACGTTTTTCACTAAACGCGGACTCGGAATTGATGTAACACCCGAAGATGCCTTGGGCCTTTGGGAGACATGCAAGGAACTGAACGGCGGCGTGCGCACCGGTCTCACGGACAGCGTTCTTCCTCCCGGCTCTCCACAGATTGAAACGGACGAGGTCTGGATTGCGCCCAACGGCGAGGCCGTTCGGGTTATCTTGGGCGGGCACGAGGGTGTCGCTCACGAGGCTCTTGAGCACTACTACGCAAAGGATGTCTCGAAATTCCTGCCCTTCCTTGACTTGAACATCAAGCAGACCGACCCGGTGTTACACGAAGGGAGAGAGGTCGGTCGGCTCACATTCGTCGCGCCGAACGAAGAGGAGACGCTTGTCGCGACGGCATACATCGACCGGGATGGGAAGTTCCGGTGGAAGATAAAGGAGTCGAGTTTTGACTTCGCACCAGAGCCTCTGCCGCCCACGGCGAGCAAGGAGGAGATTGTCCTCGCCAATCCGAAACACACGGTCTATGGCATCGTGGGCGGCGTCGGCGCAGAGGAGTTGTTTATGGCGCACGGTTTCCTGCGCGTCAGCCGCGGCGGACAACCATCGGGGCCTATGTCAACGGCCGGTTTCTCGTGGGACGCCACCTTGACTCCAACTGAGCCGCAGAGGCGAGCGGTTATGCGCGTTGCCAAGGCCATAGAGGACGCTGGCGGCGGATACATGTGGGAGACTGCGAATAGCAACAACAAGCATCCCGCCTCTGAGGGTATCTATTCGGCCCTTTTGGGGAACGCAAGCCGCGCTCGGAACGAACTACGGACTGCCCTGACGGGACAGCCGCACTTTCCCGTGGTCGAGCGGTCCGCGTGGCCGGACTGGGCACTGGCGCTCGTGATGCGCGGCGGGCCGGGAAGCGGTCACTTTGGGCATGAGGGTAGGCCGGGCGAGGTCGGCGGGAGTGCGCCGAGCGGAGGATTATCAATCGGAGCACCGGGGACCTACGGCACCGAGCAGGTCGTGCGAGGGCGATGGAATCCAAATGCCAACCTTGCCTACCACTGGACCGACTCCGAGGGACTGGAAGGAATCCTCGACAAGACAGAATGGGAGGCGGGAAGTCTCACGGTCAATCCCGGCTATCGGTATGTCGGGCATGGTCCACGTCAAGACCGTTTCGCGCTCGTGTTCGACCGCTCCATGATACGGGAGGACAAGGCAGAGGCGACGGTGCCATGGAGTGAGTGGGAGATACTCTCGCGCGATGATGTTCCCTTGATGCCGGGAATCAACGAACCGCAGGCGTTTCTTGGCTTCGGCGTTCGCACCCAGCGCGATGCTGATATTCTGCGCCGCAAGATTATCAAGTTCTATGATGACCCCGACTGGGGCACGATGTGGCCAATCCACATCGTGCCCGACGTGACACCGGTCCATCTGCGCTCAATGGTCGAGCGCGGCGGCCCCGGCTCGGGCCACTTTGGGCACGAAGGCCGCCCCGGTCAGGTCGGGGGAAGCATGCCCGGCGACGGATTATCAACCGGCGAGCCGGGCGAGGACGTGAGCGCACGAGAGGCCAAGGTCCGCAAAAAACTCGACGCCATCATCAAGCGGACGAACGCGAAGATTGAGCGCATCAAGACCGCCGACAAGGCCGGTGCCATGCGCGTATTCTTCCGAGGGTTGGACAAAGAGCGCAACCGCTACGCGGGTGGCACGCACGTCAAGGGCTGGTGGAAACTTGGCCGCGAGGCGATGGTCAAAATCATCTTCCAGTATCGCGCCTTTGCGGAGGCGAAGTACGAGAAGATGCCCCAAGTGGCCGACCTTTACGCGGGCGACACTTACAACAAAGACCGCATCAAGTACCTGCGCGAGCGGCTGGACCTCCTTGCCAGAATCGAGTATGACCTGCGGCACGTAGAGTCTGACCCGGACATGATTGTAGAGAATGCGAGGAGTATCCAAACAGCCTTCAATGCCATGCGCGAGGTTGGCTATTTCCTTGCGCTTGATGCCGAACTCGCGCTTGACAACGAGGGGCACAAGTTCAACTGGCGCGACTCGGACCCAACGGTCGAAATGACCGTAGACGGCGAAACTATCAAGGTCGAACCGGCGGTGTACGCACGTGCCGCCGATATACGAATCGACTGGGACCCCAAGCCTGCGGAGACGCAGATTCTCGAGGCGCGGGCCGATGGATTCGCCGAGGCAATCCATACACGCATCGAGGCGATGAGACCATTCACGGATGGACTTGTCAACGCCGCGAACGATGCGGTTCCGGGCCGTGTCCTCGTGGGTCGGGACAACGCCAGAGATGCGCTGAACGCCGTCGCCGCCGAGATTTACAACGCCGAGGCTCGCCCGAAGGTGTCCGCCATCCAGAGCCGCATCGGCATGGGCGAGTCCGTGCCGCAGGCTGACTTGGACTACGTTGCCGACTGGACGGTCAAGTTCAAGGCATACGATTCGGCCATGAGAGACCTTGACCTTGCGCGGCGCGACGTGAGGACATGGCAGTTAGGCGGTCTATCGTCGGAGTTGTGGAAAGACTACGGCGGACCCGAGGACACCATCCAACTCACGAGAGGCGTTGACACCGGCGACAGAATGATTGGCGGGGTTGAGGAAAGGAACATGAGGCTGGCGGATAAATTCCTGTCAGCCGTTGTCTCGCCCGATGTCGAACCCGGCATGGAGGTCAAGGTCTATCGGTTGGTCGAATCGGACCCGGAGCCGGACCGCGGCTTCTATCGGTCGAGCGACAGCGGCGACCTGCTCTCCGGCATCTACTTGCCCGACGGTGCGGATGCGACCACCTTCGTTCACGAGTACGGGCATCATCTTGAGCAACACAACGCGGGATTGCACGAAGCGACCCGCGCATTCTTGTTTGAGCGAAGCAAGGGTTTGCCCATCGAGCACTATCCTGTGCCACCCTTCCGGCCGGACGAACAAGGCTACCTCACAGCCTTCCACCTGATACCCGACGACTACGCGGGCAAGGTCTACGGACCAGATGCCCTGCACTCGGGCGCGACCGAGGTCCTGTCACAGGGCCTTCACCGATTGAAAGAGGACCCGGTTTACTTCTCCGAGGGCGACCGCGACTGGTTTGACTTCACGGTGCTCTCCCTGACCGGCGACCTAGAGAGGGACATGCAATGGCTACGTCAACACATCCCTACGCCCTGAGAGACCCGCAGAACGGCGAGATTTTCAATCTAGCCGGTGGACTGTGGACCGGCGAGAATCAGGAGGTCGTTGGCCTCCTGAACGTCTGGTTTGCCCGTTCCCGGCTGTATTTGGACGACCCCGGTAGGTATTTGCCCGACCCGGACTGGCAGTTGGCGCAGGACGCCGCGCAGGAAATGGGCTTCGAAGTGGTTTCCGGTCCGCCCCCGGAAACGGGAGTGCCGCCGGAGGGGAACATTTACTGACGGCCTAGAAGTTCGTCCGGGCGAATTCGCCGAAATACCTGACGGCGGCGTGGTCATAGGCGAGCGCGGCGGCTTCGGGGGTCTCAAAATAGCCGAGTAGTCCGTTTGTGTTAGGCAGACTGTTCCGCGAGCGGTAGGATAAGACAGCGGAGGTATCTGTGCCCGGCTCTGTGACCGTGCCTAGTACGCTCAAAGGACACGCCGCCGACATCTGGCGAGCCGCATTCCTTGCGTCTTGCGAGGGCACGTGCAAAGGGCGCGAGGACAAAGACTCCTGCGCCGCGTCCATTGCGTGGACCGCGGTGAAGGAAAATTACAAGAAGGGCGACTCGGGGGAATGGGTCGCCAAAGGCGGGCCTATGACGGAGCAGACGAAATTGATTGAACGCAAGGAATTCTCGGCGGGCCAGCGGGGCAAGTTGGCTGAGGAAAACAAGGCCATGCCCGGTGGCGGCTATCCCATCGAGAGCGAGCAGGACCTTCGCAATGCCATTCATGCGATTGGCCGTGCGAAGAATCGCGCCATGACTATCCGGCACATCATGCGTCGCGCCAAGGCCCTCGGGTTGATGAAACTCATCCCGGCGGGTTGGGTGTCCGAGGTGAAGTCGCTGGCGCAGATTATCCGCGCCGTTCCCGGCGACATCCTCGTTCGCCGCATCGCGCGCGAGCACGAGGCGACCTACGATGTCGAGTTGACTCAGCGTGGCCTCGCCAACACCGAGGCCGTTCGTCCTGCCTGCTTTGATAGCGAAGTCTGGCGTGCTCTGCCCGCGAGCGAACGCACCTACGGCGCGCTTCTGCGTCGGCGCTTCATCTCGCGGCAGTACCACGAAGCCGTGGACCAGATGCTTGAGAACGGGTGGGAAGCCCGGAAGAATCCGAATCGCCCGGAGGAGTTCATCTTCCGTGGCTACGTGAATACGCCCGACGGCGCGGTGTTCGTGCGCGACATTCTTGTGCGCCGCCGCGGTACGGGCACATGGTACCCGCGCGAGGTGAGCCGCGGGGCCAGCGCCTCGACCTCCATCATGCTCGACCCGCAGGAAATTCGGTATCGCGGCCCCGAAATCGAAATCCCGGTTCACTGAGGTGCGTATGACCCCAACAGAGTCGGACCTCGTTCGTGGCGCGCGAGAAATTCTTGACATCTCCGCTTTGATTCTCCGCGGCGGGGCGGGGAGTGGGCACTTCGCTCACAAGGGGGTCCCCGGCCAAAGGGGCGGCAGTGCGCCGGGGCCGGGAGGCGGCACGGTTTCGGAGGCAGGCGGAACGCACAAGGGGGTCCCCGGCCAACGGGGCGGCAGTGCGCCCGGACCAATGGGACTCGGAACGAGTTGGCAAGGGGGAAAGTCATTCGCCCACACCCTGACGAACAAGTCATACGACTCTTGGGTGACGATGCTCTCCAAAAAGCCGCTCGCGAAGTTGCGGGCTTGGCAGGATGTTGTCTCTGGGCAGATGGAACTTCTGCGAAAGAACGGTGACAAGTCTCCGGGCGAGATTGCTTCGATAGAGCAGATGGTCTGGGAACTCGCCCTCACCGACGCGGTGGCACGCAAGGCATTTGCGAACGAGTTTCCGGCAGGCAGTTTCGGGCTTCCGGCGTGGCTGAAAGAATGGCGAGCGAAGGCGGAGGGGGCGCAGTGACGGACAGACTTCTCCGCGGCGCGCTTGAAATCCTTGACCTGTCGGCCGTCATTTTTCGCGGCGGACCCGGCAGTGGCCATTTTGGCCACAAGGGTCGCCCCGGCGAGGTCGGGGGAAGTGCGCCGGGCATGGGCGGATTGTCAACCGGCGAGTCGGGCAAGACATATCCGGTGAAGTGGACCCCGACGGGGCGTGGCGTGGGCGCTGGCGTTTCTCACGAGAGTGATGACGGGAGGTTTGTCATTCACGGAACCGGCGCTGGGCACGGAATGAATTATGTGTTGCAGGACAAGAACGCCAGCAAACCGGATGAGGCGGCGGGTCGCTTTGCCACATTGGCCGAGGCCAAGGACGCCGCCCAGCGCATCGCCAACGAGACAGAGGGATACACGACCGGCGAAGCAACTGGCAAGTATCCGGCCAACTTCAATCCCGAGACCGGCCTCTACAAGAACAAGGTCATTTACGTCCGCAAGAGCAACAGCCACAAGTGGTTTTGGGTGAACATCGCCAACGACCAAGCGGACGTGGACCGATTGATGCCCGGCATTCTGCGTGACTACAAGACCGCAGAGGGCAGGCAGTGGCAAATCAAGGTCGTGGATGTCGAGTGGGAAGGCGGCGATGTCTCCAAGATTCCGTACTCGCTGACCGGCCCGGAACTCGAACGGTTCGCCAGCAAGGGATTGTCAACCGGAGAACCCGCCGGAGACTACGGTCGCCGTGAGGTCGTGAAGGTCAACCTCGGGACGCTGAATGGAAAGCGCGTCTACATCGAACATCCCCTGCGCACCTCGACGGAGGAAGGGAACTGGCCGAATGACACGCTTCACGTCGGTGGCAGTAGCATACTACTGGATACCCAGCGCATGACGGAGTCCCTGTATCGCCTGATGCCAGCGGCCTACATGGCGGGCAATGGAAAGCCAGCCAGCGAGTGGCGCTGGTTCATTGACGAGGCGCGCCGCCGGGGATTGCTCCGTGGCTGAGAAGGAAACCTTTGGCGGCGCGAACTACAACGCCGAAACGGGCGACAGCGGGCGCAAGTGCGACGAGTGTGTGTACTTCGCCGCGGACCGCTGTGACAAGTGGAAACGCAAGGTGGCACCGGACGGCATTTGCAATGCCTACTCGCCACGACCGGAGGGCAGACTATCCATGAGCGAAGCGATTATCAACCCCGAGTCACCCGAGGCCATGCCGATGCGGTCCACGGACCTCTACATCACGCGCGTGTCTCTTGACCCGCAGACACGCCAGCGCCGCTGGTATGCGACAGCGAGCGGGACGAAGAAAGACCTGTACGGTGACAACATGACCGTCATGCTGTTCAAGGACTTTATCAAGCGCATCGAGCGCGGTGACGAAGCCCCCGAGCCGTTCAAGTCGCGCTCGTGGAACGGCGGCCTGCCGTACTTGTCGGTGGCTCACTACCTTGACCTTGACGGGTTTGGAGTGGCGGGCAAGACTGACCAAGTTTGGGCCGACGGCGACATTTTCAAGGCCAAAGGCACGTTCTCGGATAGCACCGTGGGACGAGCCGCCTACGAGGCGGTCAAGCGCGACATCGAGAGCGGAAAGCCGCCGAGCGAGAAAGTCAGGATTTCCATTGCGTTCATTGACTGGGGCCACGGGCACGAGGGCGCAGGTGGCGTCTTTGCCCGAAAGAGCCTTCTGGACAGGTGCCCGCACTGCGATAGCGGGCTGGGGAAGAAATCCTACCGGGAAGGGCAGATAGTGCATTTGGCCTTGACCCGGAGGCCAGCCTACCCCGATACTGAAATCCAACTAGAGGAGCGAGCCATGACTACCCGACTGGAAGATGCCTCAAGCATTGTGGGCGACGAACTCGCCAAGGACCTCGAAAAGCGAAGTGGCGCTCTCACAGAGCGGGCCGAGCAGGCTACTCCGGGGGTTGTCGTGGTCCGCGACGATTCTAGCGCCGCCGCCGAGAAGGACAAGGCCGAGGCCAAGCCCGAGGTCGAAACCTCCGGCTCCGCGACCGTGGAGGAAATGTCCATGGCCAAGGACGGATTCGGCACCACGCTCGACGAGGCCGAAGCCTTCCTCGCGCGCTCGAAGGAAAGTCCGATTCTAGACGGCTGGGGAATTCTCGCCGCCGTTATCAAGAACGCATCCGCCCGGCCCGCGGCCGAGCGCGAGTCGCTCGTCGAAAAGGCGTTGGTTGAATTCCGCGACCGGCTCGATGTGGTCAACCTCGACACGCTGACAGCCGTGCGCGCATTCCTCGACAAGGCACCCGCGCCCGTTGCGCCGTCTGCGCCCGGCGCGCCCGTTGTTCCCGCGCCCGCACCTCACGTGCTCGATGAGGGAATGGAGAATCTCAGGGCGGTCTATGACGAGGCCCTTGGCACCGCCAATGCCACCGCGCAGGAGAAGTTGGCCGCAATTCAGCCTGCGATGAATTCGCTGGCCGAGGTCATCATGCGCAGTGTCGAACCGCAGGCTCCCGCCGCCGAGGCGGCCTCCGCCGGTGAAACGGTGGAACTCACGAAAGCCGTACAAGCACTCACGGGGGTTGTCGCTACCCTCGTTGGTCGAGTTGATGGAATCGAAAAGCGGAGTGTGACGACACCGCGCGCCCCCGAGGCTCCGGCCCGGCGCGGCATTCGCATGGTGCCAGCCTTACCCGCGTCCGTGACTCGTTCCGCGACCGGCAAATTGTCAATCCGTGACATTGCCCGCAGGAGCGTGGGACTCACTGAATAAGTCCGCCAGAGCGCGTGCCGCTTCACGAGCGGCGTCAAGCGCAAGGCCATCTTTGTTTGGAGGATAGCACCATGACTGAGACCATTGCCCCGGCGCTTGCCGCGGGAGAAAAGGTAATGAACTTGGGCGAGGGCGAGGCGGCATTCGTGTCGCGCGCCAACGACCCCGTGATGTCGCCCGTGCCCTATGCACGACCGAGCGACTTCGCCGCGCAGTACCCGACTCCGCTTGACCCGACCGAAATCATCGCCATGTGCGAGGAACTCTCGGTCTGGCAGGCGCTCCCCGAGGAAACCACGGCGCTCTACCAGCACACGTGGCGCGAGTTGAACGCTCTGGCCTTCGCGTCCGGGTCATCGTACATCTCGTTCGCGGACGGGAACTGCCCTGAGGAATACGCGCACGACGGGTCAAACACGACCATCACCCTCAAGAACATCGGCGCAAAAAAGAACCTCAGCGTGTCCGACATCATGCACTCCGCCGCCGTGGCCGCGGCCAATTGGAACGGCATCAATCGGCTGGTAGCCCCAATGGCGTCGAGCGAGGGAATGCCCGGTGGTTCGAGCGAGGGGTCCTTCCGGCAGGAATACGTGGCCGACCTGAAGGAAAAGGAAATCCGGCTGGCCATGACTCTCGTCCTCAATGGATGGGACCGCCTGCTCGTCGCGGGCAATGCCGGAAACAACGCCCTTGAGTTCAGCGGCATCGAAACTCTCGTGGCGACCAACTGCGCGAACTACATGGCGGACACCACCTCGGGGTCCTTCAGCGCGCAGGCGTTCGACCGGTTCCTTGCCCGCTCGTGCGCGAAGCCGACGGTCATCTTCGGGCATCCGCAGGCCATTCAGGAAATGATGATGGCCTACTTCGCCCTCGGCTTCAACGGTTCGCAGGTCGTGAACTTCAGTACCGGCGACCGCATCACCCCCGGATTCAACTTCGGCGGGTTCGTGAACACGGGCGTCGGGCGCTTGGGTGTCGTGAGTGACAACAACTTCACCCGTGTCCCCGCGGGAGCCATCTTCCGCTCGGACCTGTTCGCCCTCCGCATGAATCACAACGGCGTGCCGCTGGTGTTCAAGATTACGCAGATTCCACTCGCGTTGCAGGACTTGACCCCCGGATGCACCGCCATCGCCTTCGAAGTGTGGGCAAAGACGGCGCTCATCGTGAAGCACTGTTGCGCTCACAGCCGCTACCGTGGCTTCTTCACGGGCACCATCACCACGACCTGCCCGGTCATCGGGTAACGGAGATGCTTTGTCCTCTCCCAGCGGGTGAAGTGCCTTAGAAGATAGTGGGCGGGGTAGGCTCCATGCCTCCCCGCCCACTTTCCTTTATCCCGTCATCGGAGTCCGAGGACCTGCTTGTGTATCCGGTTGGACTGGACGACAATATGGGTGGTTCGAGCCGCCCGTATGGAGACGAGATGGCACAGCAAATGTGGGATGACGACCTCCCGAAGCAGGACCCCATTACCAACGCCGCTGGCGAAGTGGCAATGAAGTATTATCAAGAGATGCAAATTCTTGTCCCTTGCGGCCGCGATGACGGCACCAAGGGACAATACGTTTTTGTGGTCCGTAACCACGTCGCCCTGTCTTGGGTGGACCCGCGCGACATTCCCTGTCTGCGCGCCATCCGGGGCGGTTGTTGCGGTAACAGGCGGCCCGGCGTCATTCTCTACGCCAACGCACGCGACGTGGAGTTGTGGATGGGACAGAAGCCCGGAGAGGATTGAGATGCCATCTAAAAAGGCAACGACCAAGAGCAAGGCCGAAGAAAAGAGCGCGAAAGCGACCGTCGTCGGAGACGCCTATCTCCTGCGCGAGAACATGAACAAAGAGACCATGACGACGGCTCTCATGCAGATGAACGACGAAGAACTGAGAGCGATTGCCGTGGCCGAGGGATTCGGGTCGCAGAGTTTGAAGAAAGATGAATTCGTGGCGGAAATCGTCTCAAAGTGGCTCTCTAGTTCGACGCCATCGCGCGCCACCCCGCGGCCAGCACCCGCGAAGCCTGCGAGCAAGGCGAGGCCTGCGCGAGAGCCGAAGGCCAAATCAGGCGTGAGCGCCGTGGCGGTAGCGAGGGGCGAGGGTCCGGCCGCCGTTGTGGGCAATGCCTATCTCCTGCGCGAGAACATGAGCCGCGACGACATGGCCGACCTCCTCGATAAGATGTCGCGCGAGGAACTTGAGGCCGTTGCGGTCGCGGAGGGATTTGTCCAAGACGACGCGACAAAAGAGGACCTCGTGGAGGCGATTCTCAATCGCTGGGCGGCGATTCCGTCAGTGACCGTGAACAGAGGCGGCGTAGTCGGAGACGTGCGGCCCGGCTATGCTCGGGTCTATCCCGAGCCTCCGGCCAATCCCAACACGCCGAGGTCTGCGCGTGTTGGACGCATCTTTGGCGAGACGGGGAAATAGGCCATGACCTATCCGCGTCAGGAGTTTCTCAACTTCCAGCCGGACGAGACGGACAGGTGGAGTGCGGTCGAGCCGGTCCTGCGGTTCGACGACCTCGCGCCGCGCGACGACAGCCTGCCCATAACGCTCTCCGTTATGATTGCGGCGAACGACTACCGCAAGGCACAGATACTTCGCACCCTTGAGTGCTTGGCCCGCCAGAAGTTCCGAGACATCGAAGTTCTTGTGGCGCAGATTGGCGGCAATCAGGACCTCGGGGAGGCGTGCGCGAGATTCTTGCCGTACCTGCGAGTGCGCTTTTTCAAACTCGAACGCGAGGGTTTCGCCGCCGACCCGAGCCGCGGCTTCCGGGCGATGATACCCGAGGCGCAAGGCGACTACATCGCGGCCATGCAGGCCGAGATTATGCTGACCGAGGAGGCGTGCGGTGTGCTGGTACGCTCGATGCGCGACCCGATGCTGGGGTCCACTTTCCATAGTTGCCTTGACGCTTCGCCGCTTGAGGACTGGTTGAGCAAAGAGAAATTCATCGTCCTGCGCATCGGCTTCCTCGATGGACAATGCCAACAGGCGCTCGACCAGACGGACTGGCACAGTCACGTCCGAGAAATCGAGCAGATATACTCCTACAACCGGCACGGAGAAGGATTGTCAAACCGCGGCAACACCTTCTGGCGGCCCGCTATCCATTTCCCGTGGTGGTTCGTCGGTTGCGCGAAGCGCGAAGCGGGCATCTGGAAAGATATGCCCGAGATGCTTGGGCACGCGATGATTGACTTCTACTTGATGAACTACCGCATCTCCTACGGCTACGTGGACATTCTGCCGCCGGGGTTGTACGGCTACCATCAGTACCACTTTCGCACGGCTGTCGGCATGAAGGACGAGGAGCCGACCATGCGCCTTGCGTTACAGGAAAGGGCGCGAAGGGAGAGGGGAGGCGAGCAGGTCGAATGAGGATTGCCATTGCTGGTTTCCGGGGGAGGCTTGGGTCGTGGCTGTTCGAATCTGGCGGACCCGACATCTTTGCGCTGGACGTGGACTGTGCGGACCCGCATGCGGTTGGTGAGTGCATCCAAGAGTCCAAGCCCGATGTGATTATCAATTGCGTTTCGTGGACCAAGGTGAACGAGGCGGAGGACCCGGCCAACCGGGAGGCCGTGATTCGCGCGAACGTTCGTGCACCCGGCGTCCTGCGGCGCGCCTTCGGCGGCTACCTCATCCAACTCTCCTCGGGTTTCGTGTTCCCCGGCACGCCCCTGCCGCGCGTCATCGAGTACAACGAGAACGCCAAGACCAACCCCGTCAACTTCTACGGATTTTCAAAACTGGGGGGCGAGGCGGCGGCCCGGCTAGGCAATGGGCCGACACTGGCGGTCCGAACGCTCGACCTGTTCGGGCCGGTGGCCATTCCCGGCAAAGAGGATTTCGTGCAGGGCGTGGTGCGCATCCTGCGGTCCGGTCAACCATTTCCCACGCGCCCGTTCTACATGCGCCAGCCGACGTACATCCCTGAACTTGCGCGGGTATTGCTCGGCATTGCCAGATGTCAGAATCCAATCACGGGGATTCTTCACCTTGCCGGGTGGCCCGCCACGGATGCGCGCCACTGGGCCGAGGCCGTGGCCGATGCCTATGGTCTGCCCAAGGATGGCATCTGCGGAGGTTATGAGCCGAAGGTGCCCCGCCCGTTCGGCGCGGTCCTGAACGTCAGCAAGGCGAAGCACCTCGGAATCAATATGATGTTCCCGACGGACGCTCTCAATATCATGGCGCGAGGTCAACAGTGAAGTTCAGTGTCGTGCTCCTTACCTTCAACAGCCCCAGCCGCTTCGAGAAGCGCATGGACGAACTGGCCTACTGGACGGCTAACCGCGACGCGGAGATTGTGCCCGTGCTCAACGGACCCGTGGACCGCGAGTACAGCCTTTTGCTTGCGCTGGCCATCTCGCGGAGCGCACACGAGCCGGGCGCGCCCTTCATCCGACCCATCGCCATTCCGATAAACCACGGCTTCGCCGGAGGCATGAACATCGGCGCGCGCTCGACCGCGGGCGAGATTATCATTCTCCTCAGCGATGATGTGCGCATTGCCGGTGACTTCCTTACCCCAATCGAGGCGACCCTGAGGCGCGGCTCGCTGTCCATCGTCTCCAAGACCATTGTCAACTTTCCGGGCGGATGGAATCAGTTTGGCGATGTTGTTGTGGCCTACCCGGACGGGTCACTGGTGGCCATGCGCAAGTCAATATGGCAGGCACTCGGCGGTTTCGACGAGCAATTCACACCCGCGGGTTTCGAGGACGTGGACCTCGGGTATCGGGCCGCGCAACTCGGCTTCCCGCTGGTTGCACTTCCCAACCTGCCGGTGGACCATAGCGCGCCGGGCCAGTCTGCGCCCTACAACAAAGAACGGTTCGACCGATGTGTTCGGATGAAGGCGTTGTTCGCCGCGAAGTACGGATTAGAGAACGTGCCTGCGGTTCCGTAGGAGAGGGTCATGCCTGCCAAGCGAAAGATGCGCATTGCGTTCGCGATGATATATTATCCGGTAGCGATGGGGCGTTACTTCCTTGAGGCCCTGCGCCGCCGGAGAGATGTCGAGTTGTGGACGTTTGGCCCGTACACGGCGCAATGGATTCCGTGGGACGGCGGAATGAACCTGCCCACGCGCTACGTGTTCCGGCCAGACATGCCGTTATCAATGCCGCCATTCATCTCCTACGGCTGGGCCGAGAACTCGAAGCCGTGGGAGCCGGACCTGTGGCTGGAAGCAAATGCGGCTATGCAAACCGAAGGCCGACCCAAAGGCAAGTACGCGGTGGTAGGAACCGACCCGCACGTTCTCGACTACACGCCCCAACGTCGGGCGGCGGACTTCTTCTTTGGGATGCAGGGGCCGTACCTCAAGCCGGGCGACATCTGGCTTCCCTATGGCTACGACCCCCTTTGGCATTCGTTCTCGCCGGTTCCCGCGGCGCTCCGCACGAACGATGCGGCACTCATCGGCCTCCACTACGAAAAACGCACGCAACTTGTGGACCGACTGCGGGCACTCGGACTGACCGTGCACTATTCCATCGGCCCGGCCTATGAGGACGCGCGCGCCATCTACCATGACACGCGGGTTGGCCTCGACTGGGCCAGCCTGCAAGACCTGAATGCGCGCGCCTTCGAACTTATGGCCCTCGGGTGCGCGCCGCTTCTTTCGCGCGTGCCGGACCTTGGGACACTGTTCGTGGAGGGCCGCGATTACGAGGGATTCGATACTCTTGATGAAGCCGTGGCCAAGGCGGTTGCTCTTGCGCGCGACCCCGCCCGCGTGGACGAACTTGCGCGCAATGCTCGGCGCGCGGTCGAGCCGCACACATGGGACGCTCGCGTGCGCGACATCCTGCACAAGACTGGGCTATTGCCCGAGGCGGAGTGGTGACACAACTTCCATCCGAAGGTTACAGAGTCAATCGGGTGAAACATCGCGGCGACCCCAAGAGTGCTGTTCTTGAATCTGGCGACGCGGTGACGAAGCAAGACCGTGTTTTCTTCCGCATTCCCATCGCGATGGGTCGCTTCAGCGCGCTGGACTGGGTATCCATCAAGTGCGCAGAGTACCACGGGGAACATTTCGTCTACCTTGACCCCCTCTACGAGAACGACAAGGACACGGGCAGGGGGCATTGGTTCGCGGCATGCACCTGTGGAAGTCCGGCGGTGTTGATTGGCCCGACGGATGCGCAGATTGAGGACGCGGGCGTAGAGGAGCAACTCTTGGTGTGCTTCCTGTATCACAAGACTCTGACCGAAACGGGCTTTGGCCGCCACGCAACGACGGGAGAAAGGCCGTGGGCATGAAAGACTACGCGCGATTCGACAAGTACCTCGACGACCTCTCGCAGGATGTCCGGCCCCAGCCGGTGGACGATGGGCATAAATACTGGGCGACCATCGGGTTCCGCACGATGCTCGCGCAGATTCCAGAGCACGAGCGGGGCCAAAGGCGTTGCCTCGATGTCGGATGCGGCGAGGGCTTCATGGAGCCGGTCATTGCCGCCGAGGGCTACCAGTGGACCGGCGCAACTATTGGGCAGGACGGCATAGATGCCATCGCGCGGGGGATGAATGTCCAGTACGCCGACATGACTTTCCTGCCGGTTGAGGACCACTACTTTGACCTCATTTTTGCACGGCACGTTCTTGAGCACAGTCCGTTCCCCGTCATCACCTTGATGGAGTGGAGACGCATCTGCAAGGGCTACCTCATTCTCATTGTTCCCTGCCCCGACTACTGGGAGTGGTACGGCCGCAATCACTACGCGATGGCGAACGTCGTCCAGTTGCGTTGGTGGCTCCGCCGGTCTGGCTGGCACGTGATGCACGAGTCGACTCTCAGCACAACCGACGACGAATTCCTGCTCATGTGGCGGCAGACGCCGCACCCGCAGATGGGCAACCCCGGCCCGGCGGCCCGCTTCCCCGAGGACAAGACAGTTGAGTACCGCTTGCTCTGCAAGGCGAGCCTCGAGGTCGTCGAATGATGAGAGTTGCTATCTTCGCGGGCGGGCGCGGTACGCGCCTCATGGACGAGACCATGGGCCTCTTGCCCAAGCCGCTCATTCCGGTGAAGGGCAAGTCTATCATCGAGCACGTCTCGGCCATCTATCGCGACCAAGGCTTCTGGACCTTCGATATACTCGGCGGCTTCATGGTCGAGAAGTTGACGGAGGCCCTGCCGTGGGCGCACGTCCACGATACCGGTGAGGACACGCAGACCGGCGGACGGCTGAAACGTGTCGAGGACGTTATCAAGGGCGAGCCTTTCATGGCCACTTACGCCGATGGCCTCGCCGATGTCAACATTCTGGCTCTCTTGGAGTGGCACGAGAAACTACGGTCTGAGCGGGGCGCGATTGCGACCATTACTGTCAGCCAGCAGGCATCGCGCTTTGGGATGGTCGAGGTGAACGGCGGATTGGCGCGGGCGTTTGCCGAGAAGTCAAGTCTGCTCTCGAACTGGATAAACATTGGCTTCTACGTGTTCGAGCCAGAGATTTTCAGTCTGATTCCCGGCGACAACTGCGTTCTCGAACGCGATGTACTTCCGATGCTTGCGGAGCAGGGGCGGCTCGGTGCCTTCCCCCATTTCGGATATTTTCAATGTGTGGACACATGGCGGGACTTGGAAGCGGCCAATGCCGCGCCCGAGAATCCTCTGCCATGGCGGAGGTGGTCAAAATGAACGCACCCGAACTGGCCGAGATGACCAAGACAATCCCGATTGACTGGCCCAAGTTTGACAGGACCCGCGCACTGGTGTTGGGCGGCGCTGGATTCATCGGCATGGCCGTATGTGAGGGCATTATGCAGGGCGGCGGGACCGTCTTTGCCGTGGACTTCGACCACGACCCGGCCACGCCCTTTGCGGCCCATGACATGGCGAAGTTTGTCGAACGCACGATGCACGCGGACGTGACGGACTTCGATATGGTAATGCGACTGTTCGCGGAGGCCCAGCCGGACCTTGTGATTCACTTGGCCGCGATGTCGCAGGTCACGCACTGCATGGTCGCGCCCCTCCAAGCCTTCAAGACCAATGCGCTTGGGACGGCCAACGTCCTTGAGGCATGCCGCATTACGCGGATGCCGAAAGCGATTGTCATTGCCTCGACCGACAAGGTTTTCGGAGACTGGGGCGAGGCCGAGGCGAACGACGAGACGCCTCTACGCCCGCGCCACCCCTATGACGCGAGCAAGGCCGCCGGTGACATGCTGGCGCAGACCTACGCCCAACAGTACGACTTGCCGCTGGTGGTCACGCGGTGCGGGAACGTGTACGGGCCGGGCGACGTAAACTGGGACCGCCTCGTTCCGGGTGTGATTCGCTCACTACTCGCGGGGCGACGCCCGACCCTGCGGAGCGACGGCCAGTATGTCCGAGAATTCAATTACATCGCGGACATCGCCAACGCCTACTGTATTGTCGCCTCGAAACTTCTCGGCGGGTCCCTGCGCGGAAAGACCTACACGATTTCCAACGGCGAGGCGCACAAGGTGGCGGATGTGGTCCACATGCTTCAGCGTTTTGTGCCGGGCGGCGAGGTCCTCGAACCCGTCTTTGGCGACAGGGCGCAAAACGAGACTCGCGTCCTCCGCCTCAACGCGGAACGGTTCGGGAAAGAGACAGGCTGGAAGGCCGTGATGAGTCTTGAGGACGGCCTGAAAAGCACAGTCGCTTGGATGCAATTTTACTTGGGCATTGCATTGGAGGATGGCGATGAACCCGACCGTTCGTGAGGTTGACATCGCGGGCATGCGGGGGGTCCATAGTTTCAACCTGCCCGTTATCCGCGACGAGCGTGGCTGGGTGCAAGAACTCTCGACCTACGGATTCACGCACCGGCCCGTGCGCGAGGTCTACGGAAGCGGGATACGCTATGGCGTGGTCAAGGGTTGGCACATGCACACGAAGATGACCCTGTGCTACGTCTGTGTCATGGGCGAGGTTGTCGTCGGCTTGCACGACCCGCGTCAGTTGGCGAATGGCGAGACGCCCATCTCGGTCATGGTGCATCTGGCCGCCGAAGGCGATGACTACTGCGCGCTGGTCATCCCGCCCTTCGTCTGGAACGGTTTTCGCATCCCCTTACAGTCGCACTTCCAGAAGGCCATGATTATCAATTCCTCGGACCTCGAACACGACCCGGAGGAGATAAGGCGCATTGCGCCAGACGCCATTCCCGGCTTCGACTGGGGACTCTATACGGTGGGCGGATGAATACTATCGTTCTAGCGCAAGGGCAGGGCATGCGGTGGGACTACTCGCGCATTCCGCAGGACCCCGGAGAGGCACTGGGTGTCATCGAGGGCAAGACCCTCTACTGGATAGGGCCGCGGCCCGAGTATAAGCAGTTACTTCCCATCGGCCCGGAGACCCTGCTCACCCGGACCCTGAGGATGCTCGCGGAATCCGGCCTTGCCAGTCCGCCCCATCGCATCATCCTCGCGGCGTGGCCCGAGTTGCACGGGAGTGTTCCCGACGCGGGCATTTCCAAGGTCATCCTGACGAACAACGGGACGACTGTACTCGAAGGAATGATGGCCGCGCGGGGCCTATGGGGATACGACGCGACCGCCGTCCTCTGCGGAGACGTTCTTTTCAGCCGCAAGGCCATAGACCACATCGCGGCATGGGTCAACAGGAGCGCGCCGTTCGAATTCATCACTCGGTCGAGCGGACCGTCGCCCGTGACCGGCAAGGTCGCCCTCGAAATCTTCGGTTTCCTGTTTCGGCCTATCGCAACGCCAACGATGGAACGGCACATTCAGGCCATCACCGAGAGCATGAGGGCTATAGACCAACCGGCGCGCATGTGGCATCTCTATAACGGTCTCGGCGGCAATCCCTACGCCTACAGTTACGCGCGCGTCCACTATCCTGCTATCACGTGGGAGCCGGGCGACTACACGGACGACATAGACAGTCCGCAGGAATGGATGCTTCACGGGGAGATACTGGTCGCGGCGGTGGAGGCGGACAAGTGATTATCATTCTGCGGGACAGGATGGCGGATTCAATCGGGGTCGAGCGGGCGCGCGAGTTGCTCGCACTCCCGGCGACGGTGGTGGTTTTTATGCGTCCCGAGTGGGGCGGCGTGCATATGATGGAGTTGCAGGGCTGGGACGACCCCATTCAGGTCAAGATGGTTGGGGGCGAAGCCGAGCAGACATTTGTGGCCATCGAGATGCTACGCACCGAGCACGGTGACGACACGATGGTTCTCATTTCCGCGTTGCCCGAGGATTCGATGGCCGCCGTGCTGGCAGACATTCACTTTGCTGGGTCTCTTGAGGAGGCCGAGACAAGTTTCATCGAGGAGGCGTACTATGCGCGAAAGCGACCTGAACAGGGACCAACTCCTAATCGCGGAACTCGTAATGCGCCACTGGTCAAAGGTGGACTGGAAGCCGGGGGCGCGAATTCCGCCGAGCGGGAAGGTCCTGACACGACTTGACGCCTTCTGCCTAGCCGGGGCGATGCTGGACGGCAATCTTGCCGGAGGCAAGTACATGCGCGCGTTCGAACGCGCGCTCGGCCGGTACATCGGCAAGCGGAGATGCCTTATGGTCAACTCGGGGTCGAGTGCCAACTTCCTCGCGCTGGCTACACTGAACGCCCTGCGGCCATTCAAGCGGGGCGACGAAATCATCACGACCGCCTGCGGATTTCCAACCACGGTCGCGCCCATCGTCCAGTTGGGAGCGACGCCGGTGTTCATTGACATAGAGTTGGGCACCTATGTTCCGACCGCCGACGCGGTACTCAACGCAGTGAGTAAAAATACTCAGTGTATTATCCTCGCCCATACGCTGGGTAATCCGTGGCCGGTGAAAGAAGTGTCCGACCGACTGGTTGGCACGAATGTTGTTATTGTCGAGGACAACTGCGACGCCCTTGGCTCGCTTCACGGCGGCCAGAAAACCGGCTGGTACGGGGAGTTTGCGACGCAGAGTTTCTACCCGGCCCACCACATCACGACTGGCGAGGGCGGCGCGCTTCTGATGGACAAGCCGAGTCTCGCCAAGACGGCCCGCAGTCTGCGTGACTGGGGACGCGACTGTTGGTGCGAGCCGGGCGACAACGATACGTGCGGCAAGCGTTTCGCGACTCCGTTCCCAAACCTACCCGATGGTTTCGACCACAAATATGTCTATTCTCACCTCGGGTACAATTTGAAGGCGACAGACCTACAGGCGTCGGTGGGTCTCTCGCAGATGGAGATGGTAGATGCGTTTGGCCGGAAACGGCGCGCCAACTTCAGGCGGTTGTTCGATATATTGGCTGACGGCTTGGCCGACAGCGAGTACGCCATCCTGCCATATGCCTCCAAGGACAGCGACCCGAGTTGGTTTGGATTTCCAATCACCCTTGGCCGGGCCGCGCGCCCGCGAGCGAGAGTGATTGAGGACCTACAGCGGGCTGGGATTGACACGCGGATGCTGTTTGCCGGTGACATCAGGGCGCAACCGGCAATGCGCGACGTGCCTTACTTGGGACACGCCGGACTGCACAACACGGTCCGCGTCCTGCGCGACACGTTTTGGGTCGGGGTCTGGCCGGGCATCTGCCCCGAGGCCATCCAGTACATGGGCGAGCAGATTATCAAGGCAGTGCGTCCGTGACGCACAAGGCTGAGGAGAAGCCAAATGAAGATTGACCTCATCGCATCCGACGGCAGTCCCATGGGTATCACGCCCCCCGACATCGAAGGGCGCGGCGTGGGCGGCGCAGAACTTGCCATGATGACGCTCATGCGCACCTTTGCGGAGCGCGGTCACAACGTGCGGGTGTTCAACAATCCGCGCGCGCCCGGTAGGTACGACGGCGTGACCTATCACCGGCACGAGGATTTTCAACTCGCGGAACCGCGAGATGTCATCATATTGTTCCGCGCGCCAAGCCCGATGGTTGACAGCCGCGCCCCGTGCCGGGTCATGTGGTGGAGTTGCGACCAGTACACCGTCGGGGACTACAAAGCCCTCTCCAACTCGGTGAACAACGTCATTTGCATTTCAGACCATCATCGCAACTACTTTCTTGAGCACTACCAGATGGACAAGAACAAAATCGCGGTCTTTGACCTTGGGGTGCGGCTTGCGGACTACAACTTTATCGAGGAGAAGGTCAAGAACCGGCTCATCTTCTGCTCCGTGCCGGACCGCGGGCTTGAGCAACTCCTGCCCGCCTACAAGATTATCAAAGAGATGGTGCCGGACGCGACGCTGACCATCACCAGCGACTACCGGCTGTGGGGAGCCGCGCCGATGAACGAACGCCATCGTTTGGCATGGGCTGGCCAACCGGGTGTAACCTTCTACGGAATGGTCCCGAGGCGGGAACTCATCCGGCTCCAAACGCAGGCTGAGATATTGGCGTATCCGTGCACCTACGACGAGTTGTTCTGCATCGCCATCGCGGAGTGCCAAGTGGCGGGGGCGCTTCCGGTTACGAGCGCCTACGGCGCTCTGCCCGCGACCAACTCTGCCGGGATTGTCATTCCCGGCCAACCGGACTCGGGGGATTTTACAAGAGCCTTCGCGAGCCGGATTTCGGGTCTCCTCACGACCGACCGCCAGTACATGAAGTCGCACGTGAAGAAAATGCAGGAGGCGGCCCGGCGGCGTTTCGACTGGTCTATCGTCGCGCAGAAGTGGGAGCGGCTCATCAAAGAGGGAAAGGCGGACGCATGATACTGCTCATATCAGACCTAGACCTTCACGGGTCGGGCTACTTGAACATCGCGCTGGCGCTATCCAAGGAATTGCACGAGCGCGGGCGCAATCTGACGGTGTTGGGCATCGGTTACGACGGCGGCGAACACAAGTGGCCGTTCCACATCATTCCTGTGGAGCAGGGGGGCGCGTGGCAGGCCATCAACGGGATGGTCAACAACTTCGACAACCTCGGCCAGCAGGGTGCGAACGAGGCCGTCGAGTGTATTATTGTGGCCCTCGACATTCCGCATCACACACAATGCCTATCCCTCGCGAAGAATCGTTGGCCCTACATCGGCATTTTCCCGGTCGAATCGGGTCCGCTCCGCCGGAGTTGGGCGGCAATCCTCGCGCAGATGTCGAGTCGACTCGTCATCAGCGAGTTCGGCAAGCAGTGCATCCGTGACGCGGGGTTGACAAGCGAGCATCTGCGTGTCGGGATTGATGCTGAGTCATGGCGTCCGCCCGACCCCGGCGAGCGCGACAAGTTGCGCACTGCCCTTGACCTCGGCAAAGACGTGTTCCATGTCCTGACCGTGGCCGACAATCAGGAGCGCAAGAACTTGAGCGCCAGTGGGCAGGCAATTGCCATTCTCGCGGAGCGCGGCGTCAACGTGAAGTGGAGTCTGGTCACGCGGGTCGGGGCCTTTGTCGGCTGGAACCTCGACGACATGGCGGCGGATTTCGGCATCCAAGACCGCTTGCTCAAGTACGAGCGCGGCATTGCCCATGACCGCATGTGGGCGTTGCACGCGACCGCCGACGCCTTCCTGCTCACCTCCAAGGCTGAGGGATGTTGTCTCCCCGTGCTCGAGGCGATGAGTACGCGCCTACCCGTTGTAGCGACCGACTGTACGGCGGTCCATGAGCATCTGTTTGAGAACGGCCAGAAGAAACCAACCCGTGGCTTCCCGGTCCGGTCCGCATTCAAGCACATGGACCCGTGGGGCAACAGCATCCGCCACTATGCAGACCCCGTGCACGCCGCTGACCAACTTGAGCGGGTTTACAAAATGCGGGGCACCCACCAGTTGACGGAGATTATCAATCGGGCGCAGGAATATGCGCGCTCGCGGCAGTGGTCTGTCGCCGGGGACCTTCTGAACCGGGAAATTTCTCGCACACTCACGGAGCGCAATGGACCGGGAACGGTCGAACGCAAGGACGCGGAGCCTGTCACGGTGCCGCGTCCCATCGCCCCTTACCGCGACATCTCGGGGGGATAGGGTCTGACATGCGAATCTACTACGTCAACGACACGCATTTTCATTCGGGGTCCGAGGCGGTCTCCGCGGCCATCCGGGCCAAACTGCAATCGCAGGGTCACGAGATTGTCGCCGTCGCGCACCGGCCCAGTGGTCCCGACCCGGCCCTCATGGGCGGGTGCGATGCCATGGTCGTCAACGGCGAAGGCACCTTCAAAGGAGAGAAGTACAACTTCGAGCCACAGAGACAAGAGGCCATTCTGTTCGGGATGCGCGAGGCCAAGCGACGCCACCTGCGGGTGCACTTTATCAATGCCACGTGGTGCGACATGACTCCGGGCTGGGGACCGATACTTGCGTCGCTCGACGAAGTGGCCGTGCGCGAGGTGGCCAGCCGGAACGAGATGCTGACCAATCAGGGCGTGAGGCCCGCTATCTATCCCGACATGAGTTACTACGCTCCCGTCGAACGGACCGGTGCGTATACCAACGCAGGCAAGGTCATTGTCGGGGAAATCTACCCGCACAACTTTCCCGATGGCCTCTCGGAGGCAAATCCGATGCTTCACGGCCTGCCGAGTGTTCCGCTTCGGGCAGGTTGGTCTTGGAGCCGGATTGTCAATGAACTCCGGGGCGCGCTCGTCTACATCACCGGCCAGCATCACGGTGTGTACGCCGCATGCCGCGCGCGCGTTCCCTTCGTATTCTGCAAGGTCAATACGCACAAGGTCTCGGGCCTATTCGAGTGGGCCAACGTGAACATTCCGACGGTCAGACGGGGCGAGGATATTCTTGACTGCCTTGCGTGGGCATTGGAGAACCGCGACGTTTACGAACGGCTATTCGATTTCCTCGACAGGGCGATACCATGGCCCGGTATTCTACAGGAGGCAAGGTGAGCAAGCACAACCGAAGGCGCATACAGACTGGTCCGCAGGCGGTCCTTCCCGTGACGGACGGCGCACGCCAGTGGATGAGCGGGGGCGTCCTGATTGACGTGCTCATGCCCGTATACGGCGAATGGACGCTCGCCGAGAAGGCATACGAGTCCATCGCACCCGCGATGGAGGGTGTGGCCGAGGAGTACCGAGTCTACATTGTGGACAACGGAACGCCCGAGTGGGTCAACCAGCAGGGCCAGAGCGTGTCGGCACTCCAACAGGCCCTCGCCTTGCGCCAGAAGATGCGCCCGCAGGATATGTTCCGTCGCCTCGAAAAGAACATCGGCTACCCCGGCGCGGTGAACGAAGCCGCGAAGCACGGACGTGCTCCACTTATCCT